AACAATGTTTTACCTCTTCACCTTGCTTGCACACAGCAAGCCACTATTACAATGTTGGTGCATAGTGTATGCACACACTAATACACTTCCCAAATGATAACGTCTATCATTTACACATTAAATACTAATCACAATGTTAATGATTCGCATTTACAATTATGGTGGTCAAATTCACTAATAGTTGGTCAATCTCACAGTTGACCATATAGATGATAACTATTCTCATTTAACACAGGTTAAACGAGGGTATAGATTTGGGTTAAATGATAGTGATTATCAACTAGACCTGAATAAGCTTAAACCTAGACTGAATGAGGGTTACAGGGGGGCAGATATTTTGTTTACTTAGATATGGATGAGTACTGGGCGCACCCAGTTGCTTAATAGCTGTCTTGGTGAACTTAGGATTCCTCACAATCAACACTCTCAACACCACATAGGATATTCTTGTATCCTAGTATATAAAGAGGGGGGGGTATGTTCTATATCCCCAAAATAAGGGGGGAGGGTAAATTGAAGTATTAATACCCGACTAATAAATAATACTAGGAGAATTACCATAGTAATTAAAAATAATCCAACATACCAAAACTCCTGTAAGCTCTATAGTTAAATTGTAATTACAAATGTATAAAAGTATTGGTACTCTATGTTATACCGCTGTCACAGCTCGATACAGGAGCTTTAAGGAGTATATCCTATTGTGATTGTCATGTAGGTACGTTATGGTGAGGATATTCTCTATATCTGGGGTATACAAACAGCCACCCCTATTTATATTCCCCCAAAACGGGGGAGGGGTTTGTAGAAGGTATCGTAATAAATTACTAAGTAAAATAATAACAGTATCAAAATGTTATAAGTGATGCCATGTGATGATGTGTGACATAATATGTCGTGATAAGTTTACAGATATTTTACTATAGTGTACTGTGACATAATATGTCTAATAAGAAGGGTATAAATAGTGGTTTGGTGTTATAGTACAGAGAACTTTGAATTTACATAACAAAAGGTATGGTAAACATAGGAGGGAAGGTGCCTAGAAGCTGCGTAGCGAGGTTTAAATTAGTTTGGTATAAAAGTTATAGTTTATAAAAAGAAAACCCCGTCAGGGGCTTCTGAGGAGGTCTAAATAAACGGGGTGATATTCATGAGTTGATACTTTGTTGGCAGTACAATCCCTTGTCTTTCAAACCAGAATAGAATGTCACATCTATCCATTGTTAACAACCCTAACCTGTCCCACGTCAAGTATAATTTTACAAGCATTTATTATCCTGAGCATTATGATACTTTTCTAGCGTAATAGCTAACGGGATACTATCCTCAGAACCACCGCTAATCAAACCCCAGTTAGAATCTTCAGTCACAAGGTTGGAGTCAATCACTGTAGAATACATCCCCAAACTACGTTGAAATTTTAAGGCTCCTAGACAGGGTTTAGTATTATCACTATGACAAGCCCAAGTTTTACCATGAGATTGTCGCATATGTACAATCTCTAGTGGTGTTGGTAAGCAACCATAATTCTGTATTTGTGCGGACTCGTCTGTGAATGAGAAAGGACAACCACCTGTAGTACTGCATTGTTTTGTACACATTATAGAAACTCCTATTTTATACTAGCTGTTTTATTCAATTGTAAATCGGTATTTTACATTGTTTGAAGTTTCTTGGAAATCTTCAGTTACATCAATCCAACCGATACATGTATGTGTTTCTACTTTGATGATATCGTTTAGTATAACATCATCAGGCATATAACCATCAGTGTGACATTTAAAGAATACTGTTTTACTCATCCTTTGTTTAACTTGGCAATAACGTAGCTTGCAACATCTGCTTCTTCCCCCTTCACATAGGAATTACAGTGCCCATACTGTTGAGCCAAGGAGTATATGGTTTTACCAGCCAATTTCTTAATATTAATACCCAAGGTGCTTGTTTTCTTCTCATCTTTGGTTACAGAGTATACTAAATATTCTCCCATTGCAACACGGTTTGTGTAACTACCAACACAATGGTGCATCTTAGTACCTTCATTTCTTATAAGTAGTGGACTTTCCAATAGGTTAATCCTGTAGCCTTTATATTCATCCTCTTTTACAGTAATATTTTTCATGGAAGGTAATGCTTGTGGAGAGTACTTCCTAGCGTTAATCATTTCTAAATACTCTTCATGTTTTTCTTCCAGTTGTAATAGTGACCACTTGGCGGGTGTGAATTTCTTACCAACTTGTGAAGCCATACTCTGTGTGTCATTGAAGATGTTTTGTATATGGCGAATATTTTCCTCATGGTGCAGTTTATTATTACATAACCACACCCCAGCCTCTGAAAATTGAACAGGAGAATTAAACCCACGTTTCAACACTGTACTTGGAAATTGGTTGAGAATTTCTAGTCTTTCTGCCCCGCCCCTACCATCACCACCCATACGGTAGGTTTTAGCTATAAGGTTGTTCCTTGTAAAAGTATTCCTGCATAACTTCTTCCATAAGCCCTTACCTAAAGTATTCTTCAGTTCTTGGGGTGACAAGCCTAATAAAAAACTAATAGGTATTATGTTATCTATCTCATCATTTTGTATTTCTTTTATAATTGGTAATTGTGTGTGCAGCTTCTCCATTAGGGATGGGTTAGGCTTTCCATTAAACATAAAGCATAACCTTTTAGATAGCTCCCTTACAGGGTCAATCCACTGTTGAGTCTTAATGGCATTATGTACTTTCATGAACGCTGAGGGTGTAATCTTATATTGGCTTGTAAACTTCTTGTAGTGTTGACCATTAGGTTCCCAAGAAAAACCAAACTTGTTGATAACTTCTTCTGGGTTGTTCATCATATTATAACCTTTGAAAGATAACCCCTCAAAAGTAAAACTCCGATCATGATCATCACGTACAAAACGATCCACTAAAACAGTTTTCATAAGTATCTCCTTAAATTAAGTAAAACATCACTACTGCTAAGATTACCCAGCAAGTTATGTCAACAATCTTAACCCAAGAAGGGGAGTGTGTCCAGCGGTATTTTACTTTCTTTATAAATTTATTCATTAGTACCCTCCATGTCACTTAAAGTTAATAACACTATTACAAGTACTACCATGTCACCTAAAAAATTATTAATATATCATTCTCTCATCCAACAACACCTCCAACTATTCAATTAATTCCTGTGCACTATCCTTTGTTAACACTAAAGTAACAGTACCTTTCTTATCCATAAGCCATGATTCAATAATCTCATCGAAATTATCTAGTGTAATTGTATCCATTTATTTCTCCTGTTATAAGATGGACAACAAAATTACGTTATAAATTAAGATGGGAATTTGGTGGTGTATATTTTATGTAAAACAACACATAGTAGGTATAAACACACAAACGTGATTATTAATGGTATAGGCATTAATAAAAAGGAGCCTAAGAGTACAGGTACCATAGGGAAGAGTGTAACTAATATAAACGCAGCCAAACACTCACCCCACTGAGTTTCATTACTCCACTTAGGTATTACAAATATCCCAATAAATAAAAATACCCATAAACCTAAGATTGATAACAATAAGTCCACATCCCTTCCCCTCCAAAACCAATCAAGAAACATTATTTCACTCATCCTAAACCTCCTTAAATTCTACTTGGTGATGAGTGAAATCTCCATCCCCCGAAGCGTGGATCTCCCACACAACTCCATGCTCATCTTCACCTTCAGCATAGTACCATCAACCCTGTGTATATTCAAGGATGTGTTGTGATTTTCAACCCAACCCTACATGGTAATATTATTGTTTGCATGAGGTGTATCTGTTTCCCAGTAGTATGTTTTCATCAACCACCCCTTATTTAACACTAACCCATTTAATGCTGCGAACCTCTTTAGGTTCCACTTCTACCATATCATCAAAAGATTGCCATGAGAATCCAGCATCTTCCCAACTATTATCACCAGAGTATGTACAGACGTCAAACATGAAATGCCGTAGTGTATTGCCATCCATAATTTCAATTACACGAGATTCATCTACACGCCACCGATGTTCAACCGAATCGCCTTGCCATTTAGCTGGGAAACATTCTAACAGTGTCTCTCTTAGTCCATCAATAGACACATCATAACCTTTCTCAATATTATATTCAATCAATAATTGTGCAAGTGTTTTCTTCATGTTACTCTCCTCTGATATTAATATCATCAATTTTGTTGTAAGTACAACCTAGTCCACCACAAGAAGTACATTCTTCTACAGGAGTGTTGATAACTCCCATAAGATGGTCTAAATATAACTTCATATTTTCAACTAAATCTGCAAGACTGTTACCTTTAAACCCTTCAATAGGTGTGTAGTTCTGATACTTCTTACTTGGACACATTTCAAATATTTCTACTTCTTTGGTGCTAATTGTTTGTGTTTTGAATTGTGGTTTAGCATAACTACGTCCGTTACTTTTTGTAATCTCTGTACTCTTAGTGAAAGGTTTAATGTGTATTACCTTCTTAACGGTAAGGCAAAAGTCGTAGTCAGATGTAAGCCTTGCATGTTTAGGGTTAATATTTTCCTTGATATAATTACGTACAATGTTGTATGTAGTATCTTGTGTGATATAACATGGTCGGTTGTGTAGTACTATATCAGGCGTAAGTAATTCCTCAAGTTCGTAGTAGTGTGTTATAGAGGTAAGGCTTTGCTCCATCACTTTAGGTGTCCAAGAGCTTCCGTTAGATACACGAATCTTCATATCCTTATAGTTATTCTCTACTAAGGCATATTCAATGTGACCTTTGTAATCTACTTCAAATTCCACATCAACCTCAATATTAGGTAAGCGCTCTTGTACACGTTTATATAGCCCACGATAAGCATAATACTTACTACCTTGACCGATATACCATTCACAGTCATCTTCAAACTCATCAGCTTCAGTAGGTGTCAATACTTTAGGAATAACACCATCGATATGTGTGGAGTCATCAAGTAACTTCCAAGAAGCTTCGCCATACCCACCAGATTGGTTCTTTTTGACAGATGTAATTTTATCTTCACCTTTCAAGAAATACCAACCACTTTTATGTTCACTATCTACAGGTTGTCCACCATTCACCAAAATACCACTGTAAATAGAAACTCGTTGTTTATTGTAGTCACGTTGATTGTTTGCGTAATAAAGACCTTTATCTGTATTATATGCGACAATACTTAATTTATTTGTTGTCATAAAACCTCCTATTTAATATATGCTGATTATTTCATATGTTGAAACTGGTGTCAACTATTTATATTTATTGTTTTGGAAATCTTCTTCTAGGCACTCAGATAGATTCACATCTGTGGTTATAATAAAGTTCCTATGTCCAAAGTGGTTATCACCATCTAGTGTTTTCATCCAATACTCAAAATCACATCGTCCTTGCATAACAGCAATTCCTTCATATGAAGTACCTCTGCAATACCAGTACCTAACAACATGACCTACTTTTAATGGTTCTTTACCATCCCATCTGATTCTCTCAGTAAGCATTATCTACTCCCATTTATTGTATTTCATTACACCCAAACACTATCACCTATTTTAATACTCATATGTAAAATTCTCCTTATAATCCCATACACCTGTGGACATTATCTACCATAAAATCTTAACAGTTTAGATACTTCACCAAGACAGTCACACTCATCAAGCTCGTCTAAGAGGTTTGACTTTTCCTTCTGAATACGTCTGACCTTTAATTGAAGTTCATAAACTTCTTCATGACTTTGTGGGTCATAATCTTTTTCCTTTTTGGCATCTCTGTAACCTAATTCAAATATTTTTAATATCATATCATCTAAATCTTCCGTATCATCTTTAAATTTCATAATAAATCTCCTACACTTCGCATGATTTGGAAGTCACTTGTTGTGTTTTGGTTAAAAGGTACTTCCTTAGTTACCCAAGGGTGTACCATAGACATGAATCTATTCCAATCCCACACTTCATTACCTTCCAGACTTACGTTACCATTATATTTAAGGGTATCGACTATAGGTTTTATCTTGATATTGATAAAATCTAGTAGATTAGCTATATCTATAGTATGAGATTGTATCTTATAAATTAAAGGGATATGAATTACCTTTATAGTTTGACCATTTTTAGTATAGGGGTATTCCCCTTGTTCTTTACTGAACTCATCTATTAACCATTTAATTTTAGGCGTTACTGTTAAATTAGTTTTCAAATTAATATACCCCTTTAAATTTACTTATACTACACCACTTCGACCACAATTAGTAATTCACACACTACAGTCATCTTTGTACCAGACTTACTAATAATAGCCACCATAAGACTTGCACAGTTTAGTAGCTGTGTTGTGGTCAGATGTGGTTACTCCTCTAGAAGCTCCGTTAGAGGTTAGAGGTAATAATCCAATAAATAACATTAATACTAATTTGTACATAAGAATTTCTCCATTCGTTCTACGTTATATTGATGGTAGAGATTAATGATTTCAACATTATTTGCTATACCTAATTTTACTGCAGTTCCTGTACCACCCTTAACGTTATCACCAATACCTGTAGGTTTAGCCCAACATAGTACGAATTTGCTCGGAGTACTTAAATCTTTACCTAAGATTTGGAATACATTACGTGTATGGAGTGTCTTAGCACCACGAGAGCAAGCGTCCCAGTTAGGGTGTAAGGACTCAGCGCGCGCTGCAGCTTCATTGAAGGTGAGTAATCTAGATGCGTTTATATATCCTCTATTATTACTCGACTTACCATTGAAACCTTCCCAAGGTAAGTATATTTCCATACTACCACATAATTTATCTAGGCAACCATCTTCTGCTGATTGGTCTGCACCGTTAGCTCCACCAGAACGCACAGTCCAATGAACCCCTGCAAGTTTACTGGCAATGTGTGTCATTAAGGTTAATATTTCAAGTGGAGTCTCACGACTCCCGATCATTGTGTAGTATTTCCTAGAATGTGGTGTGCAAGTTAAATCAGCCACTAGTATCTCCTTAAATTTCAATTAAATTATTTTCGAACCAATCTCCTAAATGAGAACTAATTCGCCATTCATTACACTTACTTAAATAAAACCACCACATATTCTCGTGTACCATGTAGTACCTACTACCCTCTGCATAATAGTGTGTTGAACCTTCAGGTATTTGCATATATTACCCCTTAGAATAAATTAATATTGTGTCTTTCTAACACTCTTTGTACTGTACTCTGTTTCCAACTACCCCTTCCAGATGGTGTAGGGATATTAGCATCATTTAAGAAAGTTGCAACCTTTTGTTGGGTGGGACGTTTACCTAGGTATTTTAATGCTTTTTTAATCTCAGGTACTACATACATACTTTTTTCCAATGCAGCTTGTTTCCTCTCAGCAATAATTTTATCAATATTCTTAGTCCCGTTACCAGAGTTCATACCATAGTTTGGTGAAGCTCTACCGCTAAGTATACCTTTAGCTTTGGCTGCTGCACAACCACGTTTAGTACGGTCTCGGATAGACGCACGTTCTTCCTCTGCTAATGCAGCATATATGTGTAACTGTAGGTTTTCTGCACTGGGCATAAGCGCTACTTTAAACTTAACAGAACCTTCCATATAGAGTGCAATTTGCGACACCCTACGACTCAACCTGTCAAGCTTTGCCACAACTAGGGTAGCACCTTCTTTCTCACATAGAGCTATAGCTTTGTTTAGTTCTAACTTTTTATCAGCACCACCTGAAATGAATTCAGAAAAGTCACCTATGATTTCATAACTATCTAAAGTATTCAGGTAATAGTTGATATCGGCAAGTTGTGAATCCAAACCATGTTGGTTTTTGGTTTTATCTTCTTTACTCAAACGCCTGTATAATACTACTTTCATGGTAACTCCATATAAAAACCCAGTGACTTAATATAAGGTTACTGGGTTTATAATGTCAATATTTATTTTAATAATTTCCAGCTAGGAAAATTACCCAGCTTATAATATAAACCATAGCGACATTCTCAAATGTCCATTGCCTCTTAATACTATCCAATACTTTGGTGTTGAACCAAAGAGATAATAATATTAGTTCAAAACCTAACATGTTCCACCAGATGTAATCCACAGGTGGCATAAACCAATCTGTTATAGTCTGAAATTGTAATATGTTAAGTCCTAGGAAGCCTACAGCTTGTATTGTTACTATGTATCTGACCAGTGGAGATTCTTTAAGTAACCTACCTGTAATTATTAAGGTAAGAAGCTCATGTACAGCTTGCATCATGAACCACTCACTACCAGAAAGATAATACTCCTTAAAGAATCCAGTTATCATCCAACTAACAGAGAACCAGAATGCAAATTTACGAAACATCATATTAGGGTGAAATATGATAGTAACGATTATAAGTATTTTGTAAATAACAGCCCAGTTCTCTATGGGGAGGATGAAGAACATTAGAATAATTTCTTATCTGGTGGTGTACCACTTCCAGCACGAGGAGTAAGGGTACCACCATTTGTAGGTACTTTAGCTCCCTCCATAGTAGATAACATTGAAGCCACCATATCCTCGTAATATTCAGTCCCAAAAAGTGTTACAGTTTTACGTTTAGCAGAGGTAACTTTGTATATAGTCTGCTTCTCTAAGGTGATTAATTTGGTGGTATGTTCTAGTTCGTCAGCACTATATACTTTAAAACCACAACCAACATCTACACACTCTAGGTATTTGCGGTTATGAACCGAATATTGCTCATAACCGCACATTTCAACATAAACCTGAATAGTCTCCTCATCCAAACCTTCCAGTAGAATAGCAGTATTCTTCATATCAATAATTTCATTTGGCATAATTGTTTCCTCTTGTGTAGTTGTTAATCCTAAATGTTCATCAAGTTGGTCAATATTTTCAATACTAATATAAAACGGTTTAACACTCATGGTTCTATTCTCCTTTAGTTTAAATTAGTGATAATTATAGCGAAGTCAACTTCATCGGTCAAGGTGTATTCCTGACTATTTTCAATATCATCACATAAATCCGTCAACCCTGTAGATAATGCGCCAGTGTATACTGTTTTGTAATATTGTTCTTGGATAAAACTTGATTCCATTGTAGCTCCTTTATCATTATTCTTGGGGTTCTCCTGCAGAATTACAATTACGTTCTTCTTCGGCAACAGGTTTGGTAGGGACACCAGCTTCTGATAACTCTTCATATGAGAAAGTAATCCATTTACCAATCAAACCTCTCATTGTTTCATAATCACGTTCATATCGCTTACCATCCCTACGTTCAACCTTCATTTTACACTTAAACGTTACGTTGTCAAGGGAATCCGAAGATCTGCAATGTAATAACCCTTCACCATTCTTATCTGATGTCACATCAATAACTAAACTTTCACCATCATATCTTGGTTTATCCTTTTGAGTATTAGAGGAACGTTTACCAAACTCATAGACACCTAAAGGATCACCATGAACTAAACCTTCGTAACCCAATGTAGTATACTTATCACGTAGTTGTAAGCGTTCCGCTGTGGAATGAGTAGTGAAACTTTCAACAATTTCAATACTATTATTAAGGTTTAATTCGTCAAGTTTATGTTGTAAGTCCTTAACAGCCTCGAGTCTAATATTATATTCTGTTTTATCCATCACAGGAATATCAAATACAAATAACTTTAACTTTGGAGCATCTTCATTAGGGTTATATCCTAAGTATTCTACAGCACTTATACAATTACTAAATTTAACTATATCTCCCACCTTCTTCGCGCGTTCATTTGCAATCTTGATAATTTCTTTGTTGGTCTTGCTAGGTTTCAACCAAGCTGAACGTATACGTTGTAATGGTAATCCATGTGCATACACTTCACAATCCATATTAGCTAAATCTAAATCATTTAACACTTCCACTGCATTTTTAATATGAGGTACATTAATATTCTCAACACGACCAATCTTAGAACGTAATACCCCATCAATAATACAAGCACGACTGCCGTTGTACTTCACTGTAGAAATACAAGTATTAGGTAACTTGTGTGAGTGATCTTTATAATTCTGTACCTTACGAGGTTCTAAGCACACCTCAGACGCACTCATAGCTTCTTGCTGAGATAATTTATAGTGTTTGTTATCAATCTGCGCTTTATACATTGCTACAAGCTCAATCACAGCCTGCATATTATCAGATGTTTCATTACTGCGACCTTGATTCTTACCAGAAGCTGAATATTCCTTGATTTGCATCTTCCCGCCAATATCGCCCCATGAACAGAACACCTTTTCATCTTCTGTCCAACCTGACCAAACCTGAGTCTTTCCAGTAGACTGGCTCACTTTATATAATTCTTGTTTCTGTTCAAACATTATTCATTACCCTCCATAATCCAAGCCTCTACACTTTCCATAGTAAACTCGCCATCAAATACTTTTTGAGTCTTATCACGACATTTAACCCATAACTCCGTGTCAGAGGTTTTAACCTTTGTACCACTTTCATCTTGCTGGATAACACTACAAGCTATCATCCAACCATTCTTACGTGCCAGTATCGCCATTATATAACTCCCCCTTGTCTTAATCCTTGCTCATAACCACACTCAAATTCGTATTCACTTTCAATAGAACTTTCCTCTTGTCCAGCATCGAAACCTAATGTGTACTTATTGTTTAGTTCCATATCCACTATTTTATCTAAATAAAACCAATCCTCTGGGGTACTTATAACAACTTCCCCAAGTGATCCGTACTTTAACACTTCATCTAGTGTTTGTAAATCTTTAATGTTCATAAATAAAACCTCCTTAAAATAAAACCCACAACATTTACGTTATGGGTTTAGTATAGTGTTACTAATTTTAAATTGCAACTACTATTTTAAATTAATTTGCAAGACTATCAATAATCTTAATTCTTAACTTCTCAATACCGATATTGTGAGCATACTTGATATCAAGCTGGTCTGCAATACTAAACAGGTACAGAGGATCTTTGGTATTAAGAATCTTATCCTCATCAATGTCGTAGTATGTATCAACTTCATCTTCATTGTCAACAAATACATCACCCTTACCAAATAAAGTATCAAGGATATCATCTTTTGACATATTGGCTAATTGCTCACGGGAGAATGGTTCAGGTTCTTCATCGAAACCTTCTACCTGTATTTCACCACCAGTGAAAGGGTCAAGTTTTATAGCTACTTCTATCGCAGTCACGCCATCAGCACCTGCATGAACAGCACCTGCTGCATAATCCCCCCCGCTACCCATAAATACAGGTTGTTTGACTTCGTAGTAGTCATCACATCCTTCAAACAACATCACTGTACCGTCAGGATATAATACAGCACCCATGAAGTCATCGTCAACCATTTTCTCTGGCATACCAATATTTACGTGTGGAAATACTTCTTGTGCGTGACTTGCGTCTAGTGTGTCAATAACAAAGTCACGGAACTTGAGGCAATGACTCCAACGCCCACACCCTACAATAATTGCGTTGCCTACATTAGTAATCTTCTTTACATCGTAAGAAGTAATACGTCCTGCAGTAGACTGACCATCTGCGTACACCTTGTTATCATGAATTACTACTGTTGTCATACTCTCTCCTTAAATTAAATCACGAGGGTTTGTTTACATACACTTTGAACACATCCTTGTGTTATTATTATTTACTCTTCTTCATATAACTCAACAATTCTACGAGATAAAGCAGAACGCATATTCTCATCTGCGTATAATCTTACAAACCCCATTGTTGGTTCTGTACTGATTAACTCACCATCTTCATCTTCTTTTGTAATTTTATTCACAAAATCACTGAAACCATCTTTTCGTTTCTTAGTAGAATATTGTTGAAATTTATCTCCTAGTAGACAAACCCTACTACCTTTCCCACAACGTTCCAATAATAGTTTTACAGTTTGTGGAGATAAAAACTGACTCTCATCAATAATAATCAAACTATCATCTAGTGTCTGCCCTGCAATAAAGTTAGGTATTGTAAATACAATGCGCTCAGCCTTTTCTTCCATTTCAAGTTTACCTTTAGACATGAAGGTGTGAAAAATAGATTTCATAGCAACCCAATGCATAAAAAGCTTCTCATCTGCGGTTCCTTTCAAGGCTCCCAAGTCATCATCCCCTACTTGAGACGGTGTTTTAATGAATACAATACGTTTATAGCAGCCGCGCTTAAGGTCATTCAGTCCCTGCCAAATAGCTGTAGTACTCTTACCAGTACCTGAACTACCTTGAACTGCTGTGAGTTCATTAACACACATACTATGTATAATCTCTTTCTGACCTTCCGTAGGTTTGAACCAACCCAGCTTATAATCCTCAGATGCTGCAGCTCGTTCACTCATCACCAAGTCATTACCTTGTTTTGCACGAGATTCGTGTCTATCTAATTTAGCAGCTTTGTTTCTTTTACCTTTACGATTAACATGGCGTTCTTGTGTCATGGTTACTCTCCTCTGGTATTAACATTTTTAGATGAATTAATTTCTAATATTATAAAACAATAGGCCGCCATTATTAAACACAAAATTGCTTGTTCCCCATTTGTAGTATTACCTTGAGGTATCATATTTAGGTGTTCATATGCAATGCTTGCCCCTAAGCTAAATATACCAATCAGCGTGTGAACAATTTCCCAAAACTTATTCATATTTCCTCCACATATTTAAAGTTCAAACGGTTTTCACACCATCCCACATAAAAATTTTCATCTTTATCATTAGCACCTTCATTCAACGCACACTGTCGGTAGTGTTGATGTTGGCAACAGTTAAGGTTGTTATACAACATAACTTCTCCACTACTACCTCGTTTACCTAGGAAAGCTTCGAGGGCGCTAATAGTCTTACTACCTATTTTACCATCGGCAATAATATCCTTATAATCTACTTCCCTACGATTACACAGGTTAAGTTCTTCTTGTAGCCACTTACTTGGACGACTTGTACCTACATTAACCGAGGTGTCAAACAATTCCTGCGCCACCATCTGAGACACTTCGGCAACTAAGTTAAACTTTGGTACCATGAAATATTCATGTGCATACAAGTCCTGTGCGAAGGCTAGTGGTAGTGTTTTCATATTACCATCCCACTGGTACAGGTGGAAGTAATCCTTGTATTTAAGAGTAGCTTTCTCAGTCACACCATAGCGGGTTTTACCACCAGAGTCATTCTTATCGTCTGTATACTTATCACCACCTTCGTGCTTAATTGTAGTCTCAATAAAAGTCTTTACGAACTGAGGTGAATTATTATAACTGTTTAACATTATACCTCCTTATAACATATATTAATTAATGTAAACTTCCTTATCTTTAAACCAAGATTTGTGGTAAGTTTTAATAACATTGTTATCATTCATTACCTGATAGCAATCTAGAGTCTCAGATAGTACTTCATACCGTTTACCTTGTGTAAGGTTTTCCATTAAAACCTCCATCATATCACCTGATGTATCAGCAATAACAGTTGTTTTATATTCCATAAATCCCTCTTTTGTTTATTGATATTAAATGTTAAGTGTAGAGTATAACACACCCTTGTGTCAAGTGTATTATTAACTGTTATCAGAAATGAACTTGGTACAATCCCCTTTATAGTTACCACCTACATCGAACACCTGTGGGACAGTAGTTAGACCAAGGGATAGAAGATACTCTTTTTCCTCTTGTGTTACCTGAATTTCCCTATACAACATACCTTTCTTCAACATGAAAGCTTTAACCTTGACGCAGTAGGGGCAATCAGGTTTAGAGTACACTACATAATTCTCATCTTCTGTATATTCACCAAAAAATCCAGCAAATATATCATCAGAAAAATCTACATTAGATACATCCTTACTTACAGAACTCACCATGTAGTTTGTGGCATCTGATTCCATGTTGGCATTTTGTTGGCTGTTTAAATCCATCCAGTCGTTCTCGAACCAAGGTAAAGGACATGTATTAGTCCGTCTAAACTTAGGTTGTAATTCCAGTACGTCAAAAACTTCTTGTGCATTGTATCTAACCCAGTCATTCAATATACCTTCATTCATTCCTACCAAGTTACGTCCAGAGGAGAATAAATACTTATTCCATGATAATTCTTGGTCCACAACACCATGCACAATGTTAGTCAGTTCTGTGTTATATTGGATGAAGTACTTTTCCCACTCAGGGTCTTTCATCATAACGTCTTGTAATACATAACGACCAGCTTCGTAGTGGATCATTTCGTCCATTAAAATTTTCTGAACCAGTCTAGCACCACCTATAAAATACTCCTGTTGGGCTAATGCAAATGTACAACTGAAACTAGACATGAAGCTGATACGCTCTAGTGCATATATTGCAACCACACCTTTGAGGACGTATGGTCTACACTCTGCTTCTGTGGCAAGCCCAAGGGTGTATTTAGCCCCATATTCTTTAAGGTCACTAAGTGCCTTACCTACTACAGAACTACGTTCCAGTACCTTCTGATTCTCAAACACCATATCAAAAACTTCTTGTGGGTCTGAAATACATTGACGAACTATATTAGAGTAAGTGTTGCTGTGTAAATTTTCATTCTCTCCAATACGTGCCAACAGGTGACCATATTCACTGTTAGTTACAAAAGGCGCTAATAATGTAGGTATGGAAGTTGCAATGCTATCCAAACTCCATTGGTATGCTAGGTTTAATAGCATAAGTTCTCTGGTGTTTTTATCACAGCGTAATAAGTCCATACGTGTTTCTGTTAAGTCTACATCGTTCTCGGACCAATCTAATTGTTTAAGTTTCTCCATCAACTCATACAAATATGGGTAAGGTTGGTTCACACTATCATAAAGACTTGGTTCTTCTCCGAAGAACAATGGGTACTTTCCTGTAATATGCGAGGTAGATTTCTCGTTAAATACTGTAATCTTTGTCAATTATTTAATACTCCTATTAAGTGCACTTCCCTGTGTCGTATCCTATTCTTATCTTATTATAAAGTGCAACCACCACCATCACAACCTACATCTACTACTTCCTCAACCTTTACTGATGTAGTAGAACCTGAATTAGTTTTACTGTTCACATAATACCTAGTTTTCATCCCCAGCATTGTCATATACATCCAGTTTTTAAGTAATTCAACACCCGTTATATCCCTTTTTGTGAAGTCTAAATACTCATCTGCTGATATAGATTGGTCTGTTGTAGCTTGAATACAAGCGTACACTTCAATCATATCCTTAGCTGGAATATCATAGGCTAGCTCATAATATTGCTCATGTGTGTCAGCATTTGGTGCCAAGAACCTAGTCTTCTTTTTCCCGTTAGTCTTCACCACTTTAATACTACGGGCAGGCAGTATGCTATTGGTGCCATTGGTTGCAATCGATGAACTTTCATTTGGCATATAATTGGTTGTTACACTAAATCTCACACCATACAAGAGAACATCTTTACGTAAATCTTCCCAGTTCTGAACCAGTCCTTGTTTGACTACTTTAAACACGTTAGGGTTCATAGTATCTATAGGTAACCAACCATCTTTCCATTTAGTTTTGTACATCCAGTCACATTGCCCACGTTCTTTAGCTAACCTGACAGAGGCTTTAATCATACTGAATGCATGTAACTCCGCTAACCTATGAATGTATTGTTTACCCTCTAACGAAGAGTATTTTAATTTCTTCTCAGCCATATGTCCAGCTAAATCTGTAATACCCACTCCGATATTACGTCTAGCTTGAGCTGAATACTTCAGTGCTGGAAATGGATAATCCATTATATCTATCACATTGTCTATACTTAAGGCAGCGTAATATGCAACATCTTCCCATTCACTCTCTGAAACCCTACGTGCAACGATAGCTGACAAGCTACATAAACCAATCTCAGGAATACTCCCATCTTTATTGACTGGTTGTGTTTCATTTAGTTGGTATACATTATCGAAACCTACAGTAGGGAACGCTGTTTCCTGACCATTTTATCCTAATTTTCATTAGGTGCGGATCATATCATCTCCCGTTCGGGGAGTCGGACGCTTTTTCACCCAGTGACTAAACTGTGCTACTTCCTGTTATTAAGCTTATTCGCATAAGCTCAGGTGATCTCTGAACCTTCCTACTCCGTAGGCTTGGCTGCTGATTGCCATCATCTTTACATGTTAAGGTTTCCAGCAATTCATCCAATTATTCGACTTGTATTCCTACAAGAAGCTGCATCAGTTTACAGATTAGAACTATAAATTTTATTTAAGTGTGGTGTATGCCTATTAAGCTCATCAGTACGGTGTAAGTAAATCTGACCACTCTCTTGTCCTTGAATCAAAGCTTCCATTATAACCTTTCGGGCACTAATATATGTCTTAGGTTTAATAGATTTTTCGTACTCGTGGTACAATGTATCGAACACTGATTGATCTGCTAAATACATAGCTTCATACAATTCTGGAGCGTTCTGATAACTGACTAGCATCCACTGTTCATCATTATAAACTTTTTGTGCAAATAACTTATTACTACCAAAAGAGTAATGTATGCCATCAACCCTTACCTTTGCCGCAGTTTTCTTACTCTTCCATGTTAATATATCCATAATCTCAGGGTCGAGGCAGTTAACGTGCATAGTAGCTGAACCCCCTCTACTATTCTGTAAGTTAGCAGCAACTGCACTTTCAGTCATTTTATAGTAAGGACGTTTACCTTGGTGGATAGTAGTACCACCTCGTACACCATCCCCCTTACTGCGGGTCTTAAGGTGAGAACCAATACCTGCTGAAGCACAGGTTAGCATATATGCTATGTGGTCACCAGCCGATAACGAATCTACAGTATCAAAAGTTGTAAACGTAGCGCAACTGGCGTATGACCTACTGGGAGTTCTAAGGTTAGTCATAAAAGGCGTCGGTGCACAAATCTTCTTATCACTTAAATAAGTGTAATATTTAATTACATCATCTAATCTTCTGTGTTTTGGCATACCCTTCATATTTGCCATAGCCATCCCCATGTACATGAATTGGGGTGACTCTAGTGCAATATCTTTTACTCTATTTCGGATAATATATTTGTCATTGATCTGTTTAATCTCTGGGTAAGAAGATTTCAAATCTTTAGAATGGTCTATTACCTCCTCAAGCTTATTAAATTCTTCTTCTGAGTATCCTAAAGATTCCCAGTACCCTAATGCTACCATAGTATCATGGTGGTGTTTCAAGGTTGGAATCTTTTTGAAACCACCAAAAGCTTCTTTATAGATGATACCTGCTAACACCCTACCTGCTAACATGAAGTGCTTCTCATCAAATTCTTCGACACATGCATCAATTATAGCTTTATCAATATCTCGTGTGGTGCAATTATTACTTAGTAACTTTAATGCTTTGAATGAAATGTCACTCCAATTCACTTTTCTTGCTGCAGCCCATCTCATCTTCTTATTGAACTTTTCTGCGTCAAAAGGTACAGGTGTCCCATCACTCTTAATTACTGTGGTAATACTCAATCATTCTACTCCTCTATTAGTATACATTCTCTGTGTCAAATTCAGACCATTTATCTTCGAATCCTGCTTCATCCCACATTGCATTCCCAATATGTTCATTCTGTAATTTGAGCCGCCATTCTACACCAGTATACCCCAGCAGTTCGTGGAGTTCTACACTGGACGTATCTTGCCATTTATCTTCTGGTAAGCCAATCTCTTGTGCAAAACTTCCTTGGTACTGTTGTGGTGTGAGTACCACTTTATTCTCTACATGAATCAAATACTGTCTCCTGTTATTATTGTTGAGTAGGGATTATAGTGGATTATGCCCTCCAACACAACCACTATTTGTATTAATTTATGGAAACTAAATCCAACAGAGTATAGGTTCTCCTTCATAACCCCGTTGTACGTGTAGCCAGCAATATGCTGTAGCATTAGGACTAGCCTCGTATTCTACACCTTTAGGACAACTCACTCTCTTACCAAACACATACACTTTTTTCAAAGGCCATTCTTTGCTCTTGAACTTGTTAGCACGTTTTATACTCTCTAGTGTGTTGAGTCTGTTAAATATAAATAAATCATCACACCACAATAAACTTTGTTCAATGAACTCATATGTTAAGGTAAATGGTGGGTTGAAAACCATCACGTGGTTTCTATCCAAAGTCTTAGGTGTTGCATTTAGGAAATCTCCATACTCGACACAATCAAGATGTTCTGCATAACTATCACCATAATTAACTAAGTCAAACCCATGTACTGTTTTACCTTTATCTTTGAAGAACCTCGTGATATCCCCTAAACCGAAACTGTTGTCCACCACTGTGGTAGCACGTTTAAGTTCCTGTGGTGCGTTATCCCATAACAACTGTAAAGACTCTTTAGAGGTGGTGTACAGGTCGTTAGAGTGTGCATCTTTATTACGTTTAGTGTTTGCAGTCGCCAAACAATCTCCTCCTTATGGTCTAACAATATTGCGAATTGGTTTCTCTGGGTCAACACGTTTATCTAGTGCAGCCATTCCATCTTCATAGAACTTCTTAATACCTACTTTATTGATATTCATCATAACACTACTATCTAATCCTGCTAATGTCAATATCTCATTTTCAATATAAACACGTTCCATGAAGTGTGTACGATTCTTATCAAATATAACATTACCATATTCATCTTGGTGTGACACTTCTTTACGCACTCTACCATTGAAGATACAGGTGGTGTGAGTCATATAAGGTCTGTCTTTATTTCGAATAATAACATTATCATATTTTGCATAACCATTACCACAACTATCTACTTGGAAACCTAACATAAATAATACTCGTGGTATGTTAGTATCACCGTTTGAGTACGTCAGGTACTGTGGCATAAGACTAGCTACATGGTTTACCACTTCAATAGATACCGAACATGGTGACGCACCCTTGTCTTTCATATGTTTAAAATAACTCAATATTAATACTCCTAAATTACCACTTTAGTGGTTTATAATTATTTACGTTTCCAGACTGATACTGACACCATATTTTCTACCAAATACTTATCCGACACTCTCTCCCATCCACCTTCATATAAGAAGCCCATATCAAAGTAAGTGTCTGCTTCTGGGAAAATATCTTCCACTGTTGTCCAGTGAATTTCATCTACATAAGGCAATAGTTGTTGGTAGACAGAAGCCCCACCAATAACCCATGTATCAGCTTCTTTTCTGGTGTAAGATTCTCTAATTTTTATAAAATTCTCTATAAACTTTAGATTAACCTTATATAAGGTATCTGATACATATACACTTGGTAGTTTTATATTACCCATAGTATATGTACATAACGACTCTCTTGTAAGTACTAAGTTATATCTATCAGGTAAACCACCTTTAAACGGAAGGCTTTTAAAAGTTGTGTTGCCCATTATTACAGGACACCCTAGAGTTTTATCCTTGAAATACTGCAAATCTTCTTTGATATACCCCCAAGGGAGTTTACCAGCCTGACCAATTTCGAAGTTAGCGCCAGTGGCAATTATCATCTTTATACTCATATTACATCCCCGTAGACGGCAGTAATTGCCATTTAATAATTGGAGGCATTTCAAACCAACTCCTATCTACATAACAATCTTTGTCCACACCATCTTCTTTTGTTGCCCAGAAGAATATATCCCAGTAGGGTTGTGCGTGGTCAACAAGAGCTAAGAACACCTCACCATCTTTTGGTGGTTTAATTTTACTGATTGTCATGGTTACTCTCCTATTCACTAAACGGAAAATCTATCCTATCATGAGACTGATATCCATACAACATAAACTTATCCATGTTTTTTAGATTCATGATATCTTCCCAAGTCTGGATAGAATCACAAACTTCTATTTCTGGCTTACAATCTATAGGCTCTCTATTCAACTGTAATCGTAGTAAATCAACTTGGTCTTCATACACATGAGGTTGATTAATAACATGTGTAACCTTACCAGCTTTATGCCCAGTAATTCTAGCCATCAAATATAACATAATCCAGCACTGAGGAATATTTGACACTAATCCTAATGGTACATCACATGAGCGTTGTGTTGCAGTCATTGATAAGATACCACCAAGTAAGTTGAATTGCACACTGTGTAAGCATGGTCTTAGGCATCCTTCACTAAATTGGTCAGGTTTCCAGTAAGTAATAATTTCACCTCTGTCATCAATACCATTACTAAGATTATTATATACCTTTTCAAACTGGTTAACACCACCAAAGTTGTGACCAAAATAACCGTAAACATTACCCATATCCCCATCACCTTTACGGTTAGGGTTATTAAGCCATGACGTATTTTTGTTACTATTTGCTAACCACGTTGCGCAACCTAATTTAACAAAATCATTTGCATTAGTCAAACCTTGCCAGTAGCCAATCACTTCAGCAATAGCCATTTTGTAGAACGCTTTACGTGTAGTGATTAGGGGGAATTCTCCAGCACCTACATCATATTGGAATATAGTGGTTTCTGTTGACAGACAACGTTTACCTGTTCTGCTGTTATTAATCCACACACCTTTGGTTAATAATTTATTACATAAGTCTAAGTACTGCTGCTCATAATGTAAACTTGTCAAACACCCTCCTTATAAACTCTGTAATTTATCCCAAGTTTCTTGTGCTTCCTTTAACTTCTGCTGTGCTTCTGATATTAATTTAGCCTTAGCTGAGATAGTTGGTTTGACTCGGTATGAGAAAATATCTGTCCAAAGAGGATTATATTCATTGTACCACTTATCACCAAAATACTCTCTACGTTCAATCTCAGCACCATCAACCCAAGCACATAACAAATCTTTCTTAGTTTGATTGTCCAACTCACCAAAAGGTTTGGTAATCTTAGTAAGGTCGGTTTTTAAAGGTTTAACATTATCTAAATGAAAGAAAGATTTTCCACCAAACTCAGAACAAGATCCTGATACCAATACAAACAGTGGTGTATGTGAATTATCATCTTCTAATAATCTAATAACACTACAATAATTAAAGAAGCGCGAATCAGTGACTACAACTTCAAATAAATCTCCAACTTTATATCCTAACTTCTCACATGGTGTCATAATAAACCTCCTTAAATAAAACTACTGATAAACTGGATGCATTTAAACATCAACCATCCAATTGCACTCATCATTACAATTAAGATTTGTGACTTGAATTCACGAACCTGCATATCCTTGTTAGTAGCAACACATACTAACAGGAATATATAGAATGTCAACAATACTTGGATATCAATTACCATTTATTTCTCCTTGGTATCAGTTGTAATATTAAGTGCCTCACACAATTCCTGTATAATACGAAATAATGCATCGGCCTCAAGTTCAATAGTTTCACCACCTACCTCTCCTAAGACGAAAGTATTATCACTGATTGTAGTATCAATGTCAACTATATTTTGAAAACAATTATATTTATTTAATAATGATGTTACGAAATTACGTGTTTCTAAGTTCATATTTAGTCCTCTACCTTATTACCACCGATATCCAAATATTCATTAGCCCAATCTAAGGCTAAATTGTGTATATCTTCCTCAGTAAGAATATCACAGTCCTCTTGAGAGAAACCCCAATCTTCAATTAAGTCAATAACCTCCCTACGACAAGAGTGTATATTATTTCCGTTGTCACACCATACTTCAATCTTCATTTGTTTCTTCCCCTCCACTTAGTGCCATTCTTTAGTGTTACCATAACCCTCTTCCCGTTAGGGTATGTCACTACATGCGAGTGTGACCATGAACTTCCGCCAACAGCATTATACCCCATATTGAGTTTACCTGACACACCAGCTACCCACACACCATCTAATATGTTTGCTGAATGTTGGTGACCTATAGTGACTTTACAACCCCATGCTCGGAATGTAGCGGTACTTGATCTTGATCCATTAGTTCCTTCCGAGCCGTGGTTCTCCTTACTAATACCAGCGACTTTGTATGGACTACTACCATCTATAAACTCTACATCATCCAACCCATCTACGTATTTCTTCATTGCATACTCTAACACACAGAAGTCTTTATTCAAACGTATATTCTGATAAGTTTTCAGTTGCATCTCTAAGAAGAATTCTGCATTAACTGGGTCACTACGATAATCCTCTTTACGTAGGTATTGTTGCAATGCTAAGTCATGATTACTTTGTACTACAACAGTCTTGATATTAGGGCGCAACATAGTCTTCATAAGATTACCTGACGCAATTACTTCATCCAGTACACTCTCTGTCCCTTGTACATGCATCTTAAACTGGAAGTAAGGATCATTTATATTATGATGATTACGATTTTTCATGTCAAAGAAATCGTGCAAAAATTGAACAGAGGGTTTTAATACATCAATCATACCACCTCTACCCCATGAAGTTTTTGCAACATCATCATCTATTTTAGCTGCATGTATATCTCCCCAGTTTATACCTGCAACACAATGACCTCCAGATACGCCATCTTTAGTGTAGTATTCCACCCCGTTTGCAATATCGTAGAAATTTCCCGTGATTTTCTCACCACTTAATTGTCTAACAAACCAGTCACCTTCGGCATCAATCTCTACTACCAAGGCTGCAAAACTATGGTGGTGTTCTGCCAACTGCCCTGCTTTTTGTGGGCGATATTGTCTTTGTGTTACAGTCCCTGTGGTGTACATAAACCTAGCTCCAGTATGTAACGGTGCTGGTAAACTTAACATCTGTAACTTGGCGTGTGGAATTATACAACTCTCTTGGTTTACATAATTCTGCATACCACTCATAGGGTTTTTTGCTGTAGGTAGGATATTCAACTCACCACTCCACACTAAACCTTTAGCAACTTGACAACTCTCATCTACAATATAGTCACGTATCTTTGGGTCAAACCAAGTGTCATCTGTAACGCCAGATTGGAAACCTTTCCTATTGTAAATATAAGTACCCACCATTAATTCTGCATTATTATGTTCACAGTAAACCTCCAATGCCTTAAGGAAGCCGTCATGTACGTAGGTATTGTTCTGTGCTGATGTAAATACAAAACGTTTACCTTTTAGCTTTCTGCGTGATTCTTCTGGGCGTTTGATATAACCACCTGCAGTAGGTTTATCATCTTCCTTCTCCCAGAAATCAGTATACGTCTCTTTTCTTAGTAAGTCACCAATTGTTGATTTACCTACTCCATATATCTCAGCTATTTTTCTACTAGATAAACCATCCTGTTGTGTTAACCTTTTAATTTCTACAATATCGTCAACAGTGAATACTCGATTTTTACTCAAATCTATTCTCCTTTGCTAGTCTTCTCAATAATCCACATTGCTGCTGCAGTGACCGTCTTAGTATTCTTAACAATCTCACCATCTTCATTAACGATTACAATCATACCAAATTGATTACGTTGTGGTAGCACTTCGTATTCCATCTAACCTCCTTAGAATAAACTCTCAATTTTATATACCCAGTGTTGGACATACATCTGAACTAAATCTACAACTAAAGTTTTATCACTTGCAATTATACCGAAGTCCTCCGCCAGTCTTTGAAGTAACTCATCCTTCCTCCACCGTTTAACCACCTTACGGAAGTCGTCCATGTATTTGAAGTGAAACTTCTCTTGTGTGTTACTTTGTTTGAGGTAATTACCCATATTAATAAGGAAATCCTCGAATGTTATATCATATTTCTCCTGTATACGAGCTTTTTTGAATAACTTTAAGAACCTACCCTCTAACATGTTGACTTGTGATGCCAATACACCACGTAGTCTACCATCCTCACTCAAGGAAGCTGCGTCATGTGCGTGGTCTAATACTCCTGTTGATAAGGTTAACTTAGCTTTAGTAATGGCACATAATCCACCTTGTTGTCTAAGTTTAAGCTTACGCACAGTTTTAATGTCATCTGCGGAACGCACCCATATGTCTGGGTTCAACCTTACTACTTTAGACTTAACTTTACGAGTCTTGCATCTTACCATTAAATTAACCCTTTAGCTAGAAGTTCTCGGTAACAGTCTCTCCTTTTTTCATCATTTGTGATATCTGATGTGGAGTATCCTAATTTCTTGAGTTCTACTTTTTGCTGGGCAACCGTCTGGTTTGTCTTGGCGATAACCTTCTTCTCTTTGAACGCATTATCTAACGACATACCATAACGTTCTGAATATGTAATCGCCTCATGACATGGTACACAGACTACCTGCAAACCTTCGTAGTTCACCATAAGAATACTTTTAGCAAAACAAAGTAGGTCATCTAGTGTCTTGAGCTGATGTTCTCCTTTTATGTGATCAATTTGTACGTCTGATGTTTTGAATGGTAAACCACAGCACTCACAATCCACTAACCACTTTGTTCGTGTATTAGGGTTAGTATCAGGGTAGGATTTACTCATCAGGTAAGACACCTTAACATCATGCATTTTCCACACCTGTCTGACTGCCGATCTTAGTTGTGTGCAAATTTTATTCTCAGGCATACTCCCATCAGGGTTTAGACTTTTAGTTAATTTGTCTAGTTTCTGTTGCCGCTTTTTTATATCTTCATTGGATGGTAATGTCAATTAATCCTCCGTAGTAGGTCACTTGGTTGCCTCTAGTGCTTTTATTACAGTCTCGCATACTGGAGATGCGTGGTACATTGGGTCTATTTTCAGCCACGAGTCAGCTAATACCAAAGCCTCTCGCAGCATCTTATTTTGCTCGGTTAGCTTGTCGTGCGAGTTGATGGCATTTGCTACAAATGTCTTTTGCTCTAAACAGTTGGTATCTGTATCGTCAAACTTTATTGAATGCCTGCAATCTTGAGAATAGATATAGCCGTCACCATCTTCGCAAATCATTGGCAATTTAAAAATACCACTCATCTCACACACTCCTTATAAATCATTAATGAAACCACCAGCCAGTTTTACAGCTGCTTTTTGATTTAGTTAGCATTTATTTAAAGTCCTCAGTATTCGCTAGCGCTCTAGTTAGCAATGAACTTGCTTTATCCATATCTGATTCATTTTCAATTGCAACAACAGCAGAGCCTATGGCTTTCTTTAGTGTTGCAACATCAAGTAGCAGCATCTTATTTTGCTCGGTTAGTTTGTCCATCTTTGACGCTACCGATTTAATCCATATGGTTGTTTCCTCCCCGTACATGCCGCCAGCAATATCAACACCATCACCATGCTCATCATCAAGCATTGCTTCACATAGTTCGCCACATAAAATATCCAACGTTTTTAATTTAACATCACTCATCTTCACAACTCCTATAAATCATTATTGAAAACCCACTAACACCAATCGGCTTATCTAGCATGTAATTATCTAATGCTCGCCACAGTATCTTAGTATCAGTATTAGTCTGTTTTATTTTAGTTAAGTCAGCAGCGTTAACCGCTGACATTATTTCCATTGCTGCAGCTTGTTTAAGTTCGCAGTGGCTTGGTGGTAGGTCTAGCATTTAATCAGTCCAGCATCGACAGCCTCGCTAATTGCCTCAAGGAATAAATCCTGAACATTCTTAGCCTGAAGGTGTAAGTCAACTCGATGCCCTATCACACGCATAGCGTTATCAACCGCCTTTTGCTTTGGTGTGCGAGTGTCTAGCGGATTTATTTCAGCCATGTTATTGCTCATCGGGGTGGTATCAAATGTCAGATTGACCCCATTAATATTTACAACTCCAACAACACCTAGGTTGGAGTACGTCACAAACTCAACTGTTGCGCTACAGAACTCTGGCTCAGTGTCTCCGTGGTACTTTATCAGCACCTCACTACCAACAGGCGGCAGCTCCCCTGCATCAGCCATTCCCTGTGTGAATACTGGTTTATCATCACTAGGCTTTACTGCTGATTGGTCTAGTAGCGGTCTCCACAAACCTTTATCATCATCTTGCTCATACTTAAACTTTGGATTATCTGGCAGCGTGTTAAGTGGTCGCCATGCGAAAAAGTTAACTATATAATTATCAGGTTTTACGTCTCTACTGTAATTCATATATGACGCACCATCTTCATCCAAGCATTTAAAGTAGACGCTACCACTCTTTGTTGATGTTGAATCACCAACAACAAACTCGCCATCCAAATCGTTAAACTCTTTAGCTGTTAACATTTTTAACCTCCTTAAATAGTAACTCATGGTTCTTGTGTAACATCTTACACTTTGTTCTCATAATCAACCTTATTATCCTTAGATGTGTATAATGTTACACTCTATGATCCTGACAACCCAAGTAGCTCATTCTTCTTTTGTTGCCAATTAGCTAATCCTACTTTATCTCTAGCGGATAACCCCTCCATCTCCTCTAGCAACTTTACAAACTCAATGTTACGTTGAATTGCATCAGAGTTCAAAGCTTCTGTTATTAGTGTGACAATGGCAGCACTACCAAAAGCTTCCGTATATTCAGGTTTTTTCCTGACATAATCTCTTAGTTTAAATGTAGTTGGTTTATCCAATCCCACAGTAAACCAATCATATTTTTCTAATCTAGGTGGCACGTTTCCTCCTATATAAATAACCAACCATACTAGGAGTTTAGCATAGCTGGTATGGTTGTCAACTAATTACTTTGATATAAATTCTCAAAATGTTTATTGTCATTTAGTAACTTCAGTGCTTCGTCTAAACGGGCAGCTTTATCTGCAACCTTACCAGATTTATCACTCAGTAGTGAAATTACTGTTTCTAAGTTTTCAGTGTATTTGTTGACTTCTTCGCGTAAATGTTCTTCCTCTAAGAACTCAACCTGCTTAGGTTTGTTGTTACCTACAATTTTAGAGTAGTCTACTTTAAATCTAACCAACAAATCTTCAATTTTAGTCTTATCATCTTCAGAGCGCAGCATGTATTGGCAAGCGAAACATTGCTGCAACCACCATAGAGTATCTTGATCTATATTGTTACCTAAATGAGATGTGAACCTAACGCCTGTCGGGTAGAAATCAAAGAATTTGTCTACCATTTTTTGTAATACTTCTTTAGGTGTTTTCAAGTTAATGAAGTCTTTATAGAAAGCAACATCACCATAGGTATCTTTTGGTTTCATTTCAGGAGGCATGGTTAATCTACTACCATAGAAATCACTACTATCTGAGATAACACACTGATATGCTGTTCCCATTAAACCTGTGAATTTCATACCTGATTTAACTAATTCTAATTCACCTACGGTCTTATCTGATGAATGTATTAACCAAACTTGCGGTTGATTAAAGTGGAACGTTTTAGTGGGGTCAAATAAGAAACCTGCAGTACACTTAGCGTCTTTATCAGGTGATGTTTTTATTGCCCGTACAACACCATCCTTCCTATATTCATAATATGCACGTAGTGCCATCATATCTACATACTCGTCAGTCTCCCACATATCAGGTGCATTCTGAGATGGGTAATTTTGTAGTATATACTCGCGCATATCACTTAGCAGTAAAGGTCTTTCTCCTACTCGGTTAGACTTATAATCCTTCGGAAGATCTAATAGGTTGCGATGACAATCTCCACTACCTAAAGTAATATTTATTAATGGTACTTGTGTTTGAATCTTAACAGCATCAATCCAGTTATCTAAAAAGTACTTGGCTACTTCTAGGCTATTATTGAACTTAATATCATCTATGGTAGTTCCTTTCTCATATTTTAGGCGTTTACGTTTATCAACAGTAAAGTCACTGATACTGAGTGTAGGTAACCCTTTAGCTTCAAGCTTAATATTTTCACGACCTAAGTAACTATCTACTGTAATAACACCTTGTTTGGTGGACTTACCTTTCCACTCCGATACATTAGAGAATTCTTGTACTTCTTTGGTCTGATTATTAACAACCTCTATATAATCTTCCTCTACGGACGAGGCCACCTTAAATGCGAACCCGTCCCCATCAATATAATTAATACAATCTGGGCTTAACTTGTTAGCTAGGTCTTTTACCTGAATTTGGGGAAATAGGGTATTATTTTGTTTACTCCTAATAAAGCTTTGCATCACTGCAGTTGTCTTATTGTCACTTTCCTCATACTCTGAACGACTACTATCTGTAGTCTCTACTTTAAATGTAAAATTCAAATTTCACCTCCCATTATAATCTTGTGTTGTAAGTCACGTAAATCTTTCAGATAAGATTCTTGCTCTCTGGATAGAGTAGGGAACCTTGATGTGATACGTTTAATATCTCTGTCACCCGAACACAATCTCAACATATCATCCTTACTCGTATTAACATTACCTGTCTCAATGTGATTAATCCACAGTGACAATGCAGTGTATAATTTTTCTCTATCTTTATTCATACTTCCCCCTATAAGCCTAGCTCTGACTCTATCATTGTAATACAATCTTCAATTTCTTGTTCCGTAGTGTCCCTGCCACAGGCTTGAAACAAACCATATTTTACGGAGTCTCTTGCTATTGCTTCCCAGTACTCAGCCTTAGCTTTGTATAAATCTTCTTTTTTGGTAAACATACTCATTGTAAATTGTTTACTCATCACCAGTCTCCATTAACTCACTAACCTTACGTTCCACATCTTTGAGTTCTACCCACAATTCTGGACTGGAGTGACCAAGTTGACATAACCACTTAATAAGGTCGTGTTGTGCTTTTAATTCCTTTAATTGGTAATAATTGTCTTGTAATGATTTCACTTAACACCCCCAGTACTTATAGAACCTTTCCATTCTTCCATACAACTTCTAATGGTCATCTCATAGTCTAGGAACTCCACGGCACTTCTGTTCTTCTGTAGGGTATAACCATGTGCAGCCATGAACCACAGGAACCAATCAATAGTGTATACATGACCATCCACCCAATTTACTGGGCACTCATCAGAATTGTCAAAGTACACAGTCATGGCCTTAAACAAATCTTTCTGGTCATGGAAATCCCTCATAAAATGAGGTAAGTGTTTACCTTCTTTTCTCCAATCATGGAATGTCGGTTTACTCATATAAAACTCCTTAAACAAAATTGCACACACAACTAGAACCTAACTGATGCTTAAAACCGAAACAGATGAAACATCTGTTTGTGTGATTAAGGTGCATCCAACCTAACGTTACTTGCGTAACGTATTTTTAATAAAGATATTTCTAGAACCATTAACACCCCTATCATATATTTGATCAAGATGTTTCATTTGTTTCTACTATCCTAAACTGTGTGTGTGCTGTATTACTCTAGATAACTCCACCTAATTCTTCAATCAAGTCATCAACCAAGTTAATTACTTCTTTAACTTGAATAGTTACTGTACCTACTTCATCACCACTTTCTACTTCAGCAGTTAAATCTTTAGCAAACTTAATACCTGAAATAGACATATCAGCCTTTAGTGTGAACATAGTTAAACCGCTATACTCTAATTGTAATGATGTTACTGTAGCACCATCTGCTGTATGTTGTACAGCATCACTATTATAAACACTACCACTTGTTTGACTCACCTTAAGTTCATCTGCGTTTACATAGGTAACCTTATCCCCTAATACAAACAAATCAGTGTTAAGCTCATCCTTAACCATAGCCGTGAGGGTTACTGTAAGAGGTTTTGAGAGGTTTAATAACTCAACTGGTAATGAGCCTAGAATATTACGTAAGTGGTCTAGGATCACTTCTGCTTGCTTATAATTACCCTCTACATACACCTTAGTAGGTGACACAAGTACTGTCACAGTCTTAGGTTCGTTTGCAGGAGTTAGTGGTAACAAGCCTTCTTTGATTTGAGCCTCAAACTCTGCTAATTCATTCTCATTAGGTTCACCACCAAACTGATCTTTATATGCAGAAACCTTAGCTTTTATTTGTCGCTTAACTTCAGCTTTGTTTGGAACTTTAACTTGTGTTGTATAGTTTAATACTTTCACATCACCAGCCAAATCCATTACATAACCGTCTTCAATTGTTGGACTAAACCCTGAACGTGAAGCATCGTGTGCGCCACATTCTATAAACTTTGAAGATTCTAAGTCATCTGCTAGGATTACCACTGGGCTTTTTAATTCATACACTACTACTGATTTCAAATTTATTCTCCTTTGTTATTAAATTAATTTCAACTTATTTACCTGTAGAACCAAAACCACCTGTACCTCGTTTAGTCTCCTCCAGTTTATCCACCTTAGTATACACAGCTTTCACAAAAGGTAAAATGATTAATTGCCCAATACGTTCACCTTCCTCAATAACCACTGTTTCCTCACTGGTATTTTTATACACAAATTTAATAGTCCCTGTGTAATCGGAATCTATCACCCCAAAAGAGTTAGTCATGTGTAAACCTTTCTTGTTACACAAACTACTTCGTGGCGCAGCCATCCCGAAATAGCCCTCTGGTATCTGAACAGCAGTACCAGTATCAATCATCACCTGCTGGTTAGGTTCAATTTCATAATACACACTAGCCTCTAAGTCCCCACCTGCTGCCCCAAATGACATATACTGTGGCTGTGTTCCTGTATAATTTAAAATCATTTACTCTCCTTATTCAAATAATTTAAATGCTTCGCTAGCATCATAACCCTTGTGGGCGTTCTTGTAAATATACTCCTCAAAGTTTAATATCTGCCCCCAATGTTCAGCTCGGAAGTTGACATTATCTTGTGCTAAACCATATTTGTCAAGTAGCTTTTCCGAAATTCTCTTAATTAATCGTCTACTGATTGACCTCGAATGCCCGACCTTCTTGGATTTTTCCTTCCATTTATACTTATACAACTTCTCATCTGGATCTAACATACAAACCCATGCGGAGACCTCCTCAACACGCTTCAGACGAGGAATCTCATATTTATTGAGAATGTATGCATGTAAGTAATCACACTCAGCAGCTATTGTCTTGTTCCACACTGTAGAGAGTTTACCATGTTCTGTCAACATCATTTCTGATAATTGTAGAAGTTCTTGGCAATACTCTTTGTTCACGGATAAAATCATTTCCTTATCTATAACTGACATCCACGCAGCTTGGTTAACATCAGAACACTGCCCTAAATACCATCTAACTGATGATCTGCTTGGCATACCTCTTTCTAGTGGTTTTTTGTGCTGTTCCGCCTTAGTACCAACTTGGTATCTGACCTCCTTAACTTTTGATAGAAAAATTTTATCTTTTGGTGTGGGTAGTTTTCTTGGTGCCATTGGTAACTCCTTGTATAAGTAATTTATAATCTATTTGGGTGAGACTGCAGTCCTTTAACTCACTTTTTATATAAGCCAAAGCTGAAATATCCGCAGTTTCACTACTAAAATCCCCGTCTTGTCCAGACCCTTTACCTATAGTCAGGCCCCTTAACTTTAAGGAGTTTAAAAGTTTTTGTTCATAATCATATACTGTTTGGTGGTTAGAAGTTAGCACTTCAAGGATTTTTATGTCTGTTTTATGTATATTAGCCATTGTAGCTAATTGGCCTAACCTACTATCAATATTAAAACTTCTCCCAACCTTCAGATATTTAGAGCTAAAATCTAAAAAATATAGATAATCTACATCTTCTACTCTTTCAGGGAAGTACCCATTATGACCAACAAGTTCATCTCTACAGAACCTACATCTACTACCTCTAATAAAGGAACCTATAGGAGTAGTACATGTGTGAGTTTTAGAAGCACAAACCCATCTGAATGGAGTCGTAGTACCTTTATAATTACCAGTCCAACCTATAAACACTACCCCCTCTTCTTTACATATCTTATTTATCTGGTACTCTCTTTGCTCTTTCGACCACCTGAATTTAGTAGAGCATCTACAAGGATGCCTACCTTTTTTAAAACAGGTAGAAGCTGCAGTGAATACCCCGCTACATAACCCTCCCTTTGTATATTCGTCATTACTGCAAATAGGGCAATACATGTCCCAGTAGGATTTATAACCACTGCTATTTATTCTCTGTGTATTTCTGGTGAAGGTAGTCCCCTTGATAAACATATTCGTATTTATGAAACTCTCTGCCATAAAGTCGTCAGGTTTGATCATGGACATACTTATTTTATCCCTCTTACACTCTGGGCAACCATTTCCAACTAGAAAGTTCATTATAGCATTATCCCAAGTGTGTCCATCTAATACACACTGTAGTTTTATTCTTGTATTTCTGTATTTCCAATCCCCAATGAAAGATATAAACTTTATATCCCCTCTCTTTACACATTCCCTTTCTATCCTGACACGATATTGCTCCTTATTCCACCTAGGTCTACTTGAACAACCACAAGGTATTACTCCAAATTTTAAGTCCCCTTTTGTAGATTCAATTGGGTGCGGGAACAGTTCCGTGTCTTGCATACAAATACTACAACTTAGTAGGTATATTATTGATTTTCTTTTCACCTTTGGTACTACACCCACTACAGTAATTATCCCTCCTTTTGGGGTAGTAAATTCCTCTCCAATAAAACTATCCATCTATAATACACCCTCCACCAGACCAATTAGCTATAATTTCCTTCCCCATAGTATTATTTAATCTCCTCTAATAATTTATCACTTTCATTTTTAGCTTTATAATATACTTCGTCTGTTGTCGTAGATAGCATACCAAACCCCTCTACTGAATACCCTATTAACTGTGTTATCTGTTCGTAGTGGTGTTCTTTTATACCGTTTACCTGATAATATAAGCCTAATCCATTCAATCCATAGAGTCCTTCATATTCAAATCTATCGATCAACATAGATACTAGAGGGTTCTCGTAAAATCTATTGGTTCCGTGTTCGTCCATATATACTGTTTGTAATGGGTGTTTCATCATAACCCCCTTACACTTTCCTGCATCATAATTTGTCATTCTACTACACTTCTCTGCACATTGATACTGTTATTTATTTAATAACTCTCTTGCACGAGTAGATTGTCCTATTAGAGCGTCCCATTCGCGTTCTAACGAGTTTTTAGCATTCGCCATACGTGATAGTGTCTTTAGGCAATGGAAGCCAGCACCAGTCTTATCAGCGGTGTTAATACCCCATAATTCATTCACAACATAAGGGTCTACCTTCACCTTCACTTCTCCAGCAGCAATCTCCTCTGGTGTGAGTTTAACTGTGAGATAGTGGTCATAGTGTTTGTCTGTCCAGTTGGAATACTCACTTACTGCATCAGAAGGTATTATGGTCAATGTCATATCTAAATCTCTATGAGTAATATTACCTTCCTCAACAAATTCCCAGCCTATACCTTCACCTGCATCTAAATACCAGTTATGAATGCCACCCTCAGCATCTTTCCATTGAGTGATAGCTCCTTCTCCATTCCTATAGTAAACCAATACACCTTTGTCTGAAATACCCCAACGGCTGGCATCAATATACCTAATCCTAGTAACACCTTCAACCAATTCTCTCATTATTTCTCCCCTTTACCGAGTCTTTCTTGTAAACGTTGTAAAACCATTGGATACACCTCCAACTCTGGAAAGCTCACCATTGGTGCTTGTTGTAACTTCCACTGTAATGCTTGAGCCAGAGTATATAGTGTTTCGTCACGTTCTTCAATACATCTTTGTATAAAAATATCAATAAGTTCCACTGTGATGTCTGGGTTATGTTGCTGTTGTCCACCCATCTGAGATTGCATCATACGCATCATATCTTCGTGTGTCAATTTATTTTTCTCCTTTTGGTATTGAACTGTCATGTCCTCTTAAAAATGCTAAATCATATTCACAAAGACCTTTCATATCTTCATCTACAATATCTGACTGGTTTAGAATTTCCAATGCCATATTTGGTTGGTCGTACATCTCAATTAATCTGGCTAAAGCCCAAATTACACCTTCATTGAATTCTTTGTTATCATTTTTCTGCGCCCATTTCATACCAAATCTAAAACAATCAGACAATTGGCTAGGTGTCCCCACAGCTAAACCATGATTAACAAGTCCAACTCTCTCGAGTTCCGTTAGTTCAATTTTATGCATACTCATCTTAACCTCCTATCATTTCAACTACCCTAACTTTACCACACTAAAACACAGTGTCAACAACTATTTTTAATGTTACCTGTTAGAGAGTGTATATTAGGTTTCATACCCTACAGCGTGTAAGGTATGTTTATTTACAGATAATAGTTGACACCCAATAAAGTAGTCGTTAGTATGTTGGAAGTTACCTACAATAGGAGGATTTGCAAATGTTTATGTGGTTGAAAAACTGGTGTTATGGTTATAAGGTGTGTAAAAAGTATGGGTTGAAATTCACCCCTAGGTTTTCCTCTAAGGTTAGTGGGGGTCTCCACTGGAACAACAAGAAGAAGTGTTTTGATAAGATTAATGCATCAATATTTAATTGTATGTTTCATGAAATATTGCTGCACGAGGTAGGACACTTCATGGACTATAAGCTTACAGGTTTTACTCATAATAAAGCCCCCGCGATATTTATTCAACGTACAAAGCACTGGAATTACAAAGATAGAACCTATATCTTCCGTGAAGCGAAGGCAAGTAGATACGCTTTACGTTTACTACGATCATCTGGAAAAATTAGCGAAGGCAGTTACAAAATGTTAACAGGTAAAGAGTCTTTTGGTTCTTACATAAAAAATATATGGGTTGGTGGTACCGATGACGGACTGAAGAACAAGATAGCTTTGGCTGATATAGACTATAAGTTATGTAAATATATTAGGGAGGGTGTTAAATGAAGAAACAATCAGAGTGGATGAGAGGTTTATTGGCTGCTGAAGATATGGTGTTGTTACATGGTACTGATTACACTAGAGGTGTTATGAGAGACTTAATACTATTAGACTATGATGACCTCCTTGTAGAGTTTCACCGAGGTATGTATGATTACTTGGATAATTATAAGGAGAGAAATAATGCTTAAATATAAAGTAGGTGATTTAATCCAAGCTGCTGATTGGAATATCATTGAACAAATTATCAAAGATGAGTTGACAGCATACAATTATGACGTTACTATCTACGTTTTAAGTGAAGATGATATTCCGAAGGAGGGGTGAGATTGAAGAAGATACAAGACTACTATGGTATGTTACCTTTTCCGTTGACTGACGGACAGAAGTATAGTCTGGAGGAGTTCACTACTGGGACAGGACATTATGCGCTTGGAGGTGTCCAAGGGGCTGGAAAATCCACCGTAATGGCTCTACTAAGTAAATTCTATGGGGATGAAGTAATCTTCTGTGCATCTTCTGGCACTGCATCTAAACAAATGCCTGATGGTATTGGTAGCGGTACTGCACATTCTATACTGAGCCTATTTACCGAAGTATCTAGACCCGAGATGATGAGTAAAGTTAATAAGACTACCACAGCATTATTTGCTAAGAGTGATTTGATCAAGGTGGTGGTTGTTGATGAAGCTTTTGCTATGGATAGTGATAAACTGTACACAATGTTACATCGTATCAAAAGATTCAACAAAAGGACAAGTAATCGCGGAGAACGGGACATTAGACTACTACTAGTTGGCGATTGGTGCCAAAGATTACCTATACTTTCAAACGAGGAAAAGCTAACAGTTAATGAGAAACATGGACATTGGTTAATGTTTAAATCTAATCCTTGGAAAGAAGCTGATATTAAAGTTTTGATGTTGACTGAGGTCAAACGACAAGATGATAAAGTGTTTAAAGCTTGTCTTGATGTGATACGTTATGGTATTGAACATCGATATGAGGGAGCATTGAAGTGGTTGAATCAAAGGTATTCTAAGGAATATGATGATAGTTTACTCTTGTTAGCCCCTACTAATAAAACTGTCACTGCAGCTAATAATTTATCTCTGCAGCGTAACCCCAACCCTAAAGGTTTATACACTGCAACAATCACTGGTAGGTATAACCTCAATGACTCACCCCTAGAAAAGGAAGTGATGTTGGCAGTAGGTAGTCCTGTGATTTCTGTAATAAATCATGAAGATGGTGACTATTGTAACGGAAGTTACGGTCATGTTACAGAAATGCAGTCCGATGGATGTTGGGTGCGTTTTGTTGGAGACCAAGAAGACACTTTTGTAGGGATGGTGACATTACGGGAAGAGGAATCTTATATTAAGAAAGATGTCCTGCAAGAAGATGGTACATATGCGGATGAGCAAGGGAAAACTCTAGTGGGGACATGTACTGGTTTATGTCTTAAGATTGCAGCGGCATATACTATAGCAAGGGCACAAGGTCGCACATTTAATTGTAAGGTTAATATTGATGTGGGGAATACAAGCTTATATACCAATAAAGCCCTAGGGGATTTTGGGACTAGTGATGTGCTAGTTGCATGTTCCCGTGTAACCGATGTGAAAAACCTTACTCTAGTCCGTAAGATCGAACCAAAACATATTAAGGTGTGTCGTGAGAGTATTGCTTTCTGGCATGAGAGTTTAGCTAAACAAGAGGAGAAATTAAAATGTCAGAATTATCTTTAGGTGATCGTATGAAAGGTTATGAGAAAGTCCCACAACAGAAGTTAATGAGTAAAACTCCTGTAATTATGCGGCTTGACGGAAAAGCTTTCCATACTTATACTCGTGATTGCGATAAACCGTTTGATACAGATTTACACATTATCCGTCAAGGTGTATTGGAATATCTCTGTACCAATATACAGGGTTGTATCTTAGGTTACTCTCAAAGCGATGAGATTTCATTAGTACTTAAGGATTGGGATACTTATAATACATCAGCTTGGTTTGATAATAAGATTCAGAAATTATGTTCAGTTAGTGCTTCTATGGCTACAGCGGAGTGGAATTGTCTCTCATCTCAAGTAGATAGTGAGCGTGTAACAGGTTCAAATAAGTTTAATATACATGCTTTATTTGATACCAGATGTTTTAACCTACCAATCAACGAGGTTATTAATTATCTAATCTGGCGTCAACAGGATTGGGAACGTAACAGTGTCCAGATGTTAGGTCAGAGTCTATATTCTCATAAGGAATTACAAGGAGTCTCTTGTAAGCAGATGATTACTAACATAGAAAATGACCACGGCATTGTGTGGGGAGAGTTACCTTCTTGGCAGAAACAAGGAGAAGTGTGGTTTAATGGTGAGGTTAAAACAGATTTTATTTTCAAAGAAAATAGATTGGAAGTTGATACACTGTTAAATATTACATCGAATATTTGATTTTAAGCCACCAAACGAGCGATTTAAGAGGTTTTAATAGTAAAATAGAATCAGTTTATATGTTTGGTATTATAATTGATTGTAGAGAGATTAAGGAGGTTTTATGAAATGTTTTGAGATGACACATTTATACTTTGTGGATAGTCTAGAAGTGTTCAATGAAGACACTGTACCAGATTGGTTATCCAGTGTAAAAACTATCAAAGGTTCCACAATGGACTCTAGGTGGTTTTATACTGAAGAAGTATTAACCCTCCCTGTTGGTGGTGTTGTTAATACAGATTTTCGTAGTATCAAAAGAATAGTTTAAGGAGGTTTAAATGAGACAAACAGAATTTAGAGGTTGGTGCGACAGAGATGATGAATGGCGATATGGTTATTATGTGACAGACGGTAAGGTTCACGAAATAATGACTCATATTGAAGATTGTGTTATGTATGCCAGTCAGGTGGACATTGAGTCTATAGGTCAATTCACCGCAGTATTAGATAAAGATGGAACAAAAATATTTGAGGGGGATAAAGTAGAGTCTTATCACTTCACGGATACTAAAGGAAAACATCACTTTATAAACCACATTGTTACTTGGTCAGATAAATTCAATGGTTGGTTTATGCAGGGGGAGTACGATACAACTGGAGAGGATGGTTCTATACAGTTGTGGGTTTACATGAGAACTAATAGACATTCAGCTAAGGTAGTTGGTAACATACATCAATAGGAGAGTTTATGTTTATTAGTAGTGAATTGGTAAAGAATTGTACTATCACACTAAGAAAACTTGTTTGCTGATTTTATTGGTGATGACACTAACAAATAAGTCATCACAGTAAATATGTGTTGCAAACACTTAGATGTAACTTAATATTTGGTGAGCCTGATTGAGCGATCTAGCGATTGATGTATCACCACAATGTTTATAGTTCATCTTATATAACAAGGTTAATACTACAATACAAACAAGTTCAAAACTTACGAAGTAATTAGGAAGATTGAGTGGAACGATAAGCTGAGTAAGTTTTGTATATCACCATAACATTATTGTTAATAAGAGTAAAAAGATTAAAACCTTTTAGATCTTTAGAAGATAATTATTTGGTTAGAAGCGTCAGAGCTTACTGCAGGATGTTAACCAGCATTTAATTTTGATATAGGTTTAATATTGTATTGGTAGAGGGTACTATGGTTAACATATTAAATAAGTGTAGACATTACATGTCTGGTACTATATAGTGTATTCCTATCGGAATGTAGGTTAATGTTAAGATTCACTAGACCAACCTATCTACACTTCGTTTGATACATATGGTGTTCATCTAGTGTGGCTGAAAATAAAGCTTCCTATATTAGTTCTATAAGAGGAAAGATTTTTTACTTTGTGTGTAGTAGTTACCATGATGCAAATTTATAAGTTATTGTTTATAAACATATTCAGCGCCTGAAGTAGAGGTTCAAAATGACACCTTCTTAAATAAAGATTTACCTTGCATGGTGGTGTCATATGAGCTATACTAAGGTATGTTTGTAATTAAATAAGGGTTCATATGGTACAATTTATAGTAGAACTGCCAGATAAACGTATTGAGTTAGATGAAAGTAAAAGGCAGCGCATTATCGAGGAAGGTAACGCCGATATTAGTCAGAGGTTAAAATTAGCCCTTTATGTACAGAAAAGTATCCAAAAAAGGCTTGATGCTGGGCTTAAGACTAATAAGATTAATGCTGATGAAATTAGAAGGGTAATTGAACACTGGTATGCCAATGGCAGGGGAGTGTTAACTAAATCATTTAAGAAGGTATATGATGAATCACCTCCGTCTAAAACTAAAGAGGTGGATTGGGTTACTGATATTGGAGGTAAGACTTATTTTAATAAAGAGTTTAGGATTGCGGTTGATAGTATTAAACTGAAAGATTTCGTTAAACTAAGAGAGAGTAAACTCTTTACTTATGGAACTAATAATACACCACTAACTACGAGGATTAGACAAATGGAAATAGCTGCCATATATGAAGAATTGTTAGAAGATAAAGATAAGGCTTTGGAAAGTAAGGATGTTGAATTGTTAAAGAAGGATGATGAGATATCTATGCTACGAGCAGAGTTAGAAGTTGCTAACTCCCTCAAACGTGATTGGGATACCATAGCTTTATCTTATAGAGAAAAAGGTTTTACACAAAAACAGATTGCAGAGCTTGTAGGTAAAAGTCTATCTACAATTAAAAGACTGTTTGCAGAGAATAGGGTAAATTGAATAGCGAGTTATGTTAACTTCAAGGGTAGTGGTTATATTATAAAAGAATCTAAATCTAGCTACATGGAGATTACGGACAAGTTTATTGATTTGTTACCATTAAGTATGAAAGATGCATATATTAAAATGGCAGATACTCTATCTATATCAGATAAGTGCCTAAATCAATTAAAAAGTCCAATGGGTGCTGCTTGGGAGGATGTCCTTGGTAGTAGGGATAATGTTAATATACGCAAGGAGAAATAATTATGGGAGGTGCGACAAATGAATAACCCAACAATAGAACTAATTCTAATGTTCCTATGGTTGATGGGTATTGTGGTTGCCAAAGGTTTTTGGTCTACACTACTTGCTATAATTTTCCCCTTGTGGGGTTTGTATCTTTCGGTAGAACATTTTGTGATATGGATGGGTTTATTATGACATTGATTAAAAGTTTCAAACAAATGGTTGACAGAGTAGTTGAATTGAATTATATTGCAACCACCAACACAGACGTTTGGGTTATATGTCCTAATTGTGATGGAGAAGGTGAGACTTCTACAGGTACTGGGCATCCTTATAATAACCCAGTTAAATCTGTATGTAGTAATTGTATAGATGGTAAGGTGAAAGTTAATATTAAAATAACTCGTGTGTCACCTGATAATTAGGGGAATGTAATGTACATTAAGAAAGGTAAACCCTATTTTGGTCGTAAAGATACATGGAGTATGGATGGTGTATTAGCCCCTATCATCGCAGCAGGTATTACCAAATTCAAAGATGATTGGTGTAGTAAGTCTCCGATGGCAGGACTTAATGGAATACTCACAACAGAATGTATTGACACGGGTATGGTTAGCTACATTGATGACTATGCTTACTCACCAGACGACTGGCGCAAGATGGAACAGGTGTATGTTTACATGTTGGATGAGATGATCTACGCCTTCGGTTCAGAAGAGCCAGATTGGATTGACATACAAGAATTACTTGATTACCATAAACGGTGTGACCAAGGGCGTATGTGGTTTGCAAAATATTATCATTCATTGTGGATTTAGTTTGTAACATACATTTAAACGCTCTCAGAAGCTCGTAGTGGAACGTTGATTATTAATCTACATCAATTGTTGTGTTAGGAGTTTTAAATCGGCATACAGAGGCGTATGAGTTATAAGGTTGAGGAGAACAAAATGAAAATTGATTTATGTGATGGTAAGTACACGTACATTTTAGATGAAGTTACTGGTGTGCAAGAAGTGCTACGTTATGGAGAACCTTGGCGTAAGGATGATTTAATTGGTGACAATTTAGTTCTTTCTATGGCACAGCGTATTGTGGAATTGGAAGAGGAACTTTACAAGGAGAAGGAGACTACCCATGAATTTATTTAAGTCGTTAGATAAACCAAAAGTGCAGTTACGTATATTCCTGATTGTATCCTTTACCTTGATATTCTTGGTACTATCTTATATGCCTACTGTACAATATTTGAGTGCATCCTTGAGTCTAGACACCAGTAGTTATTGCGGCAATTACGCCAAAGTGTGGTTGCATAAAATACACTTATACAATAACTACGCTGTATTTAAATGCGATTATGATTCTGAAGAATTGATGATTAATTTGTTGACAAGAGAAGTAAGTGAGTGGTAATAGTACCTCACTGAAGCAAATGATTGATGAATTACATCAGGAGGTGTAATATGTTTAAATTACTAAAGGTTTGGTGGTATTATTCAGTTCTTAGTAAAGTACTGCTGGATGAAAATGGCAACCCATATGATAGAAAAGGTATGAAACACTTACGTGTTTAAATGAAAATTGTAAGCGTTGCTTACGAGAGGAGACAGATACAAGCTCCTCTATAATCCCTACGGAGTAGGAAATGTAATCCTTAATTTATTAAGTTGTTTCTGTTAATTACGTAGATAATCTAACGAATGTTTCATTCGTTTCGGTTTTATGTATCTGATATGAAAAATCCATTTTATCTGGCTAAACTCAGAGACAGCTTGAGTAGATTTAAATAAGGGGGTTAGATGAAACATCAACAATACATTGCATGTAAACGTGATGGTACTTTTGAATTTAGAAATGGTGAGCCTGTATTAAAACAAGAAGGTGATATTGCAATATTTAATTGTGAAGATAGTTTGGATTTATCACAAATTAGTATGTTATCCGATTACTTTTATAACAACCCATTTAAAACGGGTACGTTTTCTAATCCAGCAGTTTCGTTAGAAGAATCTAGAATTCGGACGAAAGATAAAATTAACAAAATAAAAGTTTGACACACTTAGATGTTCAAGGTATTATGTACTTATAGAAACAAACGGGAGTTAAACGAAGATGTTCGTGGTTGCCGAGTCATGATTGCACTGGAGACACCTTTAACAATGTGATAATCGGGGCTAGGTTGCGGTGCGTTGGGCCAATCTATGGACGCCATCGTAAGCTGTTATTTCATTCGATAATAAGGATGGTGATAATATCTCGCAGCATGAAGCGATAGACATGCAAGCAAAGTTAACGCTATGCGCCAAATGCGTTTAAATATTATTTTTATGCTAACTTTGGTTTAACGGTATAACGAAGCCGCTGAAAAAGATAAGATAACCCAAAGGCCACGGGTCGTATTCTTTAGTAGGTTAGAGGCTTAGGCGTCAAGTTCGACTCTTGGCAGGTTAGCATAAAAATAATATTTAAGCGTAATTAGCTCAGATGGTAGAGCGCTATCCTTCCAAGTTAGTGGTCATCGGTTCGAATCCGATATTACGCTCCAAATGTCCAGTTGCAGGATTCTGGCACACGGTAATAACAACCGTATAATCAACACCTGCTTTAATTAAATCTCGTTAGCTCAGTTGGATAGAGCAACAGCCTTCTAAGCTGTGGGTCGAAAGTTCGAATCTTTCACGGGATACCAACTACTACACGTTAGTACTAGACAACACCATTGAGATATAGTATAGTTTGTGAGAAGGTTGTTTTGTCTTAGGGACCTATGATTGTAAGACCCAAGTGATACCTGCGTACAGGATGACAATCCGAATGACTGACGTAAACAGTCTATATTTTAAAGTGTTTGGTAAGTTGATAGTGCGGCTCAATTTTAAATGGTATGAGGTGGCAGCATATCAGTCAAACACTTTAAAATGTAATTACATTGAAGTTATTATCATAGCTTCAATCAATTGTTACATTAAAAGGAGGATAAGCCACCTCCTTTCTGAGATACCATAAGAAATTGCGACTATGGTTAGAAGTTTAAATGGCAAACAATGTTGGTTGGCGCAGATTACGTCAGTTGCGGCAAAAGGCTTCGTTTACTGGAGTCGTTTAAAAGGTGGGCGAATACAACACCTAACCAACAACACTTCTGATGTGTCTAAACTCAAGACGTATAGTAAATAAAAAGCTCTGCAAACCAGTAACGGAACTGGGAGAAGAAAGAAACAAAACGGTACGGAGTTATGTGGTTCTCCAGCAATACTATACACACTCCTCTGAAGAGTTTAATCTCAAGACAATACTCCTGCCCCGTCCTCGTAAGAGTTGGAGTTCTTTCCTGTAACAAGGTTGTAGCCAGAGTGCACATAAAAGTTATAATTCGGATTTAAGGTTGTTAGTCATCCTTAAGTAAATTATTGTAAAACTAACAAATTCTACTGTATACTTGCCAATGGTTTAAGGTAGTCTTATAGCGGAAACGCACTTCATTGGCGCGATAATGTTTGTTAGTATTTATATACATCCCTCATTAACATGAGTTCTAGTTGTAATTACACAAGGCAGACTGCTAACGTCCCACATACAAAAGAGAGTACCACTCAAGTGTGGGTATTTGGTTGTTAGCCAGTCCGTGACTGGGTGATAAAACGACCGCTGGTATTGTAATTTAAGTTGTGGGTAACGTGATACCTTATGACCACACCCATGTTACAATGATGGTAATGTCGTTCATGAAAGTCATATTCCCTACCGAACCCAGATACTGGTTCAACACCTTGCCATTAATATATGGTTTCTGTGCAACGCAGACTAAGTAGGTTAATTTCGGGTCTGTTGTACAAGGTAACGCATATGCGTTAAATAGAAAGTTCCAATGGTTACGACCTTGGTAACGGCAAAGTCCTTTCCTATGCACCAATCAACGATGTCATAGTCAGAGGCAAACACTAGGACATAACCCTGCCTAGTATAAAACGGTTTTGGGTGTAATAATATGTAAGCGACCACATGACTTTATCGTGGGGACGGCTGGTATTCTGGTAAGATGATCCAAGACTCCATTATAATGGTAAACTTAAAGAACGCAAATGTGATGCTTTAGGCTAAAGCGTGGTGAGTGGGAGTAACATCCAATTTAAGCAATGAGCCTTCAGGTAGCTCCTGAAATGTCCACGGATTCACATATATAGCTTGCACATGACCACTGATTCAAGCCAGTGCATAAGCAACTCCTGTCATTCGTGGCACTCGGTTGGGAGTATAATCTGGACTGGGAGACTAATAAAACCTTGTATTGTTCAAGGTCAGAAGTAAGACACTGTGAATGTCTAGGTAGACGTACTGACACATTGAGTCCCACCAAGTATTGGGTATCTACTCATACAGATTAACACCCTTTCAGAAATGACTGGGTGTTTTCTTTTACCTGAAATTTGATCAGGGTTATCAGTACATGATAATATGATCTTATGAAACACACTATTAACAAGGAATAACAAATTGCAATGTAGTTGCGGGAATACAATACACAGACCGTCCTATACCTCTAAATCTAAATATGATTATATTTGTAATGAATGTAAAGGTTACGAAGTAGAAGACTATGATATACCTCCATCGGGGGAAGATTTACTAAATATTAATTTAGAAAACTATAATAGATATGAATTAAGTGGTGATGGAAATGACTAATAAGAATAAAGGTGGTAGACCTACATCAAGTCAAGTAGCTGAAAGAGAATGGGGTGCGCTGATTACAGACATGAAAGCTATGTCCCCTAAACTTATGAAGAAAGCTATGAAGAAGTACTCCGACATACTGGACTCTGAGAAGGCATCTGAATCTGCAACGCTACGAGCCTGCTCTGGAGCCTTCGATATAGTTAAATATTTGAATGACCTAGAAAAACGTGTGGCTGATATGGATGCTGAAGAAGAAGCTACTGCAGAAGGTTTATTAGCTGCAGTGGTTGCTGAAGAAAAGAAGCCTATGATTAGTCTAGTGGCATTCGAACCACCAGAAAAGAAAGTGATGTAGGTTATATTAAGTTTGACTGTATGTTCATGTTACTGTTATAATTACGTATAGGTTGTGTGGCGGGGTTAAGTTCCTCCTCCTTACTTCATCTGGCTACACTTCCTATATCCCTCCTAAAATGAGAGTAGTATATAACAGCTACCAGATATCTACAACCACACTTCCTCCTTCCCCCGCCTCATCAAATACGTATGAGTGCGGGGTTTTTCTTTTTATAAAATTTAAAATTAGTGTTGACACGATAGGTGTGAGGTAATATAGTGAGTGTATTATTAATTGAAGAAGGGAGGTTTATAATGTTTACTAAATTAAAATTGTGGTGGAGACTTGAGACTGGTAAGGATTTGCTTGAACAATTACAGAAAGGGTATGAGGAGCAGGTTATTATTATCAGCGCCCTAGAGGATCAACTGGCCTCTTTAACTAGAACAGTTAAACTGCACACTAGGGTAGATGCAGATGTGAGTAGTACTAAGTATGATAAGTCTGTTATCATATGTTCTGGTAGATGGAAGAACCATTCGTACTCCGAGGTGTTTGAAGTCGAGGGTGGATTACTAAAAGATACTGTGGATATTCTTCGTGATAAGGAGAAAACGCACTCACGAGGTTATTACGATCTACCTTATGGTACTAATAGATTCTTTGGAGGTTTATAATTATGGTTATCGCAATAGGTTTTGTATGTTTAATTGGTTGGGTATTAGGTGCATGGGTTCCTTGGTGGGTCGTAGCGGCTATGTGGTGTGGCTATGGTATCAATTTGTGTCTAGGTAAACAAAGTGGCTTAGATGGCGTTATAGACTTCCACTGTGGTATTATACTAATCACTGCAACAGTGTCAGGGTTCATCTTAGGTGATGTGACATTTGCAATGATTTGGGACTGGTTGGTGATGGTATTTACTGGAGGGATGTGATAGTGGAAATTAAATTATATGAAGATTTGAAATTCTGTTGGAGAGTTGGTTATAAACTCAACCAGATTAAAGACTATTGTAATACCCCACTTTCTATAGAAGAACTTCAAGTTGAATTTAAGAAAATGTGGGAGAATGAATTGCAAAATAGATTAACTAGTACTAAATGTGAGGTGGCACATGATAATTAAGTGCTACTACGATAAAACACTAAAAATGTCAGCAGGTAAACTTGCGGCACAAGTAGGTCATGTAGTTGCCAACATGGTTACTAATTTAGCACCATCAAAAATCATAGTACTAGAGGCTAGCCATAATAAATTTATTGGGCTGTGTAAGGATTCCGAGTATGTACAGCATGACGTAGGATTAACTGAAGTAGTAGAAGGTACACCCACTGTATGCGGATACACTTACAACAACCTAGGTAATACTATCCATACAGATGGAGGTTTTGGTTGTGTGGAGGACTTCCAAAGTGAATACATGAGCGTTTTTAATGTTAAGGAGGACTTATGACAACTAAAATTATATTCTTGGATATAGATGGTGTGTTGAACAATGGTATAGATTCTGACACACATTATGATGCTTCTTATGGAGAGTATTTCCTATATAGTCTTAAGTGTGTGGCGAGGCTTAACCGACTAATATCCGCAACAGGTGCCAGTATTGTAGTCTCAAGTACATGGCGTTTAGGTTTAACATTAAAGGAGATAAGAGTCTTATTGAATAATATGGGTATATTTGCCCCAGTTGTAGGAGTAACTGATGATCTTAGTAGATACCCATGTTGTAGGGGTAATGAAATATATAAGTGGATAGAAGATAATGAAGAATTATTAAAGTATGATTATTACTATAATTATAAATCCTACATTATCCTTGACGATGATACTGACATGCTACTATGGCAGAAAAATAACTTTGTCAATACCGATGGTCAAGTAGGACTTACTGCCGAAGATGTAAAGAAGGCTATTGAAATACTAAATAAGGAGAAATAAATGAATAATAATTTTACAAATGGTTGTGTAGAACAAGCCACAATGGATTGCTATGCAAAATTACATGGTGTCAATCTAATACATTCTTATTCAATGCATATTGATGAACACACAGAAGAAGAATGTGTAATGTTCGGGTTCAACTTACATGGTGATGAATACCATGCGATTGTAGACCCTCAGACGATGCTGACGACACTTTATATTGAATTTGATATGAAGGTTGGGGATGGAAAGGTTGAATCAACCACAGACTTCTACGGACACGCAGAGTTGGATGATTTGCTGGTAATGTTAAAGAAAGTACCAACCGTGATGGATGTGTTGGTGGATTATGGTGATGGGAGGTTACATTAGAGTGAGAAGTATGAATAAGAAACAAGCTAGGTATTTAGAGAAGATGGAGTTGTTTGTATGAGTGAAAAAACTTTATTTTCTCCAGCATCCCCTAAACAGGCGTTGATGTTAAAGAGGGCAAGTGATACACAGATAGTTGTGATCGGTGGCGCTGCAGGTTCTGGAAAGTCCCATATTCTTAACCACTTACCCCTTCTTGTAGTTGACGACCCTAGGACAAACTGTATTATGTACCGTAGGACTAACCCTCAACTAGAAGGTGGTTTGTGGCCTAACGGACGTAAGATTTGGGCAGAAATGCCAGATTGGGTACCAAAAGAATATAAACCCAAGAATATCAGGGAGAAGGTTAAAGAAGTTATCCTTTATAACGGAGCTAAGATTAAATACAATCAGGCAGAAAATACCTCTAGAGCTAAGGATGACGCCCAAGGACAGGAATTTACCTTAGTTTGTATTGACGAAGCAACACAACATGACTGGGAATTTATAGAATACTTAATGTCTCGTTTACGGTCGCCATCTAAGCATTTCTCAAGAATGGTGATGAGTTGTAACCCCGACCCAGATCATAAACTAAGGCAAATTATTGACTGGTACTTGGATGAAGAAGGATACCCCGATCCAGATAAGGATGGAGTACAGAGGTATTTTATTACCCTTGATGGGGAGTTCCAATGGGGGAATACCAAAGCTGAATTAGGGGAGAGGTTCGATATACCCGAAAAAGACTGGGAAAGTAAAATATTATCCTTCGCGTTTGTCAGCGGGACTATTTACGATAACCCCCCCATGATGGTTTTGAATCCACAGTACCTAGCTTTTCTTGAAGGCTTAAATGATATTGATAAAGCTCAACTGTTACACGGTTATCTAGTAGCCGCTTCATTCGTAATGGAATGTCGATAATTTTGTTAATTGCTGGGAAATCTTTACACCTATTAGTTGCTATAGAATAAAGTATATAATTTGGCTATAGGTTTAGATAATCAGCACCTAAGGTATTACCACCCAGAATAAAGTAAGGAAAATTATGAAAAATCTTAAAAGTTTAAATGCATCAAATTACTGTTTAACCCCTTGTGGTAAACTCTATTCCTTAAGAGTCAATAGTTTCATGGATGGTTGGGTAGTTGGTGGTTACCTGAAATACTCAATAACCTTCGATGATAGTTCTCATAAAGAAATGTTTGCTCACAGACTTGTGGCAATTGCTTATCTGGGAGGAGAAGATTCAAATAGGATTTTTGTGAACCATATAGACGGTAACACACTAAATAACCATAAAGATAATCTAGAGTGGGTAACTCCGTCTGAGAACAACTTTCACGCTTATGAGACAAACCTTTCTGTTGGAAAAAAACATCACGTAGAAGGTCTAGAGTATCTTAAAGGTATATACAATGAAAGTTGTGATTATAAGAACCTCACAGAAGAGGATGTGCATCAAATATGTAAGCTCCTTGTTGCAGGCTATAGGGACGTGGATATAAGTCGTATGACTAACTTACCCAGAAGGACAATAAACCACATACGTCATAAGGATCTTACCTTGTTTCCAAAGATTGTAGAACAATACTCGTTCTCTTTCACAAAAGAAGATCGGATGTCACCAGAACAGGTAGTTCAAATATGTGAGATGTTACAGTGTGGGTGGAAAGTTATGGAATTATCTAGACATTTAGGGTTAAACAGGAAAAAAGTAGGTAATATTAAGAGTAGGAAGACCTTCCTTGATATATCTAAAGCATATAATTGGTAATACAAAGATCAACGACTAACCCTGACGGGTGTACGCTGTAAGCTTAAAGCAGTGGAAATACAAAACACCTAAGTAAATTTATATTTAGGTGAAGATATAGTCTAGACTGTATGGTGACATATAGAAGTTCATAAGAGAACTGAGTGTGATTTGCGAACTCACTTGAATAATACGAACTGGAATGCACGTGCTAAGGGGGCCAACTATCTACTTTCTGGATGGTTTCAAGAGGTTGATAGGATACCTTCTGGTGGTGTAATGGCAAGAGGTTATGATTTAGCTGCCACTGAAAGGAGTCAAGTCAATAAACACCCTGATGCCACTACATCATGTAAAATGTTGAAACATGAGGGGTATTACTACATTATTGGTAATTATCACGAAAGTTTTTATGATGATGTTGAAGATGTCTACGGGAGGGTATGTAAAAGGGTTGGTGATAGAGATAATGTAATGTTGTCTCAGGCGAAACTAGATGGAGATGAATGTACCATTGTTCTTCCCGTAGATCCAGCTTCTGCTGGTAAACAGGTGTATTTAGAGATGTCTAAGTTTTTTACTGGTAATGGGTTTAGAGTTAAGAAAGACCCAGTAGCTGGTAATAAATCAAAACTTACTAGGTTCTTACCTTTTGCCACTGCAGCAGAGAATGGTTTAGTTAAGATAGTAAGGAACACTTTTGACGACAAAACTTATTTATGGATAATGAAAGAATTGGAAGCCTTTAACGGGGAAAGGTCAACTTCTACAAAAAAAGATGATTTTCCAGACTGTATTTCTACAGTTTTCAACTACTTATGTACCGCAAGGTCTAACAAAGCCTTCACCTTACCTACAATTGATTCTCCTTCTCTCCTATCTCACCATAAGTCGAGAATTAAATAATCCCATGCAATGTGGGTGACATAGACCCTCTACAGTGATGTAGAGGGTTTTTCTTTACCTGTAATTTAGTTGTTGACGTGACCTGTTTCTTGTGTAATACTCTCTGCACATTAATAAATAAGGAGAGGTAATGATTAAATATTATTTGGTCGGTGGTGCAGTACGTGATATGTTTATGGGAGTATTATGTAATGACTATGATTTTGTTGTAGTCGGTGCATCACCTACTGATTTTTCTAATTGGAAGTCTGTTGGTAAAGATTTCCCTGTATTCCTTGAACCTACGCATGGTTGGGAGATCGCCCTCGCCAGAATCGAACGTAAAGTTGGTGTTGGCTACACTGGGTTTGAAACCGATTGGAATGGAGTTACCCTAGAGCAAGACTTGTCCCGCAGAGACCTCACAATCAACGCTATGGCGATTGAAGTAGATTTTGCTGCAAGTGTGTTAATTGGAGGGCCAGTCACTGTAGGGGGCGTTATAGACCCATTCAATGGGTTGTCTGATATCAAGGCTAAAGTGTTGAGACATACCAGTTCCGCTTTCATTGAAGATTCTGTAAGAGTTCTTAGGGTAGCTAGATTTCTGGCTAAGTTTGATAAGTACTGGGTAGATAGTGTTAATCACTGGAAATGCTCCCCAGAATTATATAAACTACTTGAGTCTATAGATGTCAATGACCTAACACCAGAACGTGTATGGTTAGAGATGTCTAAAGCATTCTCTGAGGATAACCCTTCAGCCTTTTTTGATAATATGTCCGACTGGAATAATCTATTCCCTATGTGGGAAGATATGTGGAAAACCCCACAGAAAGAAGATCATCATCCAGAGGGTTGTGTAGGTATACATACTGGTATGGTTATGGATTATGCAGCTAAAACTTGGAGTGATCCTGAGATTGTATTTGCTGGTTTATGTCATGATTTTGGAAAACCTACTTGCTGGGATAAGTACGGTAATGCACATGGTCATGAAGTGGAAGGACTATCTTACATAAATGACTTCTGTGATAAGTGGAAAGTTCCTAACAGTTATCGTGAGTTGGCCTTGATTACCTGTGAATATCATACCAAGGTACATGGTTGTATGTCTCGTGGCACTAATGGTTGGATGAAACCTAAATCCATCATGAAGTTGTTTGAAGCTACAGGTGCATTAAAGAAACCTAGTAGGTTTATTAATATGCTGAAATCTTGTGAGGCTGATGCTAAGGGTAGAGGTGCTGGTGCGGAACAACTTGCAGAGTTTGAATCTAAACCTTACCTACAACGTAGTTACCTTGAAGATTGTTTATCTGAAGTACTTAACTACAACAGTAAACCTTTATCTGAGAAAATGCTTGCAGAAGGTAAAACTGGTGTTATAATTGGTCAGACAATTAGACAGGAGAAGATTAAGTTGATCCGTGAAGTCCAGAACCAATGGAAGGAGAAAGTATGAAATTAGATGAGTTCGTACACCACTTAGCCAGCAGAGCTGGCTCTCATTCATACTCCAAGTATGTTTGGGTAGATTATGTTAATCAAATAGTAACCTTCCCTTTGTGGACTGTTACTGGACAATTAATAGGGTACCAACAATATAATTGGAACGCTGATAAGTTACGTAATAATGATTCTAAAGGAAAGTACTGGACTTACCGTAGAAAGGATATACTTACTGCTTGGGGATTAGAATTTGTAGATTTATCATCCACGGAACCTTTACACTTAGTCGAGGGTATCTGGGATGCCATTAGTGTATTGAATACTGGTAGACGTTGTTTGGCGGTACTGTCTAACAACCCTCAGCAACTTAAACCTTGGTTATCTACTTTACCTTGCACCACAATTGCTTTGTGTGATGGTGATAAAGCTGGTGAAATGTTATCTAGAGTTTGTAATAAGAAGGTTATATTACCTGAAGGGGTTGACCCTAATGATATGGGTGAGTATAGTCTAAATGAATTTTTAAATAAGGAGGAAACAAATGTTCACAAAGAATTGGAAAGATGCCTTACTACTCCTGATAGATGAGGGTGTTGAAGTCACCTTGGAAAAACATCATGGTGTTATAGGAGTAAACCTTAACACTAGGACTAAGAGTGACTTGATAGTCGTAGAAAACGATCCTTCTCAGTACACCTGTGCTTCTGCAACAGGATATGGGAGGTATGATAAGGAATGGGGTATTGATGTCACTAATAGCCCAGATCGTATTGTGAAGGATCTCTGCATCATAGTTAAAGAGTGTATGTGTGGTAGGGACTACGTTGATATTAATTGGTGGTCACTTTTAAATAAAAATGATGGTATTTAGATGAGTATTAGGAGGTTTTATGATTACAGTTTTTGCAAACAATAAACAAGTACCAGTCAGGATGGTGGAATTTAGTGATGGTGCCATTACATTCAAATTGGATGAGTTGCCAAAAAATAGAGGAAGTTGTCATGAGTTTAAAGTTTAAGTTTGATTTAGGAAAAGAGGGTTGGTCTTTAATTGACACCCTCAAGGGTGGTTATAAGGAGCATAGAACTACCACTGGTAGGTGGAATAGTAACAAAGATATTAAGATATGGGGAGATCTGGACGGTAATAAGGTGGCTGAACTAGACCTAACCCAAGGAAAAACAACTTTAATAGACTGTTGCGACTTGGATGTTGTATGTAAACACAACTGGAGTGCCGCAAAAGACGGTGAGTGGGGTTACCGTGTGGTGGCATGGGATAGGGAGTTAAGTAAAAATATATTACTTCATAAATACCTCTTTGATAATGGTAATAAAGTGGATGTAGTAGACCACATAAATGTTTGTTTTCCTAATAGTTACACGTTAGATAATAGGCGTTGTAATATAAGGAATACTCCAAACAACACCCACAATGTAAGAAAGTACAAAAGTAACACAACAGGATATCCTAATATTATATTTAACATCAGGTCACAGAAGTATAATGTACAGGTTACAGTGAAGCAGAAAAGGCCTTATTGCCCTTATTACCCTCAAGAGGAATTAGAAGCTGCCATATTATGTAGAGATACATTCAAAGTCCTCTTGCACAACCATAAAGGTCACCTTGTAACAGAAGAAGACTATATCATATACTGTAAATATTTATTATCTGTATATGATGGTATGTCTGTTCCTGAGAGTAGACTTAAAAATGACGTGCTGGAACTATTCAGAAAAATAAAACTTAAAGATACTTTTGACCTAGAGAATAAAATAACTGAAATCCGTCAACGTGTGAAAGATAGTATTAAATAATTAAATATAAACAGTTGACATCCTAGTTTAACCCTGACATAATCTCCTTATCTTAAACGGTAAGGAGATTTTTATTTATGAATAAGTTAATACAGGCATACTTGATCCACACCAACCACTACTTAGCTGGGGCAGAAGTGCAAACATACTACGCTAAAGTAACAGATGATAACCTTGTGTATAAGGTTAGTATAGAGAATGAGTGTTGTTTCCGTGGTTGTGAAATTATTTATATACAGAATGAGGAATTACTAACTTTTCTATTTGAACTTACATTGAAGCAAGGAGTCTAATATGAATGACAATTTTGTGGTGTGGTTCTTAGAGGAAGATGTATCGGCTAGACTAAAACAAGTTAACACTGAATTATCTAAAATCACTATACCACCACCAAAAGAAATAGAAGATGTCCCACATGGTAAACTTAAGGAGAATAAATAATGACGCAGTATAAAATTCAAATTGGTAGTTGGACTAAATTACCAAATAGTCAAGTTCAAGAAGATACACGAGATATTATGGAGATGATGGGTAAGGTATGTGGTGTGAGCTTGGAAAAACATGTAACTAGTGTGGGTAACTTTTTGGAGTATGTAAGTGTGCGTAACTCTTTCAAGGGTTTGTGTGCAGTTGTGCAAGGAGAGCCTCATGTTGTTACACATAACAGTAGGTGTAATATTAAACACACACAATCACTATTCATCCCATATGAGGAGTTACAGAAAATGTTAAATGTACCACAGGTACAGGAGATGCCGAAGGTATCATCCCTACTAAACACAAAATTAGATTGTCGTAAACCAGATGGGACTGTAGATGAGGAATTGTCACGAGCATTCCAAGAGGCTTGTTTTGAGCAGGGGATTAAGTGGCTTGGTACAGATGATACCGTACAGTACCTTAGTTCCCCTTTCTTGTTTGTAGAACAGTACGGATGTTTAAGTCACACCACTTTACAATCAGAAAAGTTCTTCTATGAATTTGAAGATTGTAAACAAATCAACTTCAAATACTCCCGCACATTAACTTGGGAAGCTACTGAAGTTAAACCTCCTGAACCAGAACCAGTGGATGAAATGGTGAACATTTGTGGTGTGGAATATTCAGCGAAAGAACTTAACGCTGCATTGGAATTAATTAAAAAGTCACGTAAGGAGTAATTATGACATATACATTTGTGTACCGTAAAGGTGGTGGTGTGGTAACATCACAATTGAAACTTGAAGTTGGTGTTGATTTAGCTACCGCAATAGGTGAAAGTCAATCTGACACACTAAAAGAACTTGGTGCAGATAAGAATTCACCATTGTTTGCCATTGTAAAATAAGGAGTAATAAATGAAACCGTTATCAAAAAGTTCGTGGTTGTATCGTATTAATGATCAGTGGGGTAATACTGGTTTCATTAGACAGTCTCGTAACAATAGTATATCACTGTGTACACTGATTGCATCAACTGCACAAGCTTCGGTACTGTTACTTATATTCTGTGTATTAGCTTTGGTAGGTGTAATTGGCATAGTGTTAATTGGTCTGTCCTTACTGTCACCAATCATGCTATTGACAGGTTATATTCCTATTGGTATCGTTGTGTTGTACCCTATACTGATTGCACTCCTAGTTATGGTAATTATGGTTGGCTTCATGTTGGCAGGGTTTGGAGAAATGGAGGTATTTCCAGATTACATGAAACCTAAACGATTATCATCACCTAACATTAAACGTTACTCTATTAAAGATTCTTACGTGTACCAATACTTTAAAGCAATCAAAGATAAAGTTTGCCCTATTATTGATATTGTAGATTAATTATTATAGGTAAGATAAAACCCCACAACAGAGTTGTGGGGTTTGTTGTTTAACTATTTAAATTATGGGGGTTAGTTTCGATTCATCAGCATGTGATGTAAATGACACTAAAACTAATAACGCTGCTGCAATGAATTTCATTTTGTTAACTCCAATAAAAAAGCGACTATTTACTTATAGCCGCTTTTTTGGGTTTGTAAAGTTACCTGTTGCTATAACAGCCTATTGATGTTCTGCGCACCTAAACTGAAGATGCTTTTATTATTGTTTTTACTCTCATGTCGCTGGTTGTAGTGTTAAAAATTCTAAGCGTAGCAAATGCGCCCGTCAAGCTTAAGTCAACTTCGCCAGAAGCACTAGCCCTAAAGCTGTAAACGTCAGCTTTGTTATTCTGTATCGCTGATCCTGCACTGTCGCTATATGTCGCAACTCTCCACCTTGACCCAACGTTGGCTACTCCGTCAAAACTAAAATCTGATTTTGAGTTTAAGCTCGTGACTTTGTTGGCCACCACCGGAAATTGCTGGGCGGTTACATTTACATTGTTTGTTATATTCTCACATTCAATTTCAATACTGTACCCATCTACCCTTTGGTTGCCCCAAAACCAGTATGGTGAGTTTATAACGTTAACGGAGTCTTTTAGCGCCTTTATGTCGAACAAAAAGCCAGTAGGCGATCCGGTTTGGGATGTTATATCATACACCCTAAACAAAGGCGATGAAGCGCCATATTTAACATCGAAAATATTACCACCAGTTGATAATGATTTAAAATTATAATTCTCTAAGTCTAAAGAAAGAAGCGATATAGACTTTCCGTTAAACCTACCATCACTTACATCTGCTGAAATTGAGTTGCATTTAAACTCTGTATTTCTGTTTTCTATACCTCTACCTGAGACAGATAAAAACCTAGTGTGATAGAATGAAGTCAATGTACTTGGGATTATGGGATCAATAACCTCATTGCCGTTAGATTTAGCGTCATAAAATGCACCCCTCCACAAAATAGATTCAGACCCACCGAAGTTGTAAGAGTGGTTATCTACAACAGAACACCCCTGATTTTTAGATCCTGACCATCCGTTGACTCTTATGTCGTTTGCATCTGCCCCTTTGATCTTATTGCCCTTAACTGTAACGAATGAAGGCGCTGCTACATGTATACCTGTCAGCTTACCGCTCATATTAACAATAGTACCACCGTTATCGTAAGAGCTTCTTGTAAACTCTATTATGTTACTGTGACAAGTGCCAAAGTAACCAAACGGAGAAGTCGAAGAAGTTGAGCCGTCATCATTAATCCCCTTCAAGTTTATAGCGGCCTCGTCCGATCCGGCGTCAGTAAGTATATTGTCATGCACATCAAAAGAATACGCCTTTAGATAAATAGCCTCCGTGTCTAGCACGTTTCCTGTGCAATCAGTAATTATATTATCTGACACGATAACTTTAACACCGGATAACATTACAGCGTGGCATTCATAATTGTTACCAGTTGTAGAACTTCCTGTTGTGGTTCTGTTTACTACTGTGTTAACAGTGTTACCAATAAATTTATGATTTTTGCAAAGCAAGTATGACGATGAGCTATAAGCTATTCCGTCAAGATAAACCTTGTGCGCCGCAACTATACGACCTGCACCGATGATATTTTTGTATGTGTTTCCAGTAGACTCGCTTTCATCGCATAACCCGCGCCAATTTACTGGCATTGGACAATTCTCTACGTGGCTATTTTTTATAGATAGTTTTTTGCATGATATGGTCACATCAGGCATGAAATCATCTACGACGCTGCCCGCTATGATTATTGATCGGTTATTCGTAGCATTAACATTATCAATAACAATGCTACCTATATCAGAACCAGTTAACACCCTACAGAACGCAGTTGTGTAGTTAGTTTTATTTAGCTCTGTTCCATCATAAAAACCTTCGATTCCCACTCCAACAAGTGAAATATCGCCACCGCCGACACCAAACCCCAAGCCGTTAAAGCCTACTATTTTTGACTCTTTATCACTTGAAAATATTCTTAATCCACTATTGCAAATTGACGTAGAGGTTAACCTGATCGAGCCGTGCCCAGTGATATCAGTAGTCAACCCAATTGCTTGCATTTTAGATATTGACTTACTGTTATCGCTATATTCGCTCCCTCCCCCGAAATTGTGAAGCGGGGACGATATATCATACTTACCTAACCTAACAAAACACCCAGTCCCAGTCCCAGCCCAATTTAGCAACGAAGCTAAATTAACTTGCGAACCATCCCAAGCGGCAATAGCTTCAGGGGCAATCACGGTGCCGCCATTGTGCAATGATTTATCTTTACTTGCATCATATACAAAGTTACCACCACCCACTAATGTATCAACATAGAATCCGTTTGTAGAAACTTTCATACCATCATAGAGTCCCAAGGACTCTAGTGATTTAATACCACTTACATTTTGATCAATTAAACCATTAATATTAGTTCTAATTGTTTCTGTAGTGTAGTTAACACCACATTCCATCTTTTCTAAAGACATTCTATCTAACCTCATTTATGTGTATTGACAGGTGCATGGTTGTATATAACGCACCCAATGTTGTTTTAATTATCACTGTAATATCCTCATGAAGTTATCCTATAACCCACAACCTTTATGTAATCACGCACTATATTTATACTTTATAATAACATATCTAGTGTTTATAAACAATGAATCCAATATCAAATGTTTGCTTGACTTTTCCAAAAGTGTTATAAGTACCCATAGTCAGCAACCTGCAATAATAGAAGGATATTACATGGGGCGCGTTAAGAAAGAATCGGTAGATGGTGTGGAAGCGTCTTCACAACACCGTTTCTATTGCAGCGGATGATTTCTGATATAGCGGTGGTATGCTTTTGACATTAATCGTCTAGGAGGGGCACATGAGTGGTGTCAGGAGGTAGTTAACGGTCTTATGGGACACGGTTTTAATATAGTGGTTCATAACACAAACACTTCTGAACGAGAACTTAAACCTTACCTGAAGCTTGCAGAAGAACACAGTTATGAGGTAGTATCCCTTGTAGTTGAAAACCGTCACGGAAACCATGATATGCATAATGCCCAGTTACGTCAAGAGGAACGCCTACTGGGGAGTTTGGTTCTTTTCTGAGGAATAACCTAAAACATTTAATTTATCACTTGACGGCACTTTGGATCTACCGTAAGATACCAGCTAATGAAGTCACCATGAACCCGCCTTGTGCGGGTTTTCTTTTACCTGTAATTCCTATCCATACCACCTCTATTGCTTACTGTCAAGGGATGTGATAGAATTAACTTACCACCTCTATTGCTTCCTATCAAGGAATGTGATAGAATTAACTTAACAAACTAGACTAGTGTATAGGAGAGCTACCTTGAGCCACCGTAAAGGAAAAGGGAAGTCTAATCGCAACCAGCGAATGAAGACTATTCAAAAGGACACACGTAGTCAGCGTAGTGCCTCAAAGGGTATAGCATCCCCTGCTATTCACTCAGTTCAACGAATCGTACAATTACTCAAACCATATGAATTATCCAACACTAATCGTTTTGAAACCTACCAGCTAATGATCGGTGATGAGGCTGTATGGAGTAGTGTTGAGTCTCGTATGACTTCTATTGAGGTAGCACAAGCTAACTTCAAATTAAAGTATGATAAGAACTCAGAACGTTCAGTATTCCTTAAAGAGTTTATTGAACACAACTTACGTGGTATGGCTCGTACAATGAGAGCTGTAGGTCGTGAGTGTGGTGAGATGGTTTATAATGGTATTGCCCTACATGAACCTACTGCTAGTGTTGAGAAGTCAGGGGTGTATGCAGGACTATTCACACTAGACGATATCATTTATATTGATCCTTTAACTATCGACACTATACGTCCTTATGAGACAGAAGAAGGTGGGCGTAAGTTAAAGTATTGGAGACAGAAGAAGTCTGCCTTTGTTGATACTAGCAATCGACTAACTTTAAGACAAGCCCAACAATTCAGTCAAACTGGTGCTGTTCGTATTGACTCTCGTAAGGTTGGTGTAAGTGCTTATGCAGCCTCTCAGTCACGTCCTATGGGTACTTCTGCACTAGATGCAGCATACGCTCCTTGGAAAGAAAAGAACCTCATACAAGAGTATCTACTGGTTGGTGTCCAGAAGGATCTAGCTGGTACCCCTGTACTACGTGTTCCAGTTGACTTATTTGAGAAAGCTAAAGAAGCAAGCTCAGATGCTGCTGCTACATTAGCTCAGCTACAAGAACATATGGCTAACCTACACGCTGGTGATCAGACGTTCATGATCCTGCCATCAGATGCATTCAATGATGCGGGTTCTGGTGCATTACAGTATGACGTAGATTTCAAGGGTATTTCTGGGACGGGTAAGAACTTCGACTTAGTTGCTATTATAGAACAGAAGAAGAAAGCTATCTTCAATGTATTAGGTGCTTCACACTTGATTACAGGGGAAGAAGGTGGAGGAAGTTTTAACTTACATGAAGGTAAGGCTGACATCCAAGCACACTATGCTAATCGTGACAACATGATCATTGATGACATGGTTAACAAAACTATTATCCCATTCATCCTAAACCTAAACGGATTCAAGGATGAGAAGATTTCAGATATTCCACAGTACCTGCATGGTGAAGTACAACCCGTCAGTATGGATGAGCATGGCAAATACCTAAACCGAGTGATGAGAATTTTACCTGCCACTGCTGATGTTGGTAATGCTATTCTGGAGCGACTAGGTATTGATTACCGACTACCAGATAACATAACCCCAGAAGAGTACAGGGCAATGTTGTTTACCTTTGCAGATGAATCTAAAGTGGGTTCTGGTGACAGTACTAGTGGTACTGGTGATAGTCAAGCAGGTGGTACAGCTTCTGATACAAACAGTGAAAATACAGCTTAATCATTAAATACTATATAATTGTTGCACCTTGTATAAAATTATGGTAGAATTAACACAGAAGGATAGATATGGAAACAATTACTAAACACTTTACCATTGTTGGTGATAAAGCTGTTTCATCTCTCCCTCTGTTTCTTCACCAAGCTGGTTGGGTCACATCAGATGACCCTCTAATCAAATCAGCTAATACTAAGACCTCAGAGTACCGTGTCTTTGCTCACACTTATGATTCTTTAAATTCATTATGCCTACGTAGCTTTTCTCTCAATGAGTTAGAAGCTGAGTTTGATTTGAATACTAAAGAGATACGTAGTGTAACATTACGTGATACTGCTGTCCACAAAAAGATTACCTTTAATAAGAAAGGAGCTATCCTAACTTATGCCAGAGGTCAAGATACTGTCGGACAAAACAGTGAAGTTAATTCACTCACTACAAAAGAACCTATCTCAAAGATTACTATTAACAGTGATATATTCGCTGTCCCTTTCGATGTAAAGGAAGTATATGAGAGGGTTACAGGTTTGAGTGTTGATTTACTTACTGACGATGACTTAGAAGAAGAACAGAGAAACGCAAATTTATGGACTGATTTAATCGGCACTATTGAGGGGGGTAGCTAATGAGTAGCTTTAAAGAAGCTCTTGTTAAGTTTTGCGGCTTTAACAACATGACGTTGAATGAAGATAAAGTCGATAAAGATTTAGAAAGTGTTGAGGTTAAGAAAGACTCGACATTAGAGATTAAGAAGTCACATGACCTCGTTAATCAAATCTCTGTAGAGGTTGTTGCTGAACCTTATGCACCAGACGCTCACGGGCATTGGTATAGTCAAGACACTGTACTTAAAGGTTTTGAGTCTGCTGATAAGGCTTGGAAAGAAAAACGTCTGCACATGAACCTATTTCACGCTCATGATGATACAGAGAATACCTGCATTGAGTTATTGAAACATTACGTTGTTCCTTTTGACTGTGAAGTGAATGGTCAAAAAGTTAAAGAAGGTACTTGGTGCGCTGAAATTAAGTGGCATGACCAAGAACTTTGGAAGAAACGTACTGAAGTATTAGATGACGGTTCTACTGAGATTGCAGGTTTAAGTTTAAAGGGTTGGGGAGTAATCAATGACCCTGTATCAACTGGAGAATAGCTTGGATAATTTAGATAAACATTCAGAAATCACTGGACTTAATTTTGATGGAGAGAATCCTCATATTGCAGTGTGTCATAAGACACAGGGTTTCAGTGCTAATCTACGACACAAAGAACTATTATTCAAAGGTACAGATACTAAGGTTTCTTCTGAGATTATGAAGACTTTAGAGGGTAAGGTACCAGAAGAAGTGTTGCAGAAAATGTCTATGCAGAATAAGCGTAAAGACTTACAGGATGCAGTTGAGGCTGTTCTTAAAGAGTCTACGAACAAAGAATATATTTGGGTGTACGTTGAAGACTTTAGTGACGATATGGTGTTGTTTTGTTTTGATGACAAAGCTTACGCAGTATCTTACAACATGTCAGAAGACGGTGCTGTTGAATTCACATCAGAGCCAGTGGAAGTTAAACGCCGCGACCTGTATGTAGATGCCGAGACTGGTGAAGAGTTAATTAAAGCTCTTGATTGGTTGAAGAAAGAAGAAGTCCCTGAAGAAATTAATTCAGATGGGGAAGTTAACGGGGAAGGCTCACCTGAGTCCCAAACTACCCCAATTGAAAATGATGAGGAAATCATGTCAGAAGTTAAAACGGAAATTACTCAGGATGACTTATTAAAGTCTACTGTAGTTCAAGACCTTATCCAGAAAGCTGTTACTGATGCACTTGCTGCTAAAGAAGCAGAACTTACTAAAGCTAAGGTTCTAAGCGATACAACTGAACTTGTTAAAGGTTTATCTTTTATTGCTGAAGATAGTGTTGAAGCTATTGTTAAGTCACTTGTTTCTCAAGATGAAGCTATTTCAATCATCAAGGCTATGTCTGCTGCTCAAGATAAGATCGTTGAGTTAGAGAAAGCTGTTGAAGATGTTAAAGCTGAATTTGCATCACAAGACTCTGTAGAAGCGGAAGTAGAGAAGAAGACTGTTAAAGGTTCTCCTGCTGACCGTGAAGCACAATTACAAAAAGCTGTTGCCGCTGAACTTGCTGCAAAGAAAAACAAATAAATTTAATTAGAGGATTATAATAAATGGCTACTTCATACCGCCAACCAGTTGTTCTTAACACCCTATCTGCTGCGATGGGTGGCAACATGTCTTACGAGTCTGTACGTGTTACAGTTACCGCTACTATGCAGGACGGTTCTATGCTACTTGCCAGTGGTGCAGAAGCTGCTGTTGCTGACGCTGCTAACGTTACTGGCATCATTGATTTCCCTCAGTTTGAGGTAGGCGATTACGCCGCTGGTGACATTATCTTAGTTCCAGTTGTACGTCGTGACGCAGTAGTTAATTCGGGCGCACTACACTTCAGCGATGCTGCATATGGCACTGAGACACTTACTGCATTAGCTGCCGCTGGTGTACGTCTACAAGCTGTTACAACTAGCTTCACACGTAACTAAGAACAAATAATAACAATTTAACGGAGAAACAATTTTATGGCAACTCGTATGGGTGACTTCGGTGTAACTGATTACACTTCACTAATGGCACTAGCGCCACGTTCACAAAACTTCCTACAGGAACTAGGTTTGTTTGGTGACTTTAACACTGAATACTCTGATAGCCGTTACGGTGAGTTTGAGCGTGAAGAGAAAGGTATCACTGCAATGCATAACGTTGCTCGTGGTGCAGACCGTCAATTCGCTGGTTCTGAATCAGCTCGCAAGGAAATCCTCGAGATTCCTTATGCAACTCTAGATACTTCTGTTAAGCCTTCAGAAGTTGAAGCTTTCCGTGAATATGGTACTGAAGATGCACCTGCTTCTGTTAGCCAGTTGGTTAACCGTAAAGTAGCTCACATTCAGCGTTCACATGCACGTTATATCCGTAACGTAATGTACACTGCGCTAGTTAACAACCGTATCCACGCAGTCGATGCTGCAGGTAACCAAGTTACTACACTTGCAAAGAACTTCTCAACTCTTTGGGGTGCTAACCGTCAAACTGGTACTATTGACCTCACTAATGCTGCTGCTGACCCATTTGATGTATTAGAAGAACAGCGTCAAGCAATCTCATTACTTGCTGGTGATGATTCAGACAGCTACCAAATGCTTTACATCTGTAACACTACTCAGTTCTCTCGTCTAACAGGTCACGCTCGTGTACGTGCTGCTTATGAGAACTACAGTTCAGATCAAGAGCCACTACGCCGCCGTTTAGGTGGAGACCGTATCAACAAATTCTTTACCCATAAAGGTATTACTATTGTTGAAGACGTGTCTGGTCAAATTTCTAACACTGCAGGTTTCATGTTACCATTAGGTATCGAAGATATGTGGCAACTACGTTATGCTCCAGCACACACTCTTGACCATGTTAACCAAGTATCTGAAGGTTCTTACTTGTTTATGGTTGAAGGCTGGCGTCAAGTTGGTGTTGAGTCAGAAGTTGCAGTAGCAGCAGTACTGACCCGTCCTGAGCTAGTGGCTAACATCACTGCTACACTAGTGTAATATAGTTAGTTGTACTTTAAAGGAGACCTTTGTGGTCTCCTTTTTTATTACCTGTAATATACCAAACAAACTTCAGTGTCAATACCAAATTTGACACACACTTAAATCCATGCTACAATTAGGGTATAGACATTAAAGGAGAGATACAATGAAAGAACAATATAATCACATCTCAGGTTACTTCCCTTTCTGGGAGTACATGAAAAGCCAACACCACGATATCGATTTGAATAAGACCCTCGAACTTCCACGTACATGGTTTGCTACAATTGATGGAACTGTATACCAAACAGAAGGTTTCGTTGACTTACTACAGAAGTTGAATGAACTTTATGGTGAGGTGTATGCACCATTACTATCTACCTCAATGAAGAGTCAGTTCACTATCTTCTTTAAGCAGGAAGATGCTCCAGTACAAGAGTCTGCTTCGTTGATTCAATTATCTTCTGAGAAAGTAGAGGAAGAAGTTAAGCAGGAGGTTCCTGAACAGCCTGTGGTTGAGAGTGTAGAAGAATCTGACGTAGTTGTTGCAAAGACTCGTGAAGACTTCCCTGAGATTGATTGGGTTCGTCTAGATAGCTTAAAGTCTAACAAGGATGATAAAGGTTACTTAGAAAAAGTAGCTATACCTTTCGGGAGTGACCTGAAGAAAAATAAATCTATTGGTGGGATGTTAGCTGACTTTGAAGCTCACCTCGGTATCAAATAATTTTAGTTAAAACTATATAAAGAAACCCTCACGGATCAATATCTGCGAGGGTTTTATTTTGTCTAAATTTCAATAACACCCATCTTAACTAAGTCATTACCTGCATGTAGCATCTGTACCATCAAGAATGTGTATGGGTTTAAGTGGTAGTGTTTATACTCTTCCCAGTAATCTACGGCACCAATAAAGGAAGAAAATACATCTACAGTAACTAAATCGCTTTTCATATTACCTAATGTCTCAATTGTCATCCAATCCTTGTAAGCGGGGACACTACCGTTATACTGAATCAAATAATACTTACCCTCCACCTCTACAGCAGAGATATACTCAAACACTTCCGCACTACCTTTCTTACCAATCTGCATCTGAGCGTGGTGTGTCATCTTCACATCAGATGGTGGTGTGGTTTGTTTATTCGCACGAGCCTTTTGTAAGGCAGCTTTAACTTTATCTTCCGTAGACACTTCTTCAAAGTTCTCTCGGCAACTAGGTGTTAATTCAAAACCCTTCACATCACAGGATGCGTGTAATCCTCCGATATCAGGATATACACCCAAAACGGTAATGTACTCTCTCCCTTGCATACCTTCTAAAAATAGTGCACGTAGGTTCTCTGGGTGCTTGACTTTATATGACTTACCCTGTTCCCAACATGCAACTTCTACAACTTCCTCGAAGAATTGGATATCAGAAAAGAATAGTATATAACGCCCTTCATTTTTATATCCAATCACTACATAAGAATAATAATCATTTAGTTTATAAATATGTACACGTCCTTTATTTTTACTGATAGAGTGCTCAAAGATATCTTGGTTACCTTCATGATCTGCCAAGAAACCCTCTTTATCCACAAGCTTGTATTTTTTACCTTCTTCCCATTTTAATTCTGACATAGTTATTCTCCTCTTGTGTTTTCAATGACACCAATTTAACCTATTACTATTCCTCTGTCAACTACTAATTGTTTACTACACCAAATTGTGTTATACTTGTTTTATGATTTCAGGAGAATAAAATGAACTACTCTAAACCTATTATTACGAAACCCCTTAAGTGGGATGAGAATAGTATTATTGAATTAAATGGGCTAGGTGATAGTCTCTTTATCAACCTAATACAGAAAATGGATACAACATTAAAGTTAGCACCGGCAACAACAAAGTTGCCTAATCGTATATCTCCTTGGGTATCTTTAGCTACTATAAATAAGAACGTAGTTGCTCATGTTACAGAAGGGGAGTCTTTTGATATTACAGTTAACCTATCTAAGGCTCACACAACAGACATTACAGTAGACTTTACCATCACGCACGATGTATCACAAGTAGAACGTGATTGGAGGGTTTCCAAGGATTCTGACGAACACGAGGATGACTTTGATTATGTTGCTGAATACTTTGCACCCAGTGCAGATGCTGATTATGATACTACTAATGGGACTATAACAATTTCTGCGGGAGACCTATCAGGCAGTACTACGGTAACTACTGTAGATGATACATTACTTCAAAGAGGTGCTGGTAGTTTCAAGGTAGGTTTGATTACTCTAAGTAATATCTCATCAGGTGATCACATGATCCATAACCAAGCTGAGGCAGCTTCGGTTTTGATTGAAGATTCTAGTACTTACCCTATATGGACAGGAGATTTAGAATTGTGGGGTAAAGGGCATGATCTACAAGAATGGGAACCTATCTTAGATCCAGATACCTCTACAATAGCTGTATTTAATATGGGTTGTGAAGCTATAGATGATGGTTTGGGTGGGTTTACTTCAGGTGACCCCCTTATGAGGACAAAAATTATAGATGATATCCCCCTGACAGAAATACAACTAAGACCTTCCTTAGATATTCCTTTAGATATCACAACTATAGAAGACCTTACTAATAAACTCCCCTTTTATAGGGCGGTAGTTAATATAGGCAGAAGGGTTTAGGAGAATAAGATATGGTTATGAAAGTAAGAAATACCACCCTACGTGGCGGAGGTGGTGGGGGTAAGATCTCCGTATTCAATCAATCGGGTGGTGTAGAGTCCGCGGTAAGTTTAGGGGTGACTCAATTAATATGGGCAACACAAGATGGCTTAGGTTTTTCTGCTGTTGTAGATCCTGATGACCCCACTCGTGTCATAATAGGAAACCCTCCTCAATTCCTAGACCCGATTGCTTGGTCTAGTGCTCAAAATACACCAGTAAGAGTCTCTGAAAGTGATCTGGCAGAAGCTGACACCTTCTTAACTAATGGGCAAGAGAACACCACCATGATGGGGTCTCTTAACAACCTTAACTACTCGTCTACACAAGGTAGGGGTTTTGGGGCAGATGCTAGAATAACAGTAAAAACTTACCACAATGGGGTTCTAGTAGATAATGTAACGTTCTCCGCTGAGAGTAACGGAACTCAGACAGATGGTAATGTGTCTGTTCAAATATCAGGTTACGCACCCGATGGGGATGGTACCGCAGATGCTGCCAGATTCTCTGTGTCTGTTAGTGGTGATGGCTTGATCGGTTCTACTAACTCAGGAGTCTGTCGTGTAGAGATATCTTTCCTAGAACATAAGTGGGCAGAGTTACGAAATATAAACCAAGATGTATTTAGAGATAAGAACCCAGACAGTCCTAGTATTACTGGAGCACCTTCTATTGTAGAAGATCCTACTCCTGCAAATATTGTTACTAAGTTTTTATCGGGCTTACAGTACTACACACTTACATCTCCTTTTGTTATTTCTGTACCAGACATAGATAACCACAACAACGATTCATCTAGACCCAATGACAGTCTTGTAGTAGATAGTAGTGATTTCGGTATAACACCGTACACATCTTCTCCTTGGACAGATGCCACTTCTTGGTTTGAGGTTACAAACTTAGATACAGTGCAAGGGATAGATTATGAAGAAACTAAGAATATTAATGAGACAAACTTTAGGCATGTAGGTGAAGCTACTGTAGGGAACATAATAAGGGATAGCTGGAATCCTGCTGGATCTGTTGCGAGCAACACCTTAGATGTATGTATTGACACTTTCTCTAATACCTCTACTGATAGTTTAGAGACTTTTAATAGTGAAGATAGACGACTAAAACACGACTACACAACTGCTTGGGACAGTACCGTACACCTTCTAGATGGAGATGCTGCGGTCTTTGGTGGAAAACTAGTACATCCTGCTGATATGTTTACTATAAACCAGACTACAACAGAGGGCGCACTAGGTAGTATTACAGATTTCACCAGTAACCTACCTTTCATTGCCACACAACCAAACTATACAGGCTTTAATAGGTACTGTACCTACTTCCGAGAGTTTCCTACACCTAATATAAACTCTTTCTCCACATTCACTGTAACAGTAGGGGTTAATGGTGATCTAAAAACATTACTGGAGAATGAAGACCTCAGGATCTACATTTGGAAGTTAGCCAGTACCGATGCAGGGAGTCCTAATATAATAATGCCTCCAAATTATAATATAAATAACCAAGATTTCTCTAAGAGAAATAGTATTTGGGTGCATGGGGCTAATGTTTATAACTTTGCAGAGTTCCGTGACGGATTAATACAAACAAACACTAATGCCACTTGTCGTTCTTCGATTACAGGTACTACTGCGAACTGTACTTTTGGCAGTTTTAATGTAGAAAATGGTATACTTATGAGAGTTGAATTTGAAAGAGGGGTTTGCGTAGAAGAAATAAGTGTTTCTTTCGCATAAGGAGATTAAATGGGCTTTAGTACTAATGAAATTTCAAAACTAAGTGCAAAGGTGTTGGCAGCGGGGGTTATCGACTCACTACCTACAGCTAATTGGTATGAGAGTAGATTCCCTAACTCTTTCTTAGTAGATCCAGACAATATTTTAAATGATATAGGCGTTTTGCGGGATTTCCCTGCATCCAGTGCAGCAGCAGCATTAGCGGCAGTTAGTGCTAACTCCACAACTATGCAGTCTTTGGGTTTTAACCCTGACGCATCTTTTGACCCGAATACTGCGGTTAGGTTAACCCCCGTAGCAGGTACAAACAGAGCTACTTATGTAGCTTATGCAACATTCAACGATCCTACCTCTAAGCAACTTAAGAACTGGATTCAACCTCAGTTAATACAACAACCATCAGGAGCTGCATCTAACGGGTATTCTATTCGGGTATTTGTCGGAGGTGCTCCTACTGCAGGAGGTGTTGAACTTACAACTACGGTAGGTTTGGATATTGGTGGTGAAGTTGGTTGGTTCTTTAATTACGCTAACGGGTTACTACTATTCTCTACAGACGTAAGACCTCCTAGTGGGTTTGTAGGTTCAGATGAGATATGGGTTTGTGGTTTTCGTTATGTAGGTGAAACTGGTGGAGGCGGAGAAACCATACCAGAATATACGGAAGTGTATTTAGGACAGGATATTAAAGCTGGGGATAAGTTCTCCAATTACGGAGGAGTTATCGCTGTTAGGGACCACGTAGGTGTTTGGCCTATGGATATATTCTCGGGGGTGTGGAATAGGATCGGGGATGACAGGACTTTTCGTTTTGAAGGTACAGACCAAGAGAAACTAACCAGACTGCTTCCATCTTATGAACAAGATAATAACCCTATAGCAATACCTGATACCGCTGCTATATACACACAAGGGGTACAGGCACCTGATGTGTTTATTACTGCAAACAAGGCAGAGCCTACTAATAACTCTGTATGGTCTACTGGGGATGACGTAAATCAAATAGTACCTAGATACCGTATATATTGTTATGTAGGTAATAATGTACCTCTGAATGGGTTTGTTTATCAAAACGCAGGAGACACTCCTACAGGCGTTAAGGATATAGTGGTCTATGTTAGTGATGTAGAACCTTCACAGAGACATGCTGATTCTACTAACCTTACTGAAGTATTTGTAGGTACTATGAATGCCAGAGCCTCGAATGTAGACCAGAGAGATGTTATCAGTTTTGATCAAGATTATACTGGTTCTTGGGTAACGATAGATACATTCTCTAATCATGGCGATCCAGACTTTATTGGATTAAACTGGGTAGAGTTTTTCAGTGGTAATTACTACATATCTACAGTGATGCCTACAGTGGGAGCCTTCACAAAATACAACCCTGTATGGGGTGATAATCTAAACGAACAAGGTGTTGTAATACTTAATTCCGCTAATACGGGACATGGCGCTACAGAGTGGGCTTTCTCAGAGGCTAATAAATTCAACACACTACACGACTCAGAGTACAACGTACTTACAGACAGTAATGGTGCACTGATAGTGTTTAATAGATCACCTAGGGATGTAGATACTTTAGTTTTTCCTATAGGTTACTCAAGACCAGCAGATGAAATTTCTGAAATAGAAAGGACGCAGTATTTAGGTAAGCATGTACGCCACACTAATATATACCCTCCGATTACAGGGTCTGATACATTGAGTTTTTACGAAGAGTTCTTCTTCGAGGTTGACGATGAAACCCCTTCTGAGGTAACTCTTACCATACATCCAAGGGGTCGTCCGACTTTAACATCCCACACAATAACCTTAAGAGCTTACGGTAGTTCTAGATTAAATACCCCCAGTGATTTCGATATTATTACCTTTAATTCTTTGCCAGAAGGTAGTTATAGGTTACACAGGGATATAGAAGAATTAAGATTAGGTCGAGGTACTACTTGGCTTTTAGAAATAATAATTTAACGGAGTTATAAAATGCCTTTATACACACCATCACTACCTACCTTGCAAGGTAGTGTTAATGGACAAACAATATTTTTAATGGATGCTGCGGGTAATCTGCTACAGTCCCCAGCCAGTGCTTTCCGTGGTGCAGGTTTTTATACAGGAGACGCACTACCTACAGAAGTACATCCAGATAGCGGCAATAACGCATCCTTTATTGACGGAGATTTTTATGTATATACTCAAGGTAACTCTGGATTCCTTTATAAATGGGATCAGACACAAACCGCAGGTAACCGTTGGGTAGAGGTAGGCTCTTTAACTGGTACCCGAAGACATACAGCGATAAGTTTGGGGGTAGATACTTTTGAAACCGCCACTACACTTATGAATGACCCAATTACTTTTGCCGCAGGTGATACATACTACAACTTTGCTAAAGATAAAACCTTTGGTCCTATGATTGCTGGTGTTGGTATTGATTTTAATGTAGAGAATAGAAACTACTTTACAAGTAGGGCACCAAGAGAATTAACACATACAGATAATGACCCAGCTAAATTAGTACATACTTGGACTCCTGCAGCCATAACGGACATAGAAGACCTAGCATACTCTCCACAAAGAGGAGATACATATCACCAAGAAGTTGGTAATACAGATCATGGTGGTTATGTATACACATGGGATGAGGATGAGTTTCAAGCAAGAATCTTAGCTGGGGATACTTATGCACAAGCATTATCATCAGGTTGGACTAATATAGCAAGAGAGTTCAAAAGAGCACCTAGATCATTCTCTGAGACAGGAGCACCCACGGTTGATGACGAAAAATACATTGACGGTGATACTTATTTTGATACAACCAACTTACTAATATACTCAGGTTACCAGACTGGTTTGGTGCAAGACAACCCACCACTGACACCTGCGGAAACAAACGGGCAGTTTCTTTTACGTGTATGGGGGAATCAGTTACCAACCTCTTTGGGTGCTTCTTCAATACAACACACAAACAACACGATAGCTTTAGATGTAACTTATGCCGCAGATGATTTAGTACTAGAGAATAGAGATAATACTCCTATACTATATGGTCCTTATGACCCACTACAAGCAACTATTCAAGCCGCCGCACCTTATATTTCTGTGATGAGAGCACCAGTAACCCACCACGGCTTGACAACACCACCCACTAATGTGGTAGGTACTATCAGTGGGACTAGGGTTGCAACAGGGGATTATTATATTCAGACGGAATCTGTTGTCCGTTTAACTGAAGGTAAGCAGACTATTTTTGGTCCTTGTACTGTAGATTACTCTGACCCTGCTTTACCGATAACTTGGGATGTTGGTGTTAATAACAACAGACCTTTGACCTTTTTTGATGGTATTGGATCTAATATAACCAATGATTCAGGTTTCTCAGCAGGAGATTTCCTTGAGGTAAATAGTGCCATAAAATATGGTCCTTATGTTTCAGGAGCAGCCACTGCTGCATTATCTTGGCCTTTTCATAGCTACACCAGACCTTATAGGGTTATACAGTTACCAACCACAGAGAGTAATAACTACACCCCTGTAACGACATATGATACAGAGAATGGTAATGATGTTATTACGGGAGACTTCATCGAGTGGGAAGTTACAGGAACAACTACAGGTAAGCGGGTAAGGATAGGTCCTTGTAATTATGACCATGCCACAGGAGTTATAAACTGGGGTACTAATAGAGTAGATATGTCTCCTTCTATCATGCACAATGGCCCTGTATCTACAGGAACCCCTGCTAGAAATGATGCAGACTATTGTGAAGGGGATTATATACTTAATCCAGCAGGTGCTATGTATGGTCCTTATAGTGAGAATGAAGCTACAGACACGTTGGCTTGGCCTTTATACAGGGATTTATCTATTAATCCTACCATTGTAGATACAGGGAATGTAGATGCTGGTACTGTTTGGAGATTAGTAGCCATCAATGGTGTTCTCAAGTTAGATGATGGCAACCCATAAGGAATACATAATGGCAATAAGAGATTTAGGAGTACCTGTAGGGTCTGTTATAGCCCTTACAGGTAGTGCAGTTATACCTCATAATTTTAGGGCGTTGGATGGGTCTATAGTATCTTCTGGAGGTAAGTCCTCTTTAGATGGAATTAGATTACCAGATTGGAATAGCACGGAGGTGCTTCCCGTAGGAGGTACTTCATCAAGAGGTACGGTTATTAGTAGGAGAACCCAAGCAGGCAAATTTTTGGATTGGGGCAACTTTACCAGTATGAGTATAGACACACCTGTAACTAGGTTCTTGATTGGAATAAATGGTACTATAGCGAATACTCCTAATGATAATCAGGACCTTTCAGATGCTAATTACTTCGTACAGCCTGTACCTTACTCTAATGGCTTTTGGAATTTTAGAGATAATGGTGCCTTCGCGGGTAATGATTATGTTATGGTAAACAGTCACTACACTAACGCTACAAAATCATATAACATGACACACACACACACGGCTAATATAAAGCATAATGGATACCACGATTTCTTACTTAAGGATACTAGTAAACCTAATGCAATAGAGACTACTACAGATGTGTCATTCTTTGTAGAGGGTAATTCTGTTGCAAACACACCTAGCCTACCCCTAACTTACAACCTAAAGACTAATGTAGGTATTTGGGTCATGAGGATATACTAATATGCAGATATACACAGGAGTCCCTATAGGGGGTACAATAGCTTGGTTAGGTCACTTAGCAGGCATAAGTATCCCAGATAACTTTATATACAACCATGAGATATTTGTTCCAAAGTCACGAGCTGATGCAGATTTTACTAGAATAGATTATAATGATTGGGAGAGGGAGGGTTACCTCTCTGGTACCTCGGCAAGTCTTGCAAGCAAATCTGGGATTAATAGTTTCAGTTTATCAATTACCCATCTGCCTAGGTTCAGAGAGGAATACACAGGAGAGCAAAAAATTAATTACAGTTTATCTTCACTGAATTCAAGAGTAGACTTAGGTGCAGGGCCTGAGACAGCTAACTCCACTTTCAACTTTAATAAAGTTACTGACAATGACTGGGCTGATGGTACTTTATCTTCACAGAGGTTTTTCCCCGCTGCAGAAGGGTTCAGTCAAGATGGGGGCAATAAATTGACAGATACAGGTCACAGAAAGTTATACAACGAAGGTAATTATGATACGGATACCTTGAACCAACATACGCATGTGCATGGCCCTAAGACTACAGCCTCACACACTCACGGAGTTACGTTGACTTCCGTATCACATAGGTTTATACCAAGAGGGGAGGATGTAGTAAATAGTAACCAAACCCCTGTATCTTATCAAGTAAGGCCACCTGCCATTGGTGTGTTATGGATTACGAGGGTATATTAATATGGAAGGTGTAGATTTAAGTATACCAGTAGGGGGAGTTGTACCTTGGTTAGGTCAAATGATGGGTTTGACTGTTGCTGACCTGCCCGATAACTTCGTAGTGGTAGATGGTAGTATTATTAATAGGGGTGGTCTTAATCTTGCAGGAGACCTAAGTCCGTTCGAGGGAGTAAGATTACCTGATACAAACGGCAGGAGTCTGGTTAGTACAACAAATAATACCTTGATAGGTACGGAGTTAGGTGCTGACTCAGTAATAGTACCTGTATCCAAAGCTAATATACCTTCTAGTTTTAAGGTTAAGATGTCGTCAACTGGGATTGATGTGATGTCTAAGAGTCATGTTAATAATCTCGCACTAAGCTCTGTTCAGATGACAGTAGAAGTCAAAGATCCCCATGCGATAGGTGACGGTAATAGTGGTATGAGTGTACCTCAAGCCAACAAGATAGATGACTATGCCGCAGATAAACTACCAGTAGGTGCGACTTATCACTCACCTCATGTTTATGAAGGGAACACTATATGGGCAAGTCATCAATATTCTCATGATCATCATGTTAATACAACTCACCTGCATAGATTCAGGGTGTATAATTACGTGCAGTCCAATATTACAGTGCGTAACTCTGTAGGTGCGGGTACTGGGATAACTGTAGATACAAGTCATGATAATTTCAATACTGCCGAGGTTATTTACATAATGAGGATATATTAATAAAGTGATCTCACCTGCCCCGTCCGATGTATTTCGGCAGACGCAAATGGGTGGTACCTCACTATTACATCTAAGACACCATCAGTCGCATTATCTATATTAAAACATACTTGTGTTGGTGGTGATCTTCAGTGTTGTAACTCTACCTCAACAACCTCATCAGCTTGGGTTATATTATTTTATAGATCTCTTATCTAATTAATGTTATAATGACCTACAATAAATCAGGAGATATTATGTCAACTATACCAGACCTTTTCAATACAGCTATAATAGATAATCAGACAGGTCGTCAATTCTCTGCTAAGTCCCTTGCTGAAACAGGGGATTGGCAATTCTTACAATTAGGTCATTATACTACAGGATCACCGTGGGTTGTTAATGAAGGTGTTACGGATAAACTTACTTTCCAAGAGGTAGACATAACTTACTCGGCAGGTAATGGTTTAGAAATAAACTACGACTATACTGCTCAGTTATTTCTACCCCGTCAGTTGGGAGACCTATTCCTAACGGAAATTCGATTCAAGGCTAAATGCTCTGCACAGAATGGGTATGCTGATTTATTGGTAACTTCCCCATCATTCCTATACAACCCTGTGACAGGCTCTACCTTTAGTGTACCTAAGGGGGCGGGTGTTGAACAATTCATCACTGTTAATGGGAGTATTTTTGTAGGAGATGAGGTGAGAACTAATGGTTTTGAAGTTAAGATCCAAGCTGGCTCAGGAAACTTCAGCATATATGATGTATCTATCTTAAGTTGCCGCCTTGGTGGAGACAAGTCTTAGAATAAACCCGCTTCCAGAGATGGTTGCGGGTTTTGTTTTACTTAGCGCTTTATATTTCGTCGCACAACTTCTCCCACCAGTTTATTCCTTGATGTGTCAGTCTCCAATAAAAAGCATCATCTAGTGTGATATCCCAACACCAATCAGTACCTCTGTATCTTTCGTGAGTATTCTTCAACAAGTTCAATGCGACACCATCCTCTAACACTTTTGTTACATCTTTGAATAGAACTGTCTCTTTAATTTCTGCATCTGTTAGTGTAAGTTTCATATTAAACTTCTCCTGTCATATAATTAACCCAAGCCTCATCTGACTTAAAGTGCCGAACACAACTGGAATCTAATCTATTACGTGGCAATGTATATTGGTCATTAAAAGGTTGACCACTACTCTTAGCAATTAAGTAAGCCTCCCCTCTATCATAATATAAACCACATTCATCAATAAAACCTTGCCCTAGATCTTCTAACTCTTTCACCATCTTAACTTCACAACCAAAGGCTTTGAATGCACTGACCACCTCCTGCATATTGCGACCTCCGTGGCAGTTATCTACCAAGGTTACTTCTCTGGTAATACCCTCTGGGTTTGTTACTCGGTATACATTTGCTGCAGCTACAATAATTTTCTTATGCATGTTTTCTCTCCTGCATCTTGACGATGTTTGTTCAGTAACTCAAATAACTCGAATGAGTTATTAACCTTGATCCTTCATATCACGTAAACCTAGTCGCTCTGCGAATTCAATAAGATAGTATGTGGTAGGTAATTCTACCTTGATCTCAGGTATCCAGAAAATACTACTAGGACTGACTTGAGTTCCTAAGTGTCGCCCTTTGTCAGTCAGCGTCCAACCTGCTCTATTTCCACCTACAAATCTCATTGTTTGGTACCCTTCGTCCTCTAACCAAATATTGATAGCTTGAACCACCTTACTACTCCCATTACCCATCAATTTTGATAAAGATAATGGGGTACTTTTCTTGATAATCAAATCTTCTTTACCTTCCAATAAAGAAATGTAACCTGACTCCAATTTAGTTAGTGTATCTTTCTGTGCTTGCATCACCTGCATCAACATATTTCGTAGTTCTTCATTACTATTAACTGCGACTTGAGTATCGATAGCTTCCTGTCTCGCAGCCTTACCTTGGTCAGTGAATGCAGCGAGTAGTATGTGGTTTGCCGCATTCATACTGAAGCTATAAACCATTGGTTTCTTTCTACTTTCAGAAGTGACATCAATGTCACTTGTAAAATCCACACCCTCTACAAAAGCGTGCTTTTCTATCTGACGTTTTAGGTATCGGGTGATATCCTTTTGTTCTTTTGCAGCATAGCCACAAACCTCTAGTAGTTGTTTACCCTCTACGGTCATTGTATTGAAGTCTACTACCCCCTCAGTAATTAGGTGGTGGCTTGCTTGTTCTAGTGTTGTAATTGTTGTCATATTAATTCTCCTTATTTAAAATTATTTTTTAAACTGCTGCGCTGCAATACTAAGACGTAACTGAAGCTCTCTGTTCTCACGCTGAAGACGTTCAATGTCACTTTCCTTAGCAGCATTCACCTTTACTCCGTTTCGCCCTGTATCGAAGTCTTGCTTCATTTTAGGGGTAGCATTGGCAAAGTTCTGGTGATGTTCTGTCGAATCCATCTCAATAAAAGACATACATTCCATAATCTGCTGTGCTATTAAGTTATTCTTACGTTCAGCTTGGTAACGAATAGCTTTGAAATTAAACTTAGGTGCTCTTGGGTCATTCATAGTCACATAGAAGTTACCACAGAATTGAAACTTATTATTCACAGCTTCATGTTTGATCTTCATTAAGATAGCCTTCTGAGCATCCGTGCAATTACCTAAATTATCATCGAACAGTGTCATACCAACAGAAACGTTAACACCTACATTATTACTTGTGTAACCAAAAGGGTTTGATTCATTACGTGATCCGTATACAGAACCCATAACACCTACCCCCGATTCACAACTAATACCTAAGATACTTTGTGTTTGAGTCATCTGCACATTCTGGACAGAGACGTTACTTTGTGAGCCTGCCATTGTACTGGTATTGTTCATAGTTGGAGAGAATGCGTTATCAACCCCCTGCTGTTGATTAAAGTCCCCTCCAAAACCGCCATTTCCACAATTGTGACAATCCTCTGCCTGTGATGTAGTAGATATAAGGGCTGCTGTTATAATAGTGGCAATTTTTAACTTAGTTGTTGTTTTCATAATTCCTCCTGTTTATTAAGTGTGTTTATTAGAACATACTCTTAACCGAGTGTAAACACTTTTCTTCAGATAAATAAAAATAAAAAGGCTAGCAACCGAAGTTACTAGCCTTTAATATCAATTCAAATTTTTATCGAATGAACGATGTGAATGTGTCGCTGTGTGAAGTAGAAGAGTTAGTACCAGAGTAAGACTGGTTTACATTAGTTGTAACAACTTCACGACCCCAAGAACCACCATTCTCTGCACCACCATTTGTTGATGTCTCCCAAGTCTTAGTATTCTCTACAATAGAACCTGTGGTTGTTGAATCAACTGAACCTGAACTACGAGAATCTGTATGGCTTCGACTCTGACCTGCTAGTAGGTTATCAGTACCGATAGTTGAGTCACAGAAACTTGTGTTTGCACTTTCAACACCTACTTGCTTGGTTACAGTAGTCAGGTCTGTACGAACCACCTTACTGAATTGATCAGTTACTGTGTTATCAACTCCACAACCTGTACAGTTGTTCATACTACCAGTTTGTGTATCCTTACCCCAAGACTTATTAACACCCTTAACATGAGTGATAGACTCATTATTGTAACTACCGTTGCTGCTTGAATTACCAGTTGTGTAAGTCTGTGATAGAGTTACTGCTGCTACTGGTGCTGCTACGATTGTTGCTAGGGTTAGTGCTACTGCTGCGATTGTCTTATTCATAATAAATATTCTCCTAAATATGCGTACCGAAATTGATACTGATTAAAGTTAGGTAATTTCCTAACCCCTTTAATGTATTGTTACCTAGTTTAACACTGTTGTAAAGCTTTATTATTATTTATTTTATAAATTAACCTCCTTTTCCAATAAACATACACCTTTTTCTTATTATCTCACTATCCATGACTTAGTACGTTCATCACGAAGTACTTCTACATAAGCTAATGTAAAGGTTTCATTCTCAGGTACACTCTTATCTCTTTTAAGGTAACGATCCTCGAAGTAACTTATATCTACACCTGTTAAATAACACACCTCCAGACCTCGCCTAACAGCCTCTACAGGGTGAATATACTTCTCTGCTAATACTTCAATCATACGCCACGGAAACTTGTCTACCTCGTCCTCACGAAGCACACGAATATCTTTTGCATCATAGGTAGTTACTGTCATTTATATCAACCTCATTTATTGAGTAACCCCTTTAGTTACTACTAAGGTTTATGCTATACTTAATTATTATCAATGTCAAACAATTTTTAAATTATCTAATGGAGGTTTATGTGGCTTTAGACGTTAGTGAAATTTCTGAAGAAATCAGATTCTTGCTCGGAGGACTCAGTATTACTATTATGCCTGATGTTACTTTGAATAAGATCGTTCAGCGTAATATAGAAAAGTATGGTGCTGCAGACGAGAATTTATGTATCGTTACATATAAATCTCTACTGGATACTTTACAGTACTTAATCAATGCTCAGGCAGCAGGTTCTGCAGGATCAGGTGGCGGTTCTGTCCTTAGCATAGAAGAAGAAATAGGTAAGAGGCGTATTAAGAAAACGTTCTCAGATGGTTCTAATGGTACAGAGACTGGGTGGGAAGGGCTTTATGCTAAGTACGTATCTGACCCATCACTCGTGTGTCAATCCTTGGTACCAGAAGGTGGTTCAGGTTCAGGTTTAGTTATTATTGGTGGTACATCACAAACCCAATATGACAAGGTTAATAGTAATCCTGACACACGTAATGGTTGGTCTGCTACTAGACTTTGTTGGGTATCTAGTAGAAGGAGTAAATTTTAATGTCAGGTTTTCTCACTGAATCTTTTATAAAACCCGTAGCTGTGGGTGTAACCATAGCTTTATTAATCGGGGTACTTTCTTTATACAATGATGTACAAGCTAACACACAATCTAGGGTTAATGCTGAAGTTAATGATAAGCTTCTTGTCGAGATGAGTAGAAGTTTAGTCAGGATGGAACAAGACCTTAAGTATCTTAGAATTGATGTAGATCAAGTAAAAGATAGTCAGAAAAATTTAACAAGTCAAATATTAGAGGATCGTAATAGAGAATTGCGTCCTTGGGAATATCAATCTAAAAAAGAGTAATTTATTATGCCATATATTTCAGCAGTTCAATGTAATACAACATTTGCAACTAACTCCAATTCATCTAAATCTACATCGGGCGGTGGTGAACCTCCCGCTAATTTAAATTGGTTCACATCATTGGGTATCATCAGGTGCAATTTTATTGTCCCTTGTGATGAAGAAGTTATCCCTTGTCTTGCATAAGTAATATTATGAAGAACAATAATAAAATTAATAAGGTAATAAAATGTCTTTAACTAAAATGGAATGTGGTGTTAACTACACAACAGAAGCACTAAGAGAAAATGTTAATGGGTTGATTGATTATGCAAGTGGTGTACATGTCGAAGACATGACAGCACTTAGGCTGTTAGAACCTACTGAGTTTATAACTAATATAAACTTAGTAGGACATACGATCAGTGGTGTTGGTGGTGGTAACTTTTATTATGACACCACAGATACAACTAGCCCAGATAATAATGGAACTGTAATTGTTACTTTGGAAGGAAAAAGGTGGAAGCGTAGCGGGTTGGATTTTAGCCTCATTCCTGCCACTTGGTTTGGGTTATTTGACGGGGCTACAGAATCGGTATGCTCTGCCGCCGTTCAGGGTATTGTAGATTGGGTTGAAGCTAACCCCCATTACAACTCAGACAATTCAAAGGAAGGGTGGTGTACCACCATACAGTTCCCTGCTGGACGATTTCCCTTGTCTGAGGTTAGAATTAAAAAGTTTAACTTTATAATCGAGGGTGTTGGGTCGGGTACTTATCTTATTAACGAAAACGCTACAGGAAGAATGCTGCATGTAGAAGAGGGCACATCTAATACTCTTGGTGGATTCATTATGCGAGACTTACACATAAGGAATGTGGTACTTAGAGAGGATGGTGCTGGGGAAATTGTATACTTAAATCTTCCTGTTCGCGGAGGAATGTTCGATGTAACATTCACAAGCTCCGCGATTAATGTAGGTGGACGATCTAAACTTGGTGGGGATATGCTTAAAACTGTATCACCTTTTGAATTTTTATGTGAAGGGGTTACATTCTGGGGTTGCGGTATTGGATGGGATATCATAAGCGGTCCTCAATCCGACACCTTTGATTGTCAAGGTGTAGTTTTTAACGAATGCACTATAGGAATGATAGGTTTCCGAGGGGCTGGAGGCTCAGGCAACAACAACTTCAAGTTCTCTGGGAAGTTTATTGCTCAACAAGGAGGTACTTATGTGTCTGGGGGAAAAGATGCTTTTGCTATAACTTCTGTTGTGTCTACATCTGGTAATTTACTTACTGTTACTGACGCTACCAATATACTAAGCGGCAGGGCTGTTGTGGTCGGTGATGATAACACGGCTGAAGTTGCAATCATAAAGTCAATTAACGTTAATGAACTTACTCTAGATAGACCCATAACTAAATCTGGAGGTACGAGGGTATTATCTGGCAAAATAGGTGTTATTGTTATAGAGATGAGAAACCCTTCATTTGAGGGGGTGCAAATAGAAGGTTGTGACATTGGCGCTCTGTTACTAAAAGGTAGTAGGAACGTCACTTTTGACGGTTATTCTATAATAGGTACAGCAAAAGGAGTGTACGCATCCTCAGTCTTTAGGCGGCTAAATATGCTTAATGGTTCTGGTGGAACTTCAGGTACTATGCGCAACGGAGTTGCTTATAAAATATTGACACTAGACGATAACATCGAGTCTGACGCAAACAAAATATACATGAATAATATAGCTGGAGAAGGTAGTGGTTATTTTGATGACAATTTAACCTCTCTTATTGATAACGTTGGTGGATTTTTCCCTTTTATACAGATAGATTCTAGGTTGACAGGGGATACCCATATGGGAGATAACTCAGCAAGCGCGATTGAGCTTACTAATAAATCATATTTAACATTCAACCGTACAACCACAGGTAAATTCAGCAGGGTTAGATGGAGAACTGCAGATATTGATCAATGGTTCTTGAATCATACTGGCTCTGGTGGGGACTTAGGGTTTAGGAAAAGCGGACTATCTGTGGACTCTATGACCTTACTTCAGTCTAGCGGTGACATTAGGTGTGGCAGCGGGGTGTGGAGTGACCCACTCTTCAGAGTTGGATCTGTTAGATTCTGGGTTGAAGGTGTTAACGTTAGAGCTAAAGCCAGTGCACCTTCATCAGCAATTGATGGTGTAATAGTGGTTACTTTGTAGTAAACATATCACTAGGTTTTTAACATACCTAGTTTTAATTTATATGCATAAGTTGTGACATACCACCATTAAACAAAAACCCCACAACGCTGTTGTGGGGTTTTCTCCTTCCTCATCCTAAATTACCTTCCAACTATATATCACGTTTGCTATACCATATATCGTGGCTTGTTCGTGTGCCGTGTGCTAGTGACTGTTGTGCCAAATACACTACCGCGATAAATAATGAAGGTAACGCCCACATCATAGAATACAATAAAAACCCTGTACCGTAATATAATAAAGTATCTAACATGTAAACTCCCCTCTAGTTAATTAAATCAATTCTAAGCCACCAAACTAGCGATTTAAGCGACTTTCTATACTTAGATACAAAAGTGTTGCTATTCTACACTCAAGTAGTCTTAAATCGAGTCTGACGAGTTCTTATATAAACAAAAACCCCTGCACCGTTATCTGAGTTAGATTGTGGCACAAGGGTTTTATTCTGTCAATAGTTATTTATCAGTCTTCAAACTTTTCACCACTTCATCTTTAGCCGTATCAGCAATCATGTCAGCTAATTCTGGTACTTCTTCACTCCACTTATCCAATTGGCGCATTGCGGCTTTGTATGCAGCATTACCAAGTTGTTGTGTTTTATCATCAACCACTACTTGTTGGATTAAGTATGCACCAGCCATTTTAATTGCTGTCTCACGAGTTGGGAGGATTGCACTGGTAATCAATATAATCACCGATAATACTGTAACCGTTTTATATGGTAATTTTTTAACATAGACTAAAACCTTATCAGCACCTCCGTCAATGGAGCATATACCTCCAACTAAAATAACTAGCCCTGCAATCACACCTATAGTAGTAAACCAAGCTTTTGTAAAGTCACCACTGTAAGTTAAATTCTCTACTGCATACACTAACCACATTAATTCCATATTATTTCTCCTAGTTGTATTTGTTAAATTATAATCGTCTTACAGTTAGTGCTGACATCCAAGCATCATAGTACACATCTTTTATTTCTTCTAGAAATTGGCTTTCACCTATCATTTCTATCTCACCTGTTTTAAATATTTTAAAATCCTCACCTTCCTCCAATTCAATATCATGATAGGCTTCAACCATACCTGCGAAACTTTTAAAACATTCTGTATCATACTTCATATTATTCCTCCTCAATTATACAATTCATTTCACTACCTTCACCAACTACTTCTATGAACGCTTTAGTCATTACATCAACAACAACTTGTTTATCATAATCCCTACATATCATAGCATCATGGATGGGTATACATGGTATTTCTTGTTTGGTCAACACATCAAGACACTTCATAATAATACACGAATCCATATATTGCAACTTATTTCCAATACCAACACCCAAGTATTTAGCTATCATGTGATTGTGTGCGATAATTTCCGTGGCTATCTTATGTAAGTCTAATGGAGGTAAGCCAATATACTTCATTGTCCGTTCTCTACGTGTCCCTCGTTTTAGTTGATCTTTATGTAACTCCTCATAACATGACCCAACAGCTTTATTGACACTATCAGCATTAATCAAACATAGGAACAATTTCTTTACTATATTCCTAACAGGGTTATATTTATCGCCATTCAGCCCATAATATTTAATGAACCTGTTTATCTTCTTCTGATTAACCTTAATACTTGGTAGTTTAGGGTATGGATCATGTTCAGCCATAGGGATACCTTCCCAGTATAATAAGATAGCTGGATGGATAGCCTTGAAGTCTAATGATAGTGTCTCAGTATTATCCAACTTAATCTTAGCCCTAACACCTTTTGGTTTGCCTTGGACAGATCCGTCATCAAACAACCTACCACACACATCCCCGATTATGTTAAGTATCCGTTGTAACCATATCTCAGCTAGTTTGAAGTCATCTATGGTTTTATCTACCTTATTATTCATGAAGAAGTGGTAGTTGTTTAGTATATGTTCACCTTCTATAACGAGTTGTTTAAGGTTATCATCAAGCTTACTGAAATCTATCATATCAATAATAGTTTGCTTCTTAGTTGCACCTTTAGTTACACTGTTAACAATTACTACATTCTTTGGTGTAGTGGTAAAGGTTACTGAATTACTGTTGTATACATTTAATAGTGGGATTAGATCGGGGTTGATAACCATCATACTCATAGGTCTTTCACCATACATCGTATTTCCTATATAATTCAGAATAAGACCTTTCTTGGTTAGCATTTCAACCAGACGTATTACTATGTCATAGGAGTAGTTCTTATTATTAACTTTGAATGTATTACTGAAGCTTCTATCTCTAGTGTAAAGTAGACCTAAACACCCACTAGAAACACATCGGTTAAGATACAAGATAAACCATTCACATATACCAAGATACTTATCAACATTAATCCTGTTCATACCACACTCAACTTTAGAGTATTCAACAAACATATTATATAAAAGAGTAATAGACTCACTAAATTCAACACCAACAGAATTTATACTATAATCAGGTTTACACCTAACACTTCCATGATCATATATGTAGTTTAAAACATCAGAATTCACATACCATTCATATACATAACTAGATAAATTACCCTCTAAACAACTATCCAAACCTAGCATCTTCATCCAATACACAATACTATTATCATTCATAATACATTCACCCCTGTATAGAGCTTTAAGGAATGTCTTTTTACTACCCTTAATAATACTAAGCAAAGGTAACTCCAACTCATTGATTTCTTTACTTTTAACACCACCACGGCTAGGTTTAATTTCGAAGATAAATCCAGACTTTTTAGTCGATTTTACCTTACTTTTTGTCCCCTTTTTGTCCCCTACTTTCTTCACCATTTAACTTGCTCTCCGCACTGGTTAAATCACTCAACAACATGTCAATAATATCTGATGGATTACCACCACCATTCCTTACTAACCCCATAACATAATCCATATTCTCTTTAGATAAGACTACCCTTAAAGACATTTATACATTCTCCTCATCGACATATTTCCACTCAATAAAGTCAACCTCAAACCCCAAGTTGCAGAGACCATCTTCCATCTTTTCAATAGAAACCCTTTTACCATCATGCAGTAATATACTATTCAGTTGGCAATGGTTTAATTTAGATAATTTACATATTTCCTTTTGAGTCCATTTATTGGTTTCCATTATAGATTTATACACTAAAACTAAATCTTGCTTTAACATTGTATACCTCCTTAAAATATTATAACATTCTACAATTGTAGAAGCAAGTTAAACTTTAATACCAGAATCCTATACCAGTTTATAATTTAACACCACAGGGTTGAAAAGCAACCTTATGAGTAATACCAAGGATAATCACTACACATATACCAAAAACCTGTACCACTCAGATAATTTAAGAACATTAACCCTTCTTCCCCCAAACGTCATACTTATCCATACCCTTGTCTGACTCTTTCTTAACCACTGCCACATCAGGTTCTTTCAAACCATTAGCTACTAGATACTCATCAATAATAACTTGGTCATTGTTAGTCTTAACAGAGGATACATAGAAACCAGTCCCAATGATATCAAACATCCACCCAAAGCCAAATAAACCAAATGTGAATAGGTATACAACACCAGCTATCATAAAGAATGTACGGTCACTACTCTTACGTGCCACAGCAGCAATATAAAACAGGTGACCACCACACCATCCTAAGACTGCCCAAAGTATATAAGCTAATAGAGTATTAGGTGCAGCGTCTTTACATTGTTGACGGATATTCATTTGTACCATTGGATCTAACTTAAGTAATTTTGTATTCATAATAATTCCCCTTATTTAACTAAAGTTTCAATTTTACCAACAACACCTGCTTTACGTAGGATGTGTCGGAGTTTACGTTTATCATGTGATATCACTGTTTCCTCCCATCCCACATAATCAGCTTCATATTGATGAGAGTGACGTTGGTGATGGTAGTAGAGTTCATTTAGTTTAATCATTGTTTACTCCTATCGATTACCTTGTTTAAAGCTCCTGAGAGTTGATTTAAGCCACGTTACTAAAGAATAATCACCAGAATACCAAACTCGTTCTGTGTACTCACTGTGGCCTCCCCATTTACTTGTTACTGACATATGAGTTGTGATCCTCCCACAACATTTACATTTCCTGTTAGTCCTCATAACATGAGACTTTCGTTTATGAACATTATCCACAATCTTGGTGATAACAGTGTCATGTAAACCTAAGAAACATTTTACCTTGTCAAGCTTTGTTACCATTACAACTCCTTGTTGCTATTAAGTAGGTACAATTTATAGCACTAAGATAAATTTGTCAACTATTATTTAATTTAAATTTATACAATTAAACATAGACGTTAATTCATTAAGTAGATAACACTGACACTCAACTATGAGGGCTTTTTCTTGTGTACTACTATTTATTACCTCCACCACAACCTGCTATAATAGAGTACAATAGTAAAACTAGGTATTACAATGCTCAAGGTTAAGTTAAAGAATAACCATATCCCGAATTTAATGAAAAGGTTTAAGTCTCTCCACAAGAAGAAATTTGAGGTGGGGTATTTCCCAGAGAATGGAGTACATCCATCAGGTTTGACATTTACAGGGTTGTTTGCAATACAGAGTTTCGGATCAAGATCAGCGAATATACCAGCACGTCCTGTGTTAGATCAAGAGTTCATGACCTATACACCACTAAACACAAATGCATTACTTAAAAGCCAATTAAAATTATATTTCTCTGGTATCTCAAGTAAAACCCCAGTCATATCATCTAACAAATTATTAGCTAATGTTGCAGGTGATTACGTACAGAAAGTCCGAGCAGGTTTTGGTGACACCACAAGGTTGACATCAAATGCACCCTCGACACAGGAACAGAAGGCTGCTGACGGGGTTTCACCACCTAATAATCCCCTAGTTTGGACGGGAGTATTAAGAGATAACTTATCCTATTCTATCAATGGGCAGAGTATAGTTACACCATAATAGTAAAGTAGTTGAGTGACGAGTCAATATATGCTAATATAATTTATAACATAAACAAGAGGTATTCAGATGTTCACATTAATTTCTGATGATGATATGTGGGTTCATACTGTAACAGGAAGTTATGTTGGTCGTCAATGGGTTGACGGAGTACCTGTAGCTACAAAGATTAGTGGTTTATGGGAACCTTACTACGGTGGGGAGGATGCAATAATCTTACCTAGTGGGGTTAAATCTGAAGACACTATCGTGATCCTAACAGAACATGAACTCCGTACACACAGTAATCAGAAGGGTTCAGAGCATAAAGCTGATATTATATCATTAGAAGATACTACAATTAATCCTAATGCACAACTCTATGTAATCCATAAAAAAGCTCCTTGGGTAGCCAATGCAAGCTTTACGTTAATACCCACTCACAATGAGTATCTTGCTGTAAGAAAAGAGAGAACAGTATGAGTTGGGAATTTAACCACAACAAAGTGATGTTTGTATTAGCTGAGATTATAGAAGGTATAGTAGGTGATAGTTTAGCTGACCTACCTAACAGTGGTGGAGTCAAGGCTGTATACTTAGCTAACTATGGTGGTATTGAACCACCATTACCTCATGTGTTACTGACCTATCAAGGTAGTAATGACAATGATGGTTACAGTATGGCAGAAGGTTTTGTGGATGTCGAAGTTGATAATCCACTTGATCCTCCTAATAAAATCACTCTGACGACTACTTATGTTGACAGTGTTGTTAATTTTAACATCACACTAACAGCAGAAAGTTTACCACCTGTATATAGTCCTACATTCGAGAGAGACAACGGTAATGCTTTTAGTATCCTACGGGATATCAGAAAGGGTTTATTACTTCCAAAAAACAGACGTAGGTTACATACTGAAGTTTTCACAGCAATAGAACTTATCAACACGATCAAATCTACACCAGACTTAGTAAGTACAGAATACCATGATATTGGTACTATGGTTATAAAACTAAGTTCAGTTGATAGATCAATTGATTATGACTGCTTTACATTTGACACTTTAGACTGGGTAGGTGAAATCAAGATAGATGAAACAGACCCAGATCCTATTATACTGACAGGTTCAGTAACCTTTCCACCATTACCATAATAACATAAGAGGCCACAATGCCATACCAACCTTCGGTATCTAGTACTATTACTAGAAATACTACTTCAGCAGAGGGTATCAGTTTATCATTTCCGATTTTCTGTGCACCTCATACATATTTTAAAGAACGTACACGTAGTTATGGTTCTTTTGATGAAGTGAGATCTGATTCTAGTATCCCATCTACCTCATCAACTTACAAGGCGTTACTAACAGCATTCAGCCAAAGTCCAGCACCTTCACGGGTTTATGTTGGTCGTCAACAAGCTGATACAACTACAACAACTATTACAATCCCAACAGCTAACCGTTCTTATGGTTATACTATCGCTGCATATGATTCTACTACAGGTGAGGAGCAAGCACAAGCAGTTATTTCATTTACCTCAGTAGATGCAGTAGCAGCTAATATCAGTACAGGTCTTATTGCAGAAACAGAATTGTCAGCTGTAGACGCATACCTAACTGCAGTGTTAGCAACAGCTAAAATTGTTATTACACCTGTAGCTGGAACTACTTTAGTAATCACAGGTTATGTAGGTTTAACAGCAACACACACAAGCACAGAGACTGCACCAGACCTCTTAGCAGCTATTCAAGACGCTGATAACGATTGGTACTGTATGACTGCTGAGAACCACACAGAGACGTTCCAACTAGCAATGGCTGCATCAATTGAAGCTACTGGTGGTGGTGACTTCCCTAAGATTTACTGGACATCAACAAGTAACGTTAACACTATTGCTCCTGTAGTTGACCCAGCAACAGATGTAATTGGTAAATTAAAAGCACTAGGTTATGACCGTACAATCTGTGATTGGAGTCATGTAGCTGATAGTGTTTACCCAGAGATTGGTACATTCAGCGGTAACTCTGCATACCAAGCTGGTTCTACTACCTACAAGTTCTTACAGGTTAAAGGTATCCCTGCTGCTGCTAACGTAGTGACTGGTAACAAACTACCAACTTATATCCAAGGGTATATCAACGATCGTAACGGCGGTTGGATGGGTGAAGAACGTGGTGTTACATTCTATCACGAAGGTAAGACTGTTGGTGGAGAGTGGATTGACATAATTTTAGGTGCAGATTGGCTCAACGACCAAATGGAAGTTGCCTTATTAAACCTACAATTAAACAACAAAGGTTCTAAGATTTCTTACGCTAAACCAGAAGCTGTTATTAGTGTTATCAACTCAGTATTAGACCTAGGTGTTCGTGTAGGCTTCTTAGATGGTTATGTTGGTGCAACTATTCCTGATTATCTAACAGAAATTCCATTCGCAGATAAGGCCTCACGTATTCTACGTGATGTTAAATGGACTGGTTATATTGATGGTGCAGTACATAGCATCTTAGTAAACGGTAACTTAACTTACCAATCAGCCGAATTATCATAACAGGAATATATAGTAAATGACTCTTTTATATGAAGCTGCAAGTATTGAAGCAGCATGGAACGGAATTACATTAGACAGTGGTCGTGTAGGTGATGGAGCATTCTTAGAGTTCACACCAGTTGGTGACTTGAGTGAAATCTCTTGGTCTAGTAATGGTGAAATGGGAATTTCTAAGTTAGCTCAACAAGGTGCAGTAATTACACTAACGTTGAAGCAAACAGCCCCATTGAACGCTGTATTAGCTCGTATCGTGAAAGAACAAACTAAGAAAGGTGTAGTTCCAATTATTGCACCATTCCGATGTGTAGATAAGTTTGCCAACTCTGCCCACTTTGTGGCTTTAAACGCAACACTAACTGCACAACCAACACAGTCTTTCGCTAATACAATGGGTGACAAGGTATGGACATGGACATGTGAAACCTACCTACAGACTGACAGTATCACTGAGATCACAGAACAACTGCGAGCTTGGTTACAAATCTAAACTTTAATTTTACACATAACTGTGGAGGCTATGGCTATGCTATTAGCCTCCATTTTTCTTTTATAAGGGGAGAAAATAAATGAGATACACAAGTACATTAATAAGCAAAACAATCAAAGGTGTTGATGGTGTTGAGCGTCTATACAAAGCACGTAAGATATCTGCAATTTGGGCAAGTAAGGAATGCTTCAAGTTAGCTAAGGTTTTAATACCTGCAGGTGGCGCAGCAGTAGACGCTGTTATGGATAAGAAAGAACGAGATGACCTACTATTAGACCCAGTGAGTTCTACATTCGGATCGATGCTATCAATGTTTACTTCTCATGTAGAAGATGAACATTGGGATGACCTGAGTCGTAAGTTATTAGGAAGCCTACAGTTAGGTGACAAAGAAATAACAGATTTAGATGACCACTTTGACAACTACCAAGGTGATTACTTTGAAGTATTAATCTGGTTGTTCACGGAGAACTTTAAGGATTTTTTCTTCAGCAACGTTATGTTTCGTTCTTTGATAGACAAGATGTTGGCGTTGCTGAGTCCAGAAATGAAAAGTACAATCGAGAACTTAAAGAAAGATTTACTAAACGAAACCAATATGCAGTCTTAGACTACGTAACGTCATCCTCAGATAGAAATGATATGGATGTAGAGGGTTGGTTCTTCAATGTAGCCAACTCTGAGTTTTGTTGTGATAGTTTAAGTTACATTAGAAATGAAATGACATTGGGTGAATTTTTAGAGTTAGACTTCCAGATTGCATATTACAATGATCTTAAACGTGCAGTGGAACTAGACCAGAAAGTTCAAGAAGAGAAAGACAACATGAACAGAGGTAACAGGTAGAGGTCATATGTCAGAAGAAATCACCAAGTATGTAGTGGAGGCAGAATTTGATTCCGCTAAAGCTACAAAAAAGTTGGATGAGTTTAATAAGAAATTAACGTCTTATTCCAAAGCTCAGAACAACTTTAGAAAGAATAAAATGGGTATGCAGAGGGTTCTAGATAATACCAGAAAGCATAAGATGCTAACGGATGTTGTTAAGACGCCTCAGATAGCTAAATTGAAACCTCCAACATCACCAGTTAATAGATTAGAAACACTATCAGGTAAAGAGAAGGTACTACCTAACCTATATAAGTATAGTGAGGCTTCTTTAAAACGACAAAGTGAATACTTAGATAAGATTAAAGATAAGAAGGTGAAACTATCTTATGTTAATAATCTAAATAAACAAGAGCGAAAGGTCAAGTTAGATAACAAAATCCCCTCAAGACAGAAGGTAGCTGTTAGTGTCAAAACTAAAACCCCTACCAAACGTTTAGAGTCTAAGACTTCCAAAGTAAAACCTGTACCAACCTTAGACAGAAAAATAAGGATACTTAGTAAGGTAAAAGATAGTAGGGTTAACGAGAAAGACCAACCCAAACCTAGTAGATTACAAACACTAAAATCTAAAGAGAAACTATACCCAAACCTATATAAGTATAGTGAAGATTCTCTTAAGCGGCAAAGTGAATACCTAGCTAAGTTAAAAGATAAGAAGGTTAAATTAGATTTCATCGACAATCTTGACAAGGTAAAGAAGAGATTAAAATCCTTAAATAGACAAAAGACTAGGGAAGTGCCTGATAAGATTAGTAAAGTAGTGGGTTCAGATAAGAAACCTTTACAGAAAATCAATACTATCAAGGAAAAGGTGGTCAAAGTAGGTAAATCCCCTAAACAGCCTATGCTAAATGCCCATCACAAGGAACGTGAGAAGTATTTAAATAAAGAGTACAAGAACAAGGTTAACAGGGAAAGGAGTTTAAAGTCTGCACACATCTTGGCTATCAAAGAAAACATTAAGTTTGATAGGAAAGCAGCAGAAGCTAAACGAAGCGAAGCAAGTAAACCAGATGGTATGGATACTCATCTTAAACAACGTGAGAAGTATTTAGATAAACAATACAAGAAACAGTTAAGTCGAACTAAAGAGTTAAAAGCGGCACATGTAGCTGCTATTAAACAGAATATTAAGTTTGACAGACAACGGAAGATGGCTGCTGCTAAGGTTAAACAACCTGCTATTATGAAACCTGCTGATGCTCATGTGAAAGCTAGAGAGGCTAGTATAGTTCAAGCTAATAGAAAGGAAACTCGTAGGAAGTCTAATCTAGGAGTCGCCAAAACATCATTTGATAGGTCTGACTTAAACCTAACTCAATATACTGACGCAAGACAACTTGCAGCACAAGCAGCACTGAGGGAGTCTATAGCGCAAGCTAAGACTGCTGATGAAGTCAAGATGATAGTTGCAACAGAACATAAACGCCTAAGAGTAATGAAGCAGAATGAGCGCTCTATGGGTAAGCAGAACTACCTGATGCAACGTATGAACGCATCCAGTAAACAGTTTACAAGTAACATGTTCTCTGCATTCGCCATAGCTGGTGCTGGTGCTGGTATTACTAGAATAGGACAAGACTTCGAAGCAGTAAATAACACCATGTTGGCAGTAAGTACTAATACGCAAGAAGCAGGATCTAACTTTAAGTTTGTTAGAGATGAAGCTTATAGGTTAGGACTAGGACTTGCAAACAGTGGTAAGAACTTTGCTAAGATGTTATCTGCCAGAGGTAATATGAGCCTAGAGGATACAAAGAAAGCCTTCACAGGTATTTCAGAAATGTCTACATTGTTGGGGTTAAGTGCAGAAGAAAGTACAAGAGCTAAAGTTTGTGGCTCCTTTTAATAGTAATGTTAAATGTAAAATCTTTTTAATTGCTGGGACACCCACTTTATGGTGGACAATCAGCAGGGACGTTAACGTAAGTTAACACCTTCAGAGACTAACCCGTTAGGGTGTAGATTCTACTTAGAATCGAAAATAAGAAATCCTTTTAGGATTAAGATATAGTCCACAGACAAACGCTTTACAACAAATAAATCATTGTTTGGCTTCATAGAAATGTGATGAATAATTAAATTTATGAATTCGGTGGATCTCCTAAATGGAAGTAGGACAATACCGAGCGAAGCCTCGAAAGAGGAACGTGTAAAGACTAACTCGTAAGAGTGTAGGGGACGATACTATATCCTCGAAGCGTAAATAACCTGAACATTAAGTTGAAGGTTAAGATATAGTCTGAACTTCTATAGTAATATAGAGCGTATAATACGGAGTAAGTCATTGATTTACTTAACAATTTTGGATGAGTAAAGGAGTTGTATCGGCTAAATCCTTGGCCTTTTAACTAGCGATAGTTATCAATAATTCATTTAATTGCTGGAACCTCTCATATGAGACAATCAGCAGGGAAGACTACTCGTAGTAACCTCCAACGACCAACCGTTATCGGTGTAGATTCTAAGTAGAGTCGAAACAGTGAAAACCTCTAAGGAGGTTATGATATGGTCTAGCCCTATAGTGATATAGGTTATATCTAAAGACTTTGATATAGTGACTCTTAACGTAAGTCATTGATTTAACTAGAGGAATTAAAGCTTCAAATGGGTAAACTTTGCCCAGTATAAAATTATTTAATTGCGAGAAGCCTTAATGCTTGTGACAGATGATGTATTTATGGTATCATTGTTGCAGGTGAGATGGTAATTCGCAGGGAAGACCCACCACCTCAAAAGAGGAGTGTGTTGATATTATGAAAGCTATAGAAGAATTTCCAAATTACTTTATTGATGAAAGCGGTAATGTGTTTAATAGTAGAGGGGTTCCAATTAAATCCCAATTAAATATAGATGGTTATAGGGTAGTAAACTTATATTCAAACAAAAAATATTATCATAGACGATGTGCTAGGATGGTAGGTTTGACACATCTAAAAGACACATATGAAGAAGGTTATGTAATAAATCATAAAGATTTTGACAGAACCAACGACCAAATATCAAATCTTGAATGGATAACATCCCTAGAAAATAACTTGCATTCCATAGAAGGACAACCCCACCTACACACAAGGGGATCTAAATATGACGAAGATTTTATAAGAGGTGTTTGCCAGATGATCCAAGATAATAAAAACAATAAGTATATCATGGAACAAACCAAGGTAACAAAAGATACACTATTACACTTACGTTGTGGTGCCACTTGGACTTGGATATCTAAAGATTATATATTGACTCCTTCAAAAAGAGAATGGTGAGTAACCTCCAGAGACTAACCCTAACGGGTGTAGGCACGAGTGTGTCGAAATGGTAATCACATTTATGTGAAGATATAGTCCGATACCCAATGAAAATTGGGATATAACTCTTAACGTAAGTTATTGAAAACATTAAAGGAAGTTTTGCCCAACGCCATACAAATTATGGCAAAATCCGCCCAAGACGCAGGTCTAACATTAGATGGTACTGTAAAATCTATGATGGACTTACAGCAAAAAGGTGGTTTAATATCTGAAAAGGTATTACCTCATTTTGCTAAAAATATGTCAGAGGCTGCTCGTGCTAACGGTGGTTTAGATAAGGCTTTATTATCTAACCGTGTTGCAATGAACAGGTTCATGTTCTCTATACAAGAAGCTGCTGATATTGTATTCAAGTCTGGATTCGCTTCTGGGCTGACAGAGTTGTTCAATACAATGGCTGAATCTATTGTAGACTTAAAACCCTTATGGGAATCTTTAGGCACAATAATGGGTTCATTGTTTAGGTTAATTGCAGACGGTGTTAAATATATTACTCCACCACTTATTTCTATGGGTAATGTACTAAAATCTATTACCTCAGCTTTAGGTGACAACTACTCTTGGTTACTATTGACCTCATCTGGTGCAATGGTACTATATAGAACCATAGATAAATTAGGTGGTCTTAAGTTCTTTGCAATGAGAACACTGCCAATGGTTGGTTTATTAGTCATGGCGTTAGACGCAATCAAGCAAGTAGCTTTTTGGGCAGAAGAGTTAGACAATTTATTATTTTCTAGAAATAAGATAGGTGTATTATATGATCCTAGGACTGGTGTGAATACAGACTCAGTTATAGATGAATTAATACCACTATTGACCTCTATCAGTTCAATAAAAAATCAAGTCAACGCTGTGTCTTCTGGTAATATGATGGGTGGTGCTAAAGGTTTAGAGGCATTATTTAATGCAAATAATAAACCTGTTACGGTGAAAGGTAACGTATATATTGGAGAGGAAAAGGTTGGTGACATAATGGCTAACAACTCTGCAATTAAAGATACTATCCAAGCTGAAATAAAGAAAATACAAAACTAAGGTATTATACTATGGCTAATGAAAAAGATTTAGTATTTCTGATATCAGAGGATGATACCTTATTAATACTGGATGTAACAAGAGAAACTACGTACCAGAGGTCTGGTGCAGCATCTTCTAATACCCTACAAGATGGAGTGACGGTGAGTGATCACTATCACCCAGACCTTCCTACAGTAACTATATCTGGTAGCATACACACCATAAAGATTAGGGGTGGTACGCCATCCCCAGTTGTATATGTTACCCAGATTAACAAGTTGATGGATTCACAGAAACCATTTACATTGTATGGGACTATTGACTCAACAATACCTAGTTTAGATAATTGTGTGATATTAGATTTCTCATATGTAAAAACTGGGAAGGATTCCTTGGATGTGAATCTAGTGTTGAAGCAGATAGACTTTGGTATGAGAGCTACACTGGATTCACTCACACCCGTTAATGTGCCGTCTAAAGCTACAGGTTCTACCCTAGCGGAAAACACGGATAAGAAGACTGGAACCAAAACGTTAATTGATGGTATTGAAGTTACTCAATTACTTAAATCTAGAACTACAACACCATAGGAGTACATTAAAGTGGCAGAGGAGTTAAATATAGAAGGTGATCCTCTGGTAGTTGAAATCAAAGACTACCAGATTGAGGGTTTCAATTATAGATTACATAGTTGGTACAGTAACAGGTTAGGTTGGAATGTCTCTATATACGATACAGATAATGTAGCGATATTAACAGGGATAAACCTTATTAGTGAGTTTTCTAACCTCACATGGAAGTATAGTAGGAAAACTCACGATTTGTTTGAAGGGGATTTATTCCTGATAAACAAACAGGATAACTATGACACACCATTAACCAGTGACAATTTTGGACAAGATAATGAGTGGGGTTTGTTTTACCTCACTAACAGTGACCAAGTTGATTTAGGTATCAATAAACGTTAATACAAGGACAACCCCATACAACCTCTGTATGGGGTTTTCTTATTGATTGGATATAACATTTGTGATATAGTTAGTTATGGTTCCAAAGTATCAAGGTGGTTAAAATTCATGGCAATAGAAGCCTTTGGTAGGCAGATGAAAATCATCATCGGTGCGCCACAAAGAAACATAGAGGCATACGTAATAGATGGTGTAGTTCCTTATGCTACTACTAAAGTGGATGCCACTACAATACCCGCAGGTGCAACAATCAACTTCTCTAATATTGATCCTCAACCTAGACGTGGTTTTCATTTTAAGATAGAATCTACTAGGGGTGGTGTTGAAGGTGGGAGTGCTAATGAGACAACCACAATAGAGTTAGCCAACCTTAACCAAGATACATTAAACATACTCCATACTGAAAATAGTCAGATACAGGTATGGTTAGGTTATGAGTCAGATAAATCATTAGACTTGTACTACTCAGGTGACATATATGATATACAACCTAAGCGTTCTGGTCAAGATATAATTTATTTAATCACAGCTAAAGATGGTTTTGTTGATAACAAGAATACAAGAGTCAGCCTACATTACGATGAAGGGACGCCTGTTAGTGAGGTGTTGGCAGATTTAGTAACTAAGTTCCCATCTGGTTCGATTGGTACGTTAGCATTGGATAGGCTCACGACAAAGGTGGTTGAGGGAGGGTTAAGCTTCCAAGGTAACCTAGGTAAGAGTTTAGATGTATTGTGTAAATCACACGGCATTAACTATTTCAGGTTCAATGGTAAATATAACTTACAACCTTATAACCTAATTAACGGTACACCAGAGTATGCACTCATAGGTAGAAATACCTACACCATACCCAATAAAGGCGTTATCAATTTAGATCCTATCATACAGAACGATGGTAAATACTACGACACGACTAATACCAAACGTGGTGTGCAGTTGACTACTTATATCGTCCCTATAGAGTTGGGGCAGTTCTTTAAGATATTGCCTGAGACCTCCAAAGATTTAGCTGGTACATATAAAACAACAACAATAAAATTACATGCTGATTTTAAAGGTAGTGATTGGTTTGTCACAATAAGAGGGGAACCAATGTGAGTACTCCACAAAGAAGGCCATTGGATGTTGGTACTCTTACTACTAGAGAGTTGATCCAGAAAAGCCTCACTGACTTCACCAGAGAAGATTTATACTTAGCAATACCTGCAGTGGTGCTTGATGTATCTGAGTATGAAACAATGCAGTGTGTGAGCGTACAGGCGCTTATAAACGACATTTACGAGGATGAGGGTAAACTTACTGCTGTACGTATCAACAAAGTGTTTGTGAAGCTCCCAGCAGGTGGTGGTGTAGCTATTAAGCTACCAATAGCGGTAGGTAACAAAGTTACGTTACACTGGGCACATAGAAGTCTGATTGATTTCTTAGCAGGGGATGGGACAGAAGTAGATGTTGCACTTAATTTAACAGCAGGGGTTAGAGACTGTTGGGTTGTACATGGATTTGGTACAAGAAGTAATCATCAGAACCCTAGTGCAACAGACCTTATAATTGAGCATGACAATACAGTAATAACAGTAAAACCTGATGGTAAGGTTTCTATGTTAACACAAAGTACCGTTAATGTTGAAACCCCTTCTAGTGTTACGGTTAAATGTAACAGTGCCACAATAGATTCCCCTATTACTACAATGACAGGTAATGTCCAAATTGATGGTAATACTCAGATAAACGGCAACACACAAATAAATGGTAACCTTGTCACTAATGGTACTGTAACATCTAAGACTTCTATGATGTCACCTTCTTACTCTGGTTATGCTGGTGCAGGGTCAATGAGTATTGGTTCTATTACAGCATCTGGAACTGTGACAATACAAGGTACTACTGTAAACACTCATACCCATTTATATGATGGTACAAGTGTGACATCACCAATGCAATAAGAGGGGTTATGGATTTTTTAATAAGCGACTTAACAGGGGATTTAGATCTGGGTGATGATAACAGCTCAGGTCTACAGTTGTGCCCCACATATACAAGGGAAGCTGAACAAAGGTTATTCCAAGCGTTAAACTTAAACTTAACAGAGTGGTTTGCCGATATCACAAAAGGTATCCCTTATATCAAAAACCCTAACGAAGAAATGAGTGAAAGTATCAGGTATATCCTTGGGGATAAGAACCCTAATGCGGCACAGTTTACAGCCAAGGTACTAGATGCTTATATCACATCATTACCTTTTGTTGATTCCTTTACATCATCATACACTTATGATGCAGAGAAAAGAGAATTCAAATACACACCGTTAGTCGTGGCTAATGGATCACCTATAGAAATAGACACGGTAAACTTTAAGGTATAACAATGGCTAGACAGATTACAGATCTACCTTCAGCTACTACGATTGCAGATGCTGACAGAATGTTATTACGACAAGGCAGTATTTCAAAACAAGTACCTTACTCGGTAATAAAAACTAATATAACAAGCATAATTGATGCTAAAGATGCTACTAAATTATCAATCACCACTAACACTAATAACAATAGTGGTTTGAACATTGATACACTAAACACAAATGGCATCTACAGGGTACTAAACCCTACTTCTGGTGTTGGCATTCCTGCTATTCTAACCGACATTTATGTAGAAGTTTATGCAACAGATACAGCTAATTTAGTTCAGAAGATTACAGATGTTGTAAACAACGAATCATATGAGCGTACCAAGATTGTTGGGGTGTTTAGTACACTTACCAAGAATAATAGTGCAGGTTTGATTGTGTTGTCTGGCGGCGGCGTGTTAGAAGCTAATAAAAGATACCTCCTTTCAGATGCAAGTACTTATATACTACCTAATACTACTGGATTAACTACCAAGGATCGTGTTGAGTTGTATAGGCTTGCTGATTTTGAACCTACAGTACAAGTTAATGGTTCTAACGGTGAAGTAATTAATTATTATAGACCTACAGATGGTGCATTCTTAGTATCAGATACTAGCGCAAAATATAATATATTTGCACCTATAAGTTTATTGTTTAACACAAATTGGGAATTATAAGATGATTGATATGCAAATAGGCGGTGGTGGTTCTGGGTTTAAAGTTGACCTAGTACCATCACCTTCTAATTTAACTGGATCTACAGCAGGTGTTATATATACACTAAACCCGAGTGTAGGTAAAGTAGTACGTTTAAATTATTTAGCAATACCAGCATCAACAGGGACAGCTAATAATATAACTGTCAAATTTGGCACTAGGATAGTAATAAATAATGCAACAATTGGTTCCATGTTTTCAAGCAGTGGCGCATTGTACAGTACAATAGGTAGGGGCTGGAACTCTATAGCAGACCATCTTGAAGGTTTAGAGGGAGAAGTACTTACTATAGAATCTAGTATCTTAGTATCATCACAACTCCATGTAAGTGCCGTAGTGGGGAGTTATAAATAATGACTTTTTATAAAAAGTATAGAGGTAAATGGGTAGAAATCCAAAAACAAGATTTGGTAATTGGTACTACTTATAAGACTGTCTATGAGGGCGGTTGGTATATTATCGCTATCCACAACCCGATAAGCGGAGAATAACAATGCCAGAAATTAAAACAATACTTCCAACGGATATTAGATTTACGCACAAAGGACAGAACCTTGTTGCTGGTTTCAGACAAGATTCTGTAGAAGAAGATGAACTTGCTGCAATTCTAGGTTTAGACATGGGCAATGACACCTTAGACCAAAAGTATATCTACCGTAGAACAAAAAATCATATTGGGACACCACAACAATGGGCAGAAGTGTACGGGGTACCTTTTATTAATCGTACCTTGGTGGATCATTATGGGGGTTTTGATGATGTAAGTCCACCTGTAGAGGTATGGTGGTTACCATATGCCACATTTTTTCATGATAATTATCGCTTCGATCCTGCCGCTGGTTTTGTGACAATTTAGGAACTGATTGTAATATGCGAACACACACCACTTTATGAATACTAAATATGGTGTGTGTTGTTTATGTCATAATACGTAATCAGTCGGAACATAACAATAGCTATTAACATTAAATTCGAAGGATATTATGGCGGGAATAACATCAAAAGGTTTTGAAAACAAAACCAACAATGAAATATTATTAAGTTTATTAACAAGGGCAAATTCTTCTGAATATTTCGGGGAGTACTTTCCTACATCTCCCGATAGCAACATGGGTATTCTATCTGGAATTATCACTGCAGCAATCAAAGAAAACTGGGACGGTCTTGGTGTTGTAGCTACACAACAGAACCCAGAGACAGCAGAGGGTAAATACCTAGACGACCTAGCTCAGATTGCAGGACTTAAACGTCTATTGGATTCTGGTAGTATAGGTGAGTTATTATTCACAGGATCTCTTGGTACATTAATACCACAAGACACTCAAGTAAAATCTGCAACAACAAGTAAAATAGTCTTAACAAAGACAAGTCTTTACTTGACACAAACAGGTTGCAACATTGCATATATTATGTTTGACGTGTTACCAACTGCAGAGTACTCAATTGTTGCAGATAGTATAGAATACACATACACATCTTCATCTTCACCAACAGTATCAGAAATTATTGATGGTTTAATACTTAGTATTGGCACACCAGATACATTTACCGCAAGCACAGCAGGGGATTACTTAAAACTAACCAGTGTAGCTTTAGATAACAATATCGTAGTAGGTACATTAGAAAACTGTAGTATTTATACCGTAGGTATGTTAGTACAAGCACAAGCTATTGATGTAGGTGAAATTACCTTTTCGGCAAATACATTAACTGTCATGGTTAATCCTGTCACGCAGTTAACAGTAACCAACCCAGCTACCTTCTCTTTGGGAAGATTAGAAGAGACTGATGCTGAACTTAGAATAAGGATGTCACTGACACCTGAGAATACAGGTACAGCTACATCACCTGCTATCAAAGCCAGTATAGGTAACATAGAAGGCGTTGTTGATGTAATGGTGGTCAACAACAGAACAAACACAATTGATGCTGATGGAAGACCTCCTAAGAGCTTTGAGGTGTATGTAGATGGTGGTTTAGAACAAGTTATTGCTCAGACCATATTAGATACCCAACCTACAGGAATAGAGTCCTACGGAAGTATTACAAGGTTTGTAACTAATGAGAATGATGACCAAGAGGTGATAAAATTCTCTCGTATGATTAATAAGTTCGTATGGGTTAAAGTTGTTTACTCCCTGAACCCAGAAGAAACTTTCCCTTTAGATGGCGTTGATCTAATGAAAGCTGCTATAATAACTAAAGGAAATGCATTATACAGAGGTGAAGATTTAGTGGCTAATAAGTTCTATGGGAGTTTATATAATTCTACAGAAGGTATGTATATTAGTAGTATTGAAGTCGCGGTAACTGATACAGCTACTGATACTCCAACATACACAACAGCACCCATTAGTGTCGCTAGAAATAACAAACTAATATTCAATTTGAATAGATGTGATGTTACATTACTGTAGGAGTTCATATGATACCGTATGTATTAAATCACACGGAGGTAGGTAAGTCAAGGGTTATTGATGCCCTATCAGAAAAAGAAAACTTCAACAAATTATTGGCTGTATTTCTAGAAGAAATTAACATACTAGAAACTGAAATGTTTAAACTTGCTGGTAGTAAGAGTATAGCAGGTTCTTCGGGAATATGGTTAGATTACTTAGGTCAAATCATCTCTGAGAAAAGAGAGAATAGGTCTGATGCTGACTACAGGGCTGCTTTACTATTAAGGGTTAGTGTTAATACTGCCAATGGTACTATTAAATCATTAATAGAGGTTGTAAGAGCATTCACAGAAGCAACCAGTGTTCACTACACACCTTATTATCCTGCACACTACGTTGTTAGTACCGATGGTAATAAACAGCTTACAGGGGCTTTAGAGGAGCTTGTAGAGGACGTTTCACCTGCTGGTGTAGGTTATACTGTAATTAGTAATGAAGACGGTAATAAGTTTGTACCAGCGTGGATAACAACTAAACCAAATGAGGTTGTTGAACATACGTTCTTACTTGATAATCTTGATGAACTACTTTTAGACGATGGTGAGCCACTACTCGTAACTGCGGTACCTGACTTATCCTATGCAAACAATACTAAAGACCATGCATTTTTAGATTGGGGTGTAACAGAGACTACACAATCAGTTGGGTATCTTGCACAAGTTATACTCCCAGAAACAACTCAATAACACAGGAATATTATGGCATACAGAGATGATCTTCAAATCTGGGCTAAGACTTTAACTGAAGACGCTACTACTTCTATAGCACAAAGAATACCAATCCCAGATCCAATTTATGATAGAGGTTACTTAAGAGGAGTCCCAGTACCAACACAATACTTCAACCAAATACTTAACACTATCACAGGGGTACTGGTAGAAGAAACTATATTAACTACTGCTCCAGCAACTGTTACTATGTTAGAGAGTATCTACCCTATCAGTGCAACAGTACAATTATATCAGAACCCTGATAATCCATCCACAGTATACGGGTTTGGTACTTGGGTTAACATTTCAGACCCAGTAACACCAGACTTGTACCTTTGGGTACGTACAGCTTAACACAATAAACTTAATATTAATAACACAATAAGGTAAACATAATGGAAACATTCATGCAGTATTTTCAAGACGGTCTAATGTACATTGGTGCATTAGTTGTATTAGCTACAGCAATTGTAGGTGCATTAGAGAAATTCGCAGAGGTAACACCTACCACAAAAGATGATGAGTATGTAGCCAAGGCTAAACAATACTTAGGTTTTGTGTCTGCATTCCTAGACAAAGTTTCAGTATGGAACACTAAAAAATAATGGAAATTTTAGTGGCTATTGGAGTAATACTAGTAGCCATTGTTTATGCCTTTGTTTCAGGAAAGTCAAGTGGAAAGGACTCTAGTAATATAAAGGTTCAATCAAAGGTAATAGATAATGTACAGACTGCTAAAGAAATCTCAGGTGACATTGACACTCTTAGTGATGATGATGTTAGGGACAGGTTGCGCAAACGTAATAAGTGATTATTGTTTAATAGCGACTCCTATTAATTTAACAGATGAGGATATTAATATTATAAGTATTGAATCGGCAAGGAAGATATTAACTAATGATGAAACATACGACAGACTCTGTAAAACAGAATAATAATGATAACACCAAAGGTGGCACGTTTATGGGTAACATTGATGTTCTAGCTTTACTAAAATACCTATGGGCTGCATTCATCCCTGTAGTAATAAAGGGATGGTCTATGGTAGATAAGCGATTTGAACAGACTGAACATAAAGTGGTTGAAATAGATAAACGTGTATCTGATATGTCTTCTGATGTAAAGGTGCTTGTAGAAAGATCTGAGAATCAACAAAAAAATATAGAGGAAATAAAAGACCTCTTAACCAAATTACTCTTAGATAATAAGAATAAATAATGAATCCAATACTATTCCCAGCAATCTTAATACTCTATGCAGAAGGTAGTTACTGTGAGGTAACAAGAAAGGTTGCTAGGATAGTATTGTACTCCTACCTACTGACATTAATTACCACCACTTATATGCCCACTGTACAAGGTGCCCACTTTAGTTTAGTAATACTGCATACAGCTTGTTATATATTCTGTATAGGATTATGTCAGAAGTTAGAAGGCAAGGTGGTGTTCTTTATCATATTGGTAGGGTTGTGGTGGATAGACTTAAGTATTATATTAAATACATTAAAATATGATGTGGTGATATTAGGCTACTCACTACTCAACTACAGTAATTACTTTTATAGAGAATTTACAATTTTAGCGGTTAGCTTGTGTGCATATATTTCCACTACAGATAGAAGACACAACACCAGAGAGAATCTGATTGGGGTTATAACATTAGCCTTACTTATAGTAGAGAAACAATTTTAGGAAACAATGATACATTATTAAACTAATTACTAAACTCAGCAATAATATGATGCTCCATATCTTTACGTAAGTAAACTCTAGGTGACATGTTATCAAATACATAGTCATCTTTAATTAGCACCATATGTAGGGAGTTGTCTTTAGTTCTAACCATAGCAAGTTTACCACCTACTTTACTTTGTATGAATAGTGCATAGTCTTCACAGTCACCTGTTAAACTTATAACATACTTATCTTCTACGCCATATTGTTCCATATCAGAAATATACACATGGTTATATTGTGCATAGGATTGTAGCTGATAATATTCCGAGGGTATTGTAGAACAGCCTGTTATAATAAGTAATATTAATGTAAGTAATAATTTCATCGTTATCTCCTATATTGTGGTAGTAACTAAATAGTATACCAGTATTAATAATGTGTCAATAAAAAACCCACTACAAAATGTAGTGGGTTTTTGTTTAAGTTAAATATTCATCTAGAATGGTATTTCTTCTTCATCCCAGTCTTCATCCAAATCAGGTGTCACCTTCAAAGGCTCTGTAACCGTCTTAGCGGCACTCTGAGGTTTATCTGCAACCTTGGTCACATTTACTGGCTTTGAAGCCTCTGTGGTTGATTGAGGCGTACTAGAGCCACCATTTCCACCACCAGACTTGACTGCTTCTAGCTCACCTTTAAGTTTACTGGTATCCCAGTTAGTTGCTAATTGCATGGTATTGATAACTGCAGCACGAGCTTCCTTCAAGTCACGTTCACGGTTACCACCAGAAAATAACAAACCACCATAACCATCCTGATCAATCTTAGCTTTCAAGTCAGACTCAAAGTATGATAAATCACGAGGACTCATACGTGACGATGGTAAGATATTAGTCTCAAGCTTACGCTTTTCTTCACCAGTAGTTTTATCCTTCCAAGTATTCCACTTAACTTCAACTTCAAACATACAGACTTTACCAAGTAACTTGCCAATATCTTTGATATGGAAATTCTCGTTATCATCTAATACACCACAATAGTCTGCTAATGAATATAACATTGAGTTCTTAGCAAATGCAAAATGTGCAGGCGTATCTTTCTTTTTACTGTTAACGTTAGTCTCAAGTAGATTGAAAGGTTTAGCGATAACATTAGTGCGTCTACCATCAATGATGCGGAACCCACCAAAACCATTGTTACCAATAATATCACGGAATGGCTTCTCTGTTTGGTCACCTTCTGGATTGAAGAACTTACCAAGGTTCATCATCTTCTCAGGGAAGTCTACAGCAATAGCCATTTGAGCTACGTCTTTAGGTTGATATACCAAACACTCTTGTTCCTTACCACGATACTTACGCATCTCAAGACGTGCTGATTCATCTTTCTGAATACCACTATCTTCATATACCTCTAAACGCCAACCTGAGTCACCCTGAGCTTTAGCGTCCCATAAGACTACTTGTTCAGCACGAGGTTGAATTCCTAGATCTACTAGGCTACTTATGGTTCCGATTAATTGGTGTTTACCAATACCAAGAACTTCAGCTTGATAGTTATTAACTTCATCCCAATCAATATTACTTTCACGTTGTTGTTGAGGTTTGGTATCTTGTTTAGGTGTTTCTACTACAAATTCAAATTGCATTAATTGTATCCTTATATTATTACTAATCAGCGTTTCCGCTACCATGTGTAACACTACATAATTGGTCGTAGTGTGGCGAGGAATTCCCTCAAGTAATCATTATATCATTTACACAATTCACAAATCAATGCCCAACTACATAATTATATAATGATTTTATATCTAACTTTTCATCATCTTAAATGCTGTATCACCAGCAAGTTTAAACTCTTCCCAGTCAGCTTTACTCATTGTGCTGAATGTAGTTTCAACGTCCCAAGTAGTTTCATCTTTGGCAGTTAGATAGGTGATCTGAAGGTAACCATCAACTTCATCCCATTCCTCAAATGTGTACTTAGTGTCAAGATCTTCATTAAAAATAGAAATACCACCGAACATAATCACTCCTTATTATAAGTTATTAGATACTCCACTACATCATAGCGTGGAAGTATTTGTTGTTAATACGAAAGTCTTTGTCACCTTGCTCATTGATGTAATAATTAGCATCAAAGCTGAAAAATACTTCATCGTTATACCAATCTTCACCGTCTAGTTCTAGGTAAATTTGGTGACAAGTTTCAGCCATGATATCTCCTAGGTATACCAATGCAGTATAAGGTATGACACCATAGACATTAGTGATGTTCCAAGTGACAACACTATCAGATAAGTAAGCTTCTACTTTAATAAAGTTATTACTAAACATCATAAAATAGTAATCCCTAAGATTTCTAAATCAAACCCAGTGACAACATTATACTCTACACGTAATAAACATTTATCAAAAGAAGCCTTGTTTGGGGTTTTCTTACTGATCAACATAATATTACCTAGGAATACTCCGTAGGTATGTGTGTTTGTATCAATGTCTACATCTAGTACTGAAAATCTAGCATTCATTTAATAGTCTCCATATTTAGTTAAAACTAATTCATATAGGGTGTTGATAGCATCTTCTGCTGTTTCACCCCCACAATCGAGTTCACCGTCATGACAGTATTCTATTTCGTACTTACCCCATACTTCATACAGTACTTCTACCCACCATCGCGGAGTGGTATTTAAGTGCTGTTTATTATCTTCTGTCTCAATGGTCTCGTTATCTGGATTAACCATATGAGGCGTAAGTTCGATAGATGCTTGACCTCCACCAATAGTAAGTTTAGGATGGTCAATAATCCAGTAATATTTATCTACGTGATTCATTTATTTCTCCTAGGAATATTCAGAAGTTCTAATATCTGAGACATACCCCATACCTTGTCCCATACCCGCTTCTATTTCCATACTTGACAATACCTTGCGATTCTTGTCTACGAAATATAAAAAAGTGTAAGATAGGTCACTGTCATCAGTCTTGTATATTTCATACTCACCAATTTTCATTTTTGTTTTAACTACTACCTTACCATCAATTGTAAAACTAGATTCTACATTCATTTATTTCTCCTTATTAACAACTTCAAAATTAACTACATTATCATCAAACTCAAACCACACTCTAGCACCACAACTTAGTGGTTTGTTAGGGGAGTAGATGAATTTACCTAATACATCACCTGTGGTCTTGTCTGTCAACACCACCTCATGTCCATACTGATTATCCTTATATGATTTACATGTAAGCACAGGTTCAGTTGAACCATGTTTAATGTTAGACCTAATCACACTTTGATTAACGTGGACTACGTGTTTCATTTTACCTCCATTATATATGACTATATTAAAGGTGCACATTAAATTACTAGATGAGTAATGTTTTGTATACCTTGTTTAACCATCCTAATCCCCTCACAGTGGATTTAAACTACATTACACCAATGGTTGGTGAGTGTGTAAATGTTACAACCCCACCACAACTGTCTGAGGACGTTTAATAGCTCCACACAATACCAATTGAGGTTCTTGAGCCTCACGTGCTGTCATATCATTAACCACCTTAATCATGTTGTCTAGTTCACCAACACGTTCTTCTAGCCGAATACATGTGTTATTAAAACCATTCATCATGTGGACAATTTCTTCAACAGTCAACACAGAAATACCCATTGCACCGTTGAACCCAACTTGCTTAACCCCATCAACTTCTGTAACTGCAAATTTATCAGTCATACTACCTCTCCTAATATTGTCTGTAAGTAATTTTACGTTGCATGTCATATTTATCACAAAGGTCACTCATGAATGACTCCTTGTAAACTACAATAGTAACATCATTGACAGTGGTTGTCATAGCATTATCATTAGATTGTTTAACATGTTGCAGACAACGTTCTAAGCAATTATATACCGTACCACCTGCCCAAGGTTGTTCATAATGTCTCATTTCCTCTCCTTAATTAAATCACCATCTACCTTTATGATAGAAGGGTTTAATATGTTTGACTTCAACTTTAGGTGTATAGTCTCTATATTCAAGACCAGTACAATCATCAAATTGAACCCTTAATTGCTTACCGTAGTCAATGTGTCCTATCGTACCAACATTGACATGTCTACCAACAGGCAACCCACCAAATAAACCTAAATCTTCTAATTCATCGCTGACCAACAAATCATAATCTAATCCATCAGTCCTGTCAATGTTATCTTCATTCACATAAATGATTAGAAGTTCAGGATTTCCTTCTGCTACTTCAAGTAACCTAGAGTAAATAATATCATCAGATGAGTTACCCACAACTACTATTTTAGTCTGTGTCATGATTATCTCCATTTATTTAATATGTACACATTGTAATTCAGTGTTGTGGTAACGTCAAGGGTTATTTATAAATTAATTTACGATACCCAGAACCATCAATAGGTATTAACCTACACATTTGGTTGCAATATATGAAATACTTATTACCAAATATAACACCCTTACCATCAGTCATGTGGTGTAGAGTCGTTGTCTCCATAGGGGTATTATCTACATCGCAACGTAAATCAACCTCCCGTATAACGCAATCAGAACCATACAGTCGCGTCAATTGTGCAGTAGTAATGAATGAACGTTTCTCAATAGTATCAAGGCACCAACGTCCATCTACGTTGTATAACATAGGGATATGAGTGTACGTAGAACCATTAATTCGAACCCAGTAATATTTATTTTTAAGCATAAACAAGAAATCCTCGTAGCAATTAAGATACGAGGATTATAGGGGAGTGGATGGGTTGTGTCAAGGGGTTATTTGATAAAACACTATAGATTAAAGATTGAGAGTATTTCAGGATGGTTTAGTATTTCAGGTGTGAAACATTCTCCTACACAACCTTCGAAGTAAAATTTTACATAGTGTTGAGAACTGTTTAATTTTTGGTGTAACTCTTGTTCAGTGTCATAGATTATTTGGTGTATATTTTGTGTTGAAGATACTAGCTCCATTTCATAATCTTTAGTCATCTTACGGATACGTTCTTTAACATTGAATGATCTACCAACTTTGTAAAATATTTCACCTTTTCTGGTAAATTTTATTAAATATAGATTGTCTTCCTCATCTACACGGTTTGGGTAATACCCGTACCAACCCCCTACCAACTTTCCACATTCAAAACAACCGCTCCCTTTTACAAAGTCATTGAGTTTTGAGTCTTGTACATGGCCATTCTTACAAACCCATATAATACGGGAACGTGAGTTAAGTTCTTCGGGTATACGTACCTTGGTTAAGCCACGACTCTGAATTTGTTCTTCTATTTGAATAAGCCTTTCTTCATTACAAAATTTATAAGTTGGAGAACACCTGCAAGGCTTTCTACCAACCTTAAGAGAGTCAAGTTTTGAGGGGTATAATTTATTACCTAGAGATTTAAACTTGGTATCTGAGTCACAAATACTACAAGATACTTGGTACTTCTTCTGAGTCATATCATAAGAGTAATTGTAGTGATCTGGAAGTAGAAGACACTCATAGAGACCTTGGAGATTATTCTTGATTTTTAAGTTCTCCTTATAAGACTTGGAGAATACTGGTGTTTGTTGTTTACGTAAGTTACCTATACTAATTTTCCATTCTGGTTCACCATCAGCGTATAGTATTATTTTTGAATCTTTTCCTTCATAAAGGCCATCCTCAAACCCACAGAAAGTAAGATTACCACCCTTAAGAATCCTATCTATTTGAATTTTAATTTGCCAATCTTTCCATCTAACAGACCTACTACAACCACAAAGAAGTTCATCACGGTTAATATTTACTATATCATAGATCAGAGATCCATAAGGCCACAGTTCTGTATCTAAACTACAAACACTACATTCTGCGATAAACTCACTAACAAGTCCATTACTTCCCTTAAACTCCCTAATAGTAGTTACACCTAATTTGTGTTGTATAGTTCTACCTACTATAGTTCTTTTTGTTTCTCTCCTCTCTGCCATAAACACTCCAATAAAAAAAAAAATACCCTGTAGTCTACATTATAGCACAGATTACAGGGTATTACAAGATTAGTGTATCTTAGAGTATATCAATGAATAGAACTATACTTCTGACCAAATTGTACGTCGCACCCAAGGTTACGTCTAAGTAGGAAAGTTGTATTAACCTTATCAATAGCATCAAGTGTAATCTTCTCCATCATAGACCTAGCTTTAGGGCTATCTTTAAATGCCACAATATATTCGTCATGAAAACAACCAGTTAGCTTCTTAACTTTAAACACACGTTCCATCTCAGTTAAGATATTATCTACCCAAATATCAAAGAAGAAACTACCAGTACCTTGTGCAAGGGTAGAAAATCTATCTTTTTCTGTTCTTAATGAATAACAAAACCCATTAATAGGATTAATAAGCCACTTCTGTTTACGTGAGTCCTCAAACACACATTGTTCTTCACCAATAGCTTTAACACTCCAATTAAGTTTCCAATAACCTTCATGTAGTTGTTTTGCAAGGCTAAGGTCTATACCACCACCTCTCGCTATTGCCTCTGGTGAGCCACCGTACACACTTGCGTAATTAGTAGTTTTGCCACCCTTACGTGCCTTGGCAACAGCCTCCTTTATATCCCCAACCAAAGTCTTTAACTTAAATCCTTGGAGTTCGGCATCACTCACCATACCTGCAGAGTGTGCTGTTAGGATGTGTGGGTCATAGTCTTCTGCCATCATAGTGGCAACATAGTCTGGATCATGTGGCAACATAAAATGGTGTTTGGTTCTATCCTCTAGTGAGGATAAGTCACTACCAAGTAAGACCTCACCTTCCAAACATGTTAAACTACCCCTTAAATCTTCACCGTAAGGTTTATCAACACCTACTAGATTTACAAGCTCCCGATGACGTATTCTTAAAGTATTTGTAAATCCACCAATCCTTGCCTTTAAATAACCATCTTCAGACAAGTCTCGTAAGAACCCCTTGATAGTGTCTAACCTATGTTTTACCATAGTATACTTATCATACTTTAATATCTTAGGTTCACTCTCAGTAAGTCTTAGGATAGAAGGACAAAGCTCTTTACCATCATCACCATCAATATTTATTTGTGGTATTTTCCTTGGTATGGGTTTATCTTCTTTCCTAAAGCCACCTTTAACCCACAGCTCCATTGCCTCTGGGTCTTTAACGTACTTAAAAGTTTCTGGAACCCATCCATGTGAGTAGAAGAGCTTCTTAAGCTGGTCTGGAGAGTTAGCATTTGGTTTCTCATATTTATTAATTACAGAGACTTCATTTTCACTTTCTGTGAAGTTGGTAAGATTGTTCCCATACTCATCAACCTTACCTATATTCTCAATGGCTTGATTCCACTTGGCAGTTGCAACCTTTATAGTTCCATCTTTTTTATAAGGTTCTATAGGTTTCTTTCTACTGCCATACTTAGGTATTGGTGGCATAATAGATTCAAGATCCTCTTTAGCCTCTTCAATTATCACACTTAACTCTTTGTGAACGCGCGCAATGTTTTCAACATCAGCCTTCCACCTAGTTTTTTCTTGTAATCTGGCACAATCCATCTTAAACATTAAAAATGTTAATATTCTTTCCACATACTCATCAACACTGCTGTTATTCACATAACGGTCTAAGTATACCACTTCAGCACTACTCAAACGTTTTGGGTTAACTTTACCACTATCAATACAGTGTTTTGTTACAGTATAGATTTCTTCCAACCTTAACATGAAGTCTTGCCAGAGTGCAACGTTAATCTTCACATCCTCTTCACAACGGAATTTATACTCTTCATAAGTCAAATCATCCCAGTTATCAATTTTAGGTTTAGCAATACCGTAGTCTTCATGGAAAGAATCTAAACCATGTAACTCTCTTTTAGTATTTAGATACCAAGATAGTGCAACAGTATCAATAACCATTAAATCTGTTAGGTCAATATCTAATAGCTTCTCACACAAAGGGACATCAAATAGTACCATGTAATGACCAACTACAGGTATTTTATTGTCAATATGGTATTGAAGAAATTTTTTAAACCTTGCATGGTCTGTACCTTCAATACTCCCAGACCTACCATCTGCCATTTGGAAGGAGAGTACATGGAATACACTTGCTTTATCTAAAAGCCCATTAGCTTCTATATCAAATACTGTGCCAAGCCTCCAGTTATTTATATATTTCAAACTTTTACCCTCCGCACTTAAAGTATTGCTGTAGGTAATACTACAGGTGTCTTAGGTTGTGGCGTAAAGTCCATCTTAAGTACTGTATCCACTTGCTTTTTAGGTTGATATGACTTAGGTTCCTTCGGTTTTATAATAGGTTCTTCACAAACATACATTCTACCATCATTACCCATATTCATAACGTCACACGTACCTAGGAAGCTCCACTCTCTATTCTTTTCTACCCTAGTCCTTACTGGCCCACGAGTACCATCTGGCATTACTAAATTTTCCAACACTATAATAAGTGAGGACATTTGTTCGATCCCTGATGATCCTCTCAGCATTTCCTTACGTACCTCTCTCCAATAAGGTTGTGGGTCATCATCCTTACTAGCTTTAGCTTGTTTGTGGTCTTCCACGCGCTTCAAATGACATACTGCATGAACTGTAACATCATTGACTGTTACAAAAGCCGCTAAGGCTTCATATAACATATCAAGATCTTTACGCTCATTTGACTCTAAACCTGCCACTACCATACTAACATGATCTAAGAATATGTGTTGGCAACCACAGATAAAATGTAAGTATCTAATCTGCTGCATAAGTTTATCAACTTTTAAGCTACCAAAATGGTTAAGGAAATATGTCCTACCGTTTGATAATACAGTATCCTTGGCAATTTGTGCCTCCTCACGAGTACACACACTTAAAGGGTTAGCCCTAAACTCTGGTAACATTACCCCTAATTCTAGTGCAAGTAATGCTTGTTGTGTCTTCTTGGTAGGCTCTTCTAGGAAGATTGCACCAGTGGTATAACCAGCTTTATTTAATTCCCACATGAACTCACGGCTAAGTGTACTTTTGCCTACACCAGAAAAAGCTGCGTACGTGATTAATTCATTACCTACACGTAAACCTTTAATCTTATTCATTAAGAGTGGGTATCTTGTTAAGTAATGACCTTCTTTAAGAGGTTCAAGTAAGTCATCTAAAGATGAATCATCACCAGAGATAACTTTTTCTGGGCTGTACTTCTCATGACCAAAACTTAATAGTTTACCAAGTTCTACACTCTTACCATCATCATACATTTCTCGTGGGTCTAAGTATTCACCATAGTCCACAACCCTTAAGTTATCAGATAATAGGAATGACGCGATATCTTCTGTAGCCTCTTTTCCTTTTCTAATACCCATTAATGTTTCTTTGGGAGTTGCACTATCACTGTCTAAACCTAATACATATAAGTCAAAAGAGCGGATAAACTTTTCATTATGTGCAATAGATTCTTGTGCATTGCCAGCCCCACAGTTTAACCCTACAACATTAGGGGTAATCTTACCTTCCCACTTAGTCCCTTTAAGTGAATCAAGCATACCACGATATGCCGCCACTGTACTGCCTTCACCTTCAATTTGGACTAAGAGTTTGCCACCTTGTTTACATTTGTTCTGACCAAATAACATAGATTTGACACCGACAGACCCAACTGTTGTAAAGTGTCTTGGATGTTCTTTTGCAACAGTCCAGTCTCTTTTCTTATAACCTACAATATCACCTTCTTGGTTTGGATATGGAAAATATGTTGCAAGTAATTTGGAGCTATCATTAGGGTCTATTCTAGATCTAATCCCAAAGTACTGTGCGTCCTCTCTCAAGATACTTTGTTTAGGAACAGCAGTTATAGGTAGCTTGTTTATATCCTCAACTGTCTCTTCATACCAATTTGATCCGTATCCACCACCTTGTCTAACTTCTATAGATGCAGGAGTATTCTTACCACCTTTCTTATAAGTTTTCATACCAACTTCTTCACTCATCAACACCCTCCACTTTTAACTAAGTTACTTGCTTGCACTGCCAACTGGTCAGCCAAGTCATTATAGTATAAATCTGAATGACTCTTAACCTTAACCCATTTAACATTATGTTGCTGGCACAAGGAATGAAGATGCTGTATCAAATGTTTGTTTTTGACATCTCCTCCAGCCTGTGTCTTCCATTTCTTTTTACTCCAGCCTATATACCATTTAGTTATACAATCAATAGTATATTGACTATCACTGTAGACGGTAACGTCACAAGGTTCTTTTAATGCCTCTAGTCCGACTACTACAGCGGTAAGTTCTGCTATGTTAACTGTAGCATCTGGTAGTGGTGTAGAGATATGTCTTTCTTTACCATTAAAGATTAACACTGTCCCTGCACCACAGTGGAATTTACCATCTTCTGCCTTCAGCGCGCTACCATCAGTCCAACAATCTACTTTCTTCACTAGTCTCAATCTCCTCCATCCGTAACCCATCCACATCAAAACTAACCTTACTAGGTTTCATATATCTTTCTGCCAATATATGACATGTTTGGTTCTTTGCTACAGAATTGTCGAATTCACTTACTGTATTACTATATAGGTTTCCGCCAATAGAGGTATCACAATCATTCCAACCTTCCACATAAGCTTCTTTCACCTTACTTTCCAACCATTCAATTTGTTCATCTGTTAAATTGCTAAATTCCATACCATCTCCTCCTATTAATGCATCAAGTTCTTCATACCAACACTAATCTTCCACGCTATCATATGTGCTTTTGTCTTAGCTTCATATCGAGCGATATTTAGTTTGTCTGCAAAAGATTGATGCATGTCAGTGGTTGATTCATTATTACAATACACTTCAACCCACGCTGTAAGTTCCTCAGCGTTGATTGTAGCCCCTTTTGTACATATTACCTTATGAGATTCAGACATTCGTATTATCTCCTCTTGAATAGTTTCTTATTGCTTACATTAAGAATTAATTACCCCAACTATCGTCATCCGATTCACTACATAATTGTTGTTCTAATTCACTTGTCTCCGCGACACATTCATAGTGTCTGATAACATCATCCCATGTGATAGAGTGTTTGTCAACTGCGTAACCTTCTTCATTATATACCAGCATATCAATGATATCATAACCACCTTGGTAATCTCTATCACTATCTGCGTTCCACTTACTCCCTTGTGGTTCTGTGTACTCTACTGTAGCTTCACATGTGTAACTACCTTTTTCAAAAATAATATTATGTTGGGACATTACGACACCGCCTTAATCAACTCTTCTTGCATCACATCTTCTACAGTGATGCCACGGATTTTAGCAATACCTTCATAGATATTCAACAGTGATTCGGTGACCATTAATTCAACTTCAATTTTATGTTCCATGATTGTTTCCTCTTATTGTGATAGATTATTTTGTTCAGCAGTGATCAACTCAATGTCAATCTCAACACTACGTAGTTCGGATAGTAAGTATCGCATGTAATCCTTACGCTTTGCAAGTAACATATTTAATTCTTGTACACGTTTTCGTTGGTCAGTCATTACAAAACTCCTTCTTCTTTCAGACGTTTAACTAGACGCTTCACAGTTGATGCTGATTTATTAAATCTTATACAAACTTCAACTTGTTTCTTACCATCCACTAACATATCTTCTGCTTCAATTTCCCAACCTAAAATATGACGAACTTTATCCTTCCAACGATCAGCGTCTTGTTTAGCATCTAAAGCTTCTTGTTGTAACGCTAGAAACTCTTCTTCAATCTCATACATTTCTTTCATAACTCTCATTCTCCCAGAAAATGTTAAACCCTTGGCAGTAACTTTATCCATGTCAAAGTATTTACTATCTCTTACCTGTACCACTTTTGGATGAGTAGATAAGTTTACTGCGTTTTTGAATTGATTAATATAACCTGCTGACAAAGGCATAGCTGTAGCCCAATCATACTCCTTGTTAGTTTTATCAACCACATCATATACATCCCTAAATATCTTAGCAACATTCTTAAAGTCCCTATCAAACCAGAATTCTAAGACTTTTATTAAATCCCCATAAGTAGCTCTGTTAGGTTTTAAACCCTTTATATCACGTTTAATTCTACTCAACTCTCTATGAACAGAAGATTTAATATGGTGCAATTTAATCTTCTCTGCTGCCTGCTCTATTTCATACATCCGATCAGGATCTATTCTATCATCCATTGTATCTCCTATAAGTTCTTTGTTTGACCTCTCTTATTTATTATAGCTCATATAGAGAACCTATACAAGGTTGGTTTATAGTCTTGTTTACAGGTCAAATGATGAACCTATATAAATATACTTTATATTAATTTAATATTGTATAGATACAATAACTTATACACTATTTATACATAATAACCATAAGATTAATTACGTTGTTTTATCAATTTATTGTTATACATCTATAATATCTATATAACAATTACACATTGACTAGATGAACACCACACGTATTGAACGAAGTGATAATAGGTTGGTCTAGTGAATCTTAATATTAACCTACATTCCGATAGGAATACACTATACTATCCAAGACCGTTAAGGTCAACCATTTTCCTGTGTTAACCCTAAGAATCTTACTATAATAAAAGTTAAATGTAAACCTTTAGGTTAAACTAATTATGGTTAACACAAGTATTACTTCTTTACGCTTTTAACCAAATAATTATCTCTAAATATCCTTAATCTTTAGTCTTGTATCTTTAATCATTTTACATGTAGCTTTTAATCTATAAATCTTATATAGGTCTTGATGTTGTTTTACCAATAGGGATAGTGTGTTCCTGACGGAACCAAGTTTAACAGTATAAGTTATTCATAGTCGTGTGGCAAAAAGCACCACACTCCTTGTCTAACTAAGTTCGCTCACATGTTCCATGCTCACTCACTGTGTTGTGTTCCAATTTATAAATAATATTATCAATATCCGCTAATTGGTTCAACCATTTTTGTTCAACTTCATATCGTAAACCCTTATATGCTAATAACTCTGTTGAGTATTGACGGATTGAACCTTGACATTGTGTTTTATCATTACGACCTTTATTGTGACCTGTTGTAGATGAACAAGATTCCATAACCATGCCAGTATGACTATTGAATGAGTAACCTTTTATAAGAAGATCACCCCACAAATCTGGTGGTACTAAATCAGGTAATACTTCATGAGTAGTTTTATCTGCAACCATAACTTCAATAGTACGTCTTAAGATACGAATTTCATTTTGTAAACTGTCTAAGTGTAATTTTTCTTTCTTGTTCATAGCCATATTAAATATCCCCCTTAAACCTTCTTGGAACTCTCATACCAACCAACACACTCCTCTCAGTACTTCTTAGGTGAGACATCATTACTCTGTGTTTCTTTTGATGGTAATTTAAATCTTCATAGTAAAAACTTTCCATCTCTCTAAATAGTTTACTGATAGTAAGTGGGTTATACTTCTCAATTATGGTAATTAATTCTTCAGTGATGTATCGATCCATCAGTTCATCATTAATCTGTTTAAGATAGAACCTACGGTACACACTACGTAATCTCACTTGAGGATTTTGTGATTTACATGCACGAATAAATAATTGTGTGACATCATCCATTACTATTCTCCTTGCTCTAGTTTAATTAGTAAATCTTTAGCTTGTTTAACACGAAAAGTCTTAAGTCTACGTTCAGCCTTTTCTTTGCATAAGAAGTATGCCTCTGCTTCATACTCAAAACTCCCAGAGAACAGTAAATCCCTGATGAAATTTCTATCCAACACCATATTATTTGCGTGTATATTTGTACTACCTTTATGTAGTGCCGCTAGAAAATTTACATTACTCTCAGGTATCTTAACAAACCCGCAAAATATAAAGGTATCTAACCTAGAATTCTGTTGGTTGAAACGGTAAACCAATTGACCATGTTCTATGGCACCCCTCACAACATCATATGCAATCTTGTTAAAACCTGTTTTCATATCTGCAATAACAATACTATCAATCTTATCTTGTGTCAACATTAACTAATCTCCTCAATTTCACCAGTGTTACGATTAAACCATACTAAATCTTCAAAACGATTATCAGCGGGTGTAGTTGTATAGTGATCGATTACCACACCATTGTCAACAACTTTATCCAGTGTATGGTGAAATACTCGAATCTTATCCAATTCTAATCGTTGTGTAACACTTAAATCTGAAACAACAATAACTTTTTGTAATTCTACAATCACACGGTAACTAACGTTGAATAGTCGCTTGTAAGCTACCTGAGCCTCTGTGTGATGATTTGAATTATATAATGCGAATGAATTGACACATTCAGACATTGAGTGGCTTAAAACGCTTCCTAGGACGTCTGAGAGGTGGTTGGTATTGATGATCATGTTTATCTCCTAAATATTATCGATTTCACATTCTGTTTCAAGTTGCTGTATGCGTTTCTTTAGTTCAGCCAATTCTATTTTCTTGGTCTTAAGTGCCACATTCTGTCTCACCTCGAGTATTTTGTCAACTGCAGTCTTAAATTCTTCATGGGAACTAAAACTACCATATAAGGATTGGTCAGCCAAAGATGCAAACAGTTTACCATCTTCTCTGGTTGTAAAAGTTATAGATGCGTACTGGTGAGTGCTAGACTTTAATACTCGTTGTAACTCTGTGTTAATCTCATTAAAATAGTCAGTCATTTTATTACTCCGTTATAAATTCGATTGCTAGATATGTACCTTTACTTGCCATTGAGACTGAGTATAGTCGAGTGACACCACTTAGTAAAGTATTATTTATTGGATCAATTAAGATAGGGGATTTAGGCATACAACTCTTAATCCCATCAGAAGATAATACTCTTTCTAATCGTCTGATACTATCTGCTTGTTTAGGAGTAACAGGGTTGTGCTTAAGTGTATGTAGTAGCCATTTAGCTGTTTGGGGAGTAACAGAAAACATTGATACCCCGTCATCGTCAGAGTGCATGCTACGCCAATGTGAAGCTAATCCAGCAACTACGTCAACTTCTTTATTACTAACATCATGTTTGTATTTATCACCCATAATTTCTCTAAGTTTAAACATATACTATTCTCCTATTTACCTAGTTTCATACATTGTTGTAGCATCTTAACATTACGTTTTACTTTCTGCAAGTAATATTCACCACGTTTATAATTATTACCTGCATTGTATGCCATCACCATTTTCTCCCAATCACCTTTGTGGACTTTCTTAAAATGTTTTAATACATTAAGTGCATATTTAGCAGCCACCTCATCATTATAGGTCATGTTGAATGCTAGAAGGTAACCCAGTATTACATTATCCACACCAGCAATAGATTTCATTGTATTAATATTTATTGCATATAAACCGAAGTCTTTACTACGAGTATTAACACGTTGCACACCAAGAGAACTCTCAGTCATTGCAATAGCTGCTAGTGTAAGCCCTAAATCGCTCCCTGAGCCACGATTATATGATAACCTCGCATTATGTTTCTGGTCATCATTAAGCTGCTTAAACACGTTACAGTTATTCTCAGAGGCATATAATGGTGCAACTAAAGATGTTGCAAGTAATAGTGTAATTAATTTCATTATTTGTTCCTATATGATTAATTCAGGTGTAGTATTAAACATGTAATCTGATGTGTCAAGAATTGTTCGATAAATTATTATCACAAAGAAGAATTTAATAATTTATGAAATGATATGTTGACATCGGAAATAAGTGGTGTATAGTGATGGTAACTTAACAAGAAGGAGAGAGAAAATGACATTATCTAAAGAAGATTTGGAATACGGGTTTACAGAACAAGATGTAGAAGAACTACAGAGTTTAACCATTGAGGATGTTAAGCAGTGGGATTTTAAAGGACAGACACCAGCCCAGAGAGGGTGGTATTATAATGAAAATATTGATGTTTGTGCTTATATTTCTGGTGGTTCAAGTTTAACCATTTATTATGGACGAAAGGATAACCACGGTAACTCTGCATCAAGCTTTAATAAGTGCCTAGAGTTGAGAGGGGGAGAGAGAAAATGATTAAATACGAATTAACTTTTACAGAGGCAATGCAGGTGCTTATTAACAAAGAAGGTTGGGTACAAGGAGAGGATTTCAGCACTGGAGTGGTGTTAATGTTTGATAGCGATAGTGTAGGTAAAAAATATATCCACGTACATGATTTTACATTAGATTATTTTGATTGTAAGTGGGATTTACATATAACACGAGGTATACTAAGCCAGAAATATCGTGTAGTATCTACACAACCTGACGCTGAAAGAAAGATTAAATAAGGAGAATATAGTATGAGATTATCAACACCATGTTTTGAAGGGTTCAAAGGTTTTGTATTTGATGTAGCAGACATCTCAATGGCAGTAGGTAGTAATTATGACAACAGGGAATACGCTTTTATTTGATAAATAATGGTTGACACTAGGTTAGTTGTGAAGTATATTTATAGGGTTGAAACCAAATAGGAGAGAAACAAAATGAAACAGTATATTATTATGAACAAAGATGAGAATCGTTTACAAATTGAAAATAACCACAATCTGTTTATCCTCTCTGGGCAACTAGGAAATGAGTATGTGCAAGACATTAAACCTGTTATATACAACTCTAAATGGCTTGCTAAATGGAAATCTTGGCAATATGGATGTATCATAGTTGAAGTAGAGATGAGTGACATAGCTTATGATTTACCTAAATCGGCATATAAATGGTTAATGCGCAAAGAGAATAAAGAAGTATTCAAGGTCTGGGGTGACAAAATTATAGACTATCCTTCAACAGATTATATGGAATTTAATTTCTAGGAGATAATATTATGTGGTTAAAACAAGAAGATTTACACTCAGTAGGAATAGAAGGGGTAAACCCTACCGTTGTAAGTATCTGCGGTATATCTATATTGCTAGGTTGTATTGGGGACTGTGGTGGCATAAACAGTGTACACAACCTGATAAACAAACTAGTGATGATTAAAGATAATGATGTGATAGTTACAGAAAGGAGTTATGACAATTTAATCAAACATCCTGACTATAATCTGTTTACAACATATTCTAATTCAGATTACTATGTAGGTCAGAATGAAAAAACTATCGAGAACCTGTTAAGCTATTTTCCAGAACTAAATATCCTAGGTGATTGTGATAAGTATAAATTTGGGATAGTATGTAGAGTGGTTGAAGATGATTTCAGATTCCATAAAAATGGAGGGTATCGTGGGAAGGATGAAGTACAGGAGCACGTATATGATAGCCCACAAGAACAGTACTTTAGTTTTATGGTTGTAATGATGGAAAATACTGAGGTTGAGAATCTGTATGAGTAAACTATTATCTGGTTTAGAAAGTGAGAAATTATAGGTTGACAATCATCCAGAATACTATGATAATGCACAACACCAAGCGTTAGTTAAAACTGACATAGAAATACGGTACCGTGTGTTAGCTATGCTACACTAACTAAATTCAAGAGGGGTTTAATATGCAACTTATTCAAAACCAACCTGTATACTTCAAACAAGATGATATGTTCAAAGTAAAACAGTCGGTATCTATAGATAGGACATCACACTACTTCTACTTTACAAGAGTAAGAGTTTTGTTGGAAGATGCCGTAGGTGAGACTGAGATCACTATCTCACCAGATAGCAAAACAATTTACTGGGTCGATAATCTGACTACATTAAACTCAAGAGCATTTAAATTTTCTCAAGAGGAATTGACACGTTTATTTAAAGATTGCTTATATAGTGAGCCAACGAAAGTTAGTGATCTTTCTGTTAAATATCTAGTGGATGTAGAGGGTTACCTAAAAAGTATAGATATTACATGGGAATTTATTGATATTGGTATTGATATTGGTATTGATATTGGTGTGGATATTGATTAAGGGAGATTTTATGAAAATTTTTAGTTTCTTTATTAAAAAGACAGAGGAAGTACCAACAGAACTTGAGGGGGCAATAGAAACTTGGGTTGTTAGTTGGAGAAGTGTTTACTGTTCTGTTGGAGACCATTATCATACAAATCAACATTTTCAGTCTTTTGTAAATAAAAATACAGCAGAAGAGTATGCCAATGAACTCAAGATGGCGCGCAAACTTTTAGGAGATAAAGACTTAGGTGTATACGTTGAGAAGCAAACACCACCAACTAATATATAAACCTAATCACAAATGACAATTTGATATATTAAATAAGCCCTCAGCGTTTGCTAGAGGGCTTTTCTCATTATCATCAACACATTTAACCTGTAAGGTGATACAACGTCACCACAAGCTCCTGAGATGGCTTAGCAAGGTGTTTTATTACTAACGACAAAAGGTTATTTAATTAGGGTAGATCGATAATCTATTTTCAGTAGTACCAAAAGCAAAATTAGTATAAGAAGTACTAGATTGGACAATAATAATCACAAATTGAATATTGAAATTTAAGAATTAACAAAGACGATTCTAATTCTAGCCGATTACTTTAGCAAAAAAGTTATTCATACCCTTAGAATTATATTTTTGAAATGGTGCAGGTGAATACGAAAAGTTATCATTTAGACTGTTGAATGAGAATCATTCTCATTTACCAAATTACAGACAGCCGCCCTGTTTTATTTTTCCCCATCGGCTAGTGCCTTTGTAGTCTGAAGTTTATAGACGTTCTCGTCATTCGATATAAAACATTATACAGCTACCGCCTACAATTGCAAGCGGTATTTGAAAATTAATTAAACTTATTATTAATCATTTGCTGTTTACGTGTAAGATCGTTATCTACTAACCAAATCGAATAACTTGCATGATGCGCTAAAATGTCCTGTAATGCTTCACAGTTAGCGATCATGTTATTAAGCGATACAGCGTCCAGCTTATCAAAATTAACTGTTAGAAAGTCTTTAAGGTGCCAATATGCATCATGTATGATCCAATACGCTTGTTTTTCTATACTAGTATTCATTTATTCACCTTATTAAATTGATTAAAATTAACTAACCCGCCTATCGTGCCTTGTATCCTTTACCGTGTCAAACAATTTTATACTTAAAATTAGATAAAATAGTTTGTTGACATATCAGTTAACAGGCTTTATATAAATAAATTTACCTGTTTACTTTTGTTGTATTCTTCTATAGAGTAAACGCAATTAAACAACACTATTTAATAGGTACTGCACCATGACAAGAATAAATACCGTTAACCCGTCCGACTTAACAAACGAATGGTTACTAGCAGAATTTACAGAACTTTTGCGGATACCAAATAAAATCTTATCAGGTAAAACAAAGTTAGATAAAAATCGTATTCCTGCTAGTTTTAGAATGGGCACAGGGCATGAAATATTCTTTCATGATAAGCTTAAATGGTTACACGATAGACACAACGCAATAACAAAAGAATGCCTAAGCCGTGGCATTAACATCAACACAAATTTTAAATTTAATTATGATTCATTACCTCAAGTGGTTAAGCTGTTTTATTATAACGATTGGAAGCCCTCACAAGCTGATCACGGCATTTTAATTGAACGCTTACAAGAACGTTTTGACCTTAGAAAGAAAGCCTATCATGTAACGTTTGAAGGCGTTAAACATAATATTGATTGTGAGCACTCATTCAATTGGTACTGTGAAAAGTTTTTATCAAAGTATTTTTAAATAATTATTGACTTTTATCTTGTGTGGTGTAATGTTAGAAAATATAAACTATTTTAAGGTATTAAACATGAAAGATTTACAAATTAAGTTAAGTGTTAATAAATGGGAACCTAACCAATATCAGCATAGAAATAGTGCAGATAGTTACACCTTGACGAATAAAGATTGGGATCGTTATGATCTTGTTATTGAGTGGTATTATCTCAGTGATGTTGACGAAAATTACACTATAGAAGATGTGACTTGTTTTTCTGATCCCGTGGGGTTTTGGGCTTATCAGGATAACCCTCTTTTAGAGTTGAGCAATAGATTAAAACTGTTTATAAACACGGCAAATAAGACTATTAACCATTTAAAAGATAATGATAATTTATTTGGTTTGACCTTGGGAAGTTTACCCGCCTGTAACGGGGATCTATTTGTTGATCAGTTTCTAGTTGATTGGGTATCCTCAATAGATCCCACGTGTTTAACTATCAGTGATGATTATATAACGGCATTAGGACAGATCACAGCATTACAATATAAATGGCGCAAAATGGTAGAATTGTTTGATAGTATAAACGTGATGTTAGATGGTGAAGTTATGGAACAATTATTAAAAGCAAAATAAAAGCTTGCACTTTAACCTAGACCGTGTATCATAACTAACATTGAAACACGGTAATTAAGTCCAACACACTTACACTTGAAAGGTTTACCTTTATGGAAAGATTAACAGCAATCAAAAACATTTTTAAAATTAATTCGGATGTTCGCTTAGGTGAAAGTTTTCACATTACAGGATCACCACGCAGTGAGGTTATCGCAGGTAATGAGGGTTCACTTTGTTCTGTAACTTTCATGTCAATAGATGATTGGGGCAATGAACTACTATGTGGTGCCACTGCAAGTAGTGCGGATTTACTATTGAAATTACTAGAAGAAATTGAAAGCAATCTTGATAGTGAGGAGTTAGACGATTGTGGCGGCTTATCAGTAGTATCTATGTATGCCATACACGGAAAAGAAAGCAATTATAAGGTTAACCTGTGTTATGATGAATACTATTTTAACACTATTGATAGTGTGATCGAATTCTTAACTAATTAAAAGAGGTTTAAACTATGTCACATATTAGCGCTCAAATGGCTCGTGTTGACGCCAGAAATATAATTGGTGGTCAATGTATAAGAAAGTTATTAAAACAGCGTATAGAAGGTGGTATTGTGTCTGATCCGCTTTATGCTGCTACACTATGCCATTGTTTACCGTTCGACATGCAAACAATGTTTTTATCAGCATTAGAAAAATATTACTTCGATTATTAAAATAGTGTTGACTTTTAAACCTTGAAGCTTTACCATGAAGCTTCAATATTAAACGCCAACACAAACAAAAGGTTTAACAAAATGACAAATTTCACAGCACTATTCAACAATACACGCTCTTTAACTTTTCCAGCATTAACCCTGTTTAGTGCTAGACAATTGGCTAATGCATACGGTGTTAAAAATGGTTTAACCGTTCGGTCAGTAAAGGTGCGATAATGGACAGTTTAAAATTTTTATGTGAGCAAACAAAAGCTATAAATAGTAATTTAGTAGTTAAGACTAACGGTGATACTGATTTGTTTAATAAAAAGTTATATGCTGTATATTTAAATAACATTAAACTAACACCATTCTATAGCGTTAAAGAGTGGAGTTTTCAAAAATTGCACAGTTGCGAAAGTATCAGAAAATTAATATATAAATAAACCTTGCAATACGAAATTACATAGTTTATCATTTAATCCTCAAGTCGGGCAACGTCCTATAATGTGAACAAGCTTAGTTAGTTGGATGTACTAGGATGTTGACCAGATGAGAATGAATAAAAGATTTTAAATAAACATTGACACAAACAACACAGTAAATTATCATTACCACGTTGAAACAAAACAGTTAGTAAATTACATATAAAGAACACCAACAGTGGTTTATAGTAGTAAATTATAACAAGTAAGAGGGAGATTGAAATGGTTTACGGTCGTGGGGTAAAAGATGTTGATAGTATTAATGCAAAAAATCAATATTATCATAAATGGTGGGGGATGCTACGTCGGTGCTTTAGTGAAAAAGAAAGACTTAGAAAGCCCTCTTATATAAACTCTAAAGTTTGTGATGATTGGTTAAAACTGTCTTGTTTTCTTGATTGGGCAGTAGAGCAACCTGAGAAGAACCTAATTGGGTTAGATTTAGATAAAGACCTAATTATAAAAGATAATAAGGTGTACTCTCCCGAAACTTGTGTTTTTGTGCCTAGGAGTGTCAACATCTTTATAAGGGAGTTATCAAGACCTCGTGGTGAGTGTATGTTAGGTGTTACATATGAGGATGGGAAATACAGGGCGAGGTGCCATAATCCCTTCACTTCTAAGAAAGAACATTTAGGTATGTTTCAGACAGAAATAGAGGCTCATCTTATTTGGAAGGGGAGAAAACATAAGCTATCTTGTGAGTTAGCAGAAAAACAAACTAATGAAAAAGTTGCAAATGCCCTTAGACTACGGTACAGTGAACAAACTGATTGGTCTTTAAACTAACCTTATCAACTCAACAAAGAGAATATTATTATGAAAACTTATTTATATACAGTAGATTATGATAGTTCAGCACGTGGCTATAACCGTACAATAGTTGTATACCGCATTAAGAATAATCAACCGTTGTTTGTTGGGTCTAATAATGAAATCAACACAGCAAGTTATAAAGGTGATTATGCTATAGCATGTGAATTAATCAGTGCTAATGATAGTCACAAGATGGACAATACAGGCTACCGCTTACAGTCTAAAAATATTAAAATACTTTCAATTTAACTGTTGACATTTATCAAGAAGTCTTTAAACTTAGGGCTTCTGAATAAGCGCCAATGCTTAACAATGTAATTAATCATAAATAAAGGTAAACACTATGAACACATTCAACCTAACATTTTCACAAACTAAAACCATCATCAATGACCTAGGACGTTCTGATTTAGAGAGTTTTCTTGAAGCAATGAATGATCAACCTGAATTTTTAAAATTTATGGGTGAAATTGATTCTGTAAGTGAATTGATTTCTATATATGAAGGCGGTTGTGCTAGTGGTGCTTATATGCCTGCTGTAACTTATTACACGGCTAATCAATGCATGGCTAGTGATGCGTCAGGTAGCGTAGAAGAAGAGATTGAACATTATGAGGAAATTACTTTCAATCCTTCTGAAGAGTCATTTAGTCAGTTTGCATCAAAACTTTGTGCAATGGCAGTTGAAAGTTTTGTGCAAAAACACGCAGAAGTGATTGAAGTTTTAACCACTACAAACTATTAATAAGGTGCTTAAAATGGGATTTATATCTAAGTACCTTGAAAAACTAGCAGATGAAAATTTAGAGAATCAGCAAGTTTTAGTTAGTAATCTATACACAGGCTGGTTAACAGTCACTAAACAAGCAACTAATAACAAAGAGGTACTAAAACAATTAAACGATGCTTTAAAAGTTGTAAACGGGCTTAAAAATGCCCACACTAACCCAGCTACTTTTTATAATCAAAACGTAGTAGGTTGCCAAGATGTAATAGCGGTGTATTACTGCAAACAAACAAACACAATTAAATCAATATAAATAAGGATCTAAAAATGTTAAACTTTGAACGTATGGTAAAACCAACTCGCACATACAATGAATTAGTAGGGGAACGTATCGAGAAAGATCGCCAGTTAACAAAACGTAAACAAAATGGTAAACGCTGCAAACAGTATCAGCAAATTGATGTTAACGCGATTAATGATTATTAAAGGGGGGTTTAAAATGAAAATAACTACAGTTGCAACGTTAGAATGTTCTTTATGTACTGGTTTTTACGCTGGTGATACTAGTGATCCGCAATTTGAAGATTACTGTGAGATCCCTATTGTAGAGGGTTGTTTAAAAATTGGAGATTATTTTTTAAGTGTTGCTACACTAAAAGAGTTAACCAAAACTTTAGAAGATTACAATAGTAAATAGCTGTTAACTGATAAAGGTTGTATATAGATATATCAGCCTTTATTGTTAAACGTTATTAATCGCAACACAATAAACAAGGTATATAATACAATGTCGAAACTAACCACAATCAACACAGAGCGCGCGGGAAAGGGTTTAATCATATCAGGTGATATTGAGTGTAATGTAAACGTTTGCAGGCTAGCAGGGCGCACAAGTTACACTGTATTAATTGATGGGATTGATAAAGGTATAAGCCGTGCCACTCCCTTGGCAATGTGGCAATGGTTAATGGATTATTTTAATGTCACCACTATTGAAGCGCCTGAAGTAGTCGAGAAAGTTAAACGTAAAAATAAAGTAAAATAATAATTGCACCTAGCACAATACTATGAAATAATGCTTTCACTGAATCGGAAAGGGTTATTCAATATGAGTAAATCAGAATACAATGCCAACAAAGGTTTTACTTTTACACCAACACATAAACCAACGTTTAAAGCTCCTGTAGGCCGTTTTAAGCGACTTAAGCGGATAAAGGTTGCCAATGTGTGTAAATGTATTATATTAATCGCTGCAATCGTTATACTAAGCGATGATACTATTCTAGAATTGATTATCAAGTAAGGGCTTACAAATGAAAATATCAACGGTTTTAAATGAAGTTAAACACATTGCAATATTAGCGGCTATAATGTCATTAATACCGTTTATCATTGGAATAGTAAAAGATAATGATAGCCTCGCTGAAATTGGCGGTACTGTATTGTTAGTTGCAGCGCTACTTTGTGGATTAATAAATTTTATTCAATTTATATCAAATAAGTGTTTACATAAATAAAATATTGTGAAATAATGGTTTTGTTAATTGGCAATGGTGCCGATGATTAAGAAGGGTTAAATATTATGAATGTATCACAAATGCTCAATAGTAATGGTAATGCTGCAATTAATCAGTTTATTATTACAACAGATCTAGGTCAATACTTTAAAAGTTATAATACTTTAATTGCATTTAAACCCCGTTGTGGTTCAACCCCTGTATTGACTAAGGCATGGTGCCAAAGTGCTACCACTACAAAACACCTAAAGTTATTTTTAAATACGAGTTTATCAAAACAGGAATTACAGAAACGAATAGATTGGGGTAGCTTAATTTTAGATGATAATTTAGAAATAAAATAAACCTTGCAATTAGATTTCAATCAAGATAGTATTAACGGGCTGGAATACTTCAGCCAACAAACAGCAAAGAGGCTTTAAAATGAAAACTTCAAACATTATAGTGACAGTATCAACACGCCAACAAGCACGTAACTTTATCAATAAAGCAAAAGCTTTAGGGGTGCAAGGTTTTGGTCAACCAGTTAAAGCTTATGGTAAATGGTTCGTTGAAAGTAAACCTAAGCAGGTTTTAACACTTAATAAAGGGGTTTAATTATGTTAAGTAAAGAACAGATTAATTTAATGTCAAAATCTGTGGGACACTCTATTGTAGACCTTAAAAATGATATTGAAAGTATGGGATATTATCCACAGAATGAAAGCTTCGATAAGTCGCTAACAATTTTCAACTTTGATAGATTTTTACTTGTACTAGATAGCGGTAAAGGTAAAAGTTTTATTGATTTATTTAACATTAATTTTATTTAGCACTAAAAGTTGATGCTCTACAAGCCTGTAACAGTGACAAGGGTCTAAAGTGGGTTAAGCTTAAAGGTAGCTTAGAAGTGTTTAAATGTAATGAATTAAAATAATAGCCTTATAAATGGCATTCTAACGAGAGTGCCATTGATTAAGATTGTTAATTAAACAAAAAGGGGATACATAAATGAAAATATCAAAAAAAGAATTAATAAAAATGGACGCGTGCAAAAGCGGTTTGAAGCGCTTTATCTATCAGACAAATGACACTGATAATTCAGTAGATGTAACTTCACTTATTGGCGGTAAAAATACCTATTCTGATTTGTTATGGCTTGCTGGTAAAAAATTGGGTCAATCTCGAATTGTAAGATTTGCTTGTGATTGCGCACTTCTTAATATAGAGACAATTAAACCATACACAGACCAATATGATTTAATTGTAGAGTCCCTTAAAAACCCTTCTGCTGCTGATGCTGCTATTAATGCTATTAATGCTGCTAATGCTGCTATTATTAACGCCGCTAATGCTTATAATGCTAATACTGGTAATGTTTATGTTGCTTATTCTGCTGCGAATGCCACTATTAATGCTTATAATGCTAAGACTGATAATGATTATGCTGCTAGTGCTGCTAGTGCTGCTGCATATGATGGTGGTAAGAAAATGCTGATAAATGACCTACTTGTTGCTATGTTTAACGAGATAAACTAACTATGTTTATTTGCATTTAGTTGTTGACGTATAAATCAAGATGTATTACACTTCAGTTATCAAATCAGCATTAACAAATAAAGAGACAAACATGAAAACAGTAATTGAATGTTCTAGATGTGCTAAAGGTTTTATACGTTGTTTTTCCCAGATTGAAGGCGGTGTATGTTTTACGTGTAATGGTACTGGTAATATTGAGGTAAATATTGACCCAGTTAAACATTGGCAGCCTAAAATTATGAAGGTTATTTGTAAACAAAGTAAAATATTAGATGCAATATCGAAGTTAACAGGGTATGAACCTGATTACATCACCACGTCAAAGATTTTAGAGAGCCAACTAATAGAAGTAAATAGTAAAATTGAGGGATATAGACTGTTATCAGGTTGTAATATTATAGAGGTGTGTATTAACAAAGTTTATGATAACTACTAATAGCCTTATAAATGACATTCTAACGAGTGCCATTGATTAAGATTGTTAATAAAAGGAATAATTATGTTAAATAAAAATAAACTATATCCAAACAATTCACATATGAATAATTATTATGGTTGGTTATATCTTGGTAACGATGGTAAACAAGATCATTATATAGTACGGTCAAAATTTGCATTTAATGCTAGCGGTGTGTGGCTTTCAATCGTCTACAGTGATGAGCCAAGCGATTATGCAAGCCCATGTTATGATCACTTATTAAAACACGGTGATGGTGGGTTTAAGGATTATCAGACAATTTTAGGCCAAATAACACAAATCAACTATAACGATATACCCGTATTAGATTATGACTAAAATTAATTTCAATTTATTTATAAAAAGTGTTTATTATAACCGCTTAAAACGTCTTGCAGGAGCTTTGAGGTATATTGAATTATTTGTATTTAGTTGTTGCATTCTATAATCAGAGTGCTATACTTCTTTCATCGGGTAGCAAATAGTTACCTCACTTTAAAAGGTAAGTTATTATGTCAACATTTAGGGCTTTTAAACATTCAAAACATTGCAAGTATACCTATGATTGTTACCGTGTCATGGACTGTACCGATCAACAGCAAGCAATAGCAAAAATACAAGAAAAAACAGGCGTCCTTTGTGACTATGCATTAAAAGGATCTGGAGCTTGGGATCATCCTCATATTATAGATGTCGAATAATTTATATAGTTATCAAGTATTATTAAGCCCCATAAGGGCTTTTTGTTGTCTGTAGTTTTGTGTTGATGATCATTAAAGAGAAGAAAATAAAAGCTTGTATCTTTAATCTTTATCTGTATACTTAAGGCAAACGTTAGTTAATTTAAAAAAGGTATTATCATGAAAACTACAAAAGATATGTTATCTGTAAATAGTTCGGTCTACTCTATTATCAAAAGAGGTATTAAAGGTTGTAAAGATTTAGGATGTAAAGAAAAGGTATTATACAATTGGCACAAAAAACAAGAAAGTGAATTGTACTTAAAAGCGTATGAAAGTGTATATTGTGAAGCTAACGATTATTAATAGAGTGTATATTATGTTTAATGAAAATGATGTTAGGTTAGTAGCTAGTGAGTTAGTAGACGATGCGGTCTATTGGGATAATGGACACGAAAATGCAATGAATCCGCATGATGGCTATTGTTGCCGTTATTGTTCCGCAAGTGAATACAAAAGCATAAGTGAGTTAAAACATGATTTAGATTGTGCTGTGTTAGTAGCTAAAGATTTACTTACATGATAGGTAAAGTAATTTATGTTTTATTTGTTCTAGGGTATTGCATTCTATAATCAGAGTGTTATACTTGTTTCATCAGGTAGCAGCTCGTTACCTCACTTTAAAAGGTTTTATATTATGTTATTAATTACAACTCGCGGCGGATATGGTAAATTGTTAGCTAATCTCACTAGTGCCGTCACTGTTGATAACTATACAAAAATGACAATAGACGGGAAGCAAATGGTTTTTGTAAGTAGTGAAGAGTTAACAAGGGTGACAGGTAAGAAGTTCAAGAAAATAGAATTTATATGGACTATCGGCAACGGCGCTGCGTTTATATAATTTACCAAGTAATATGGAGCCTCCTTAATTGGGGGCTTTTTGTTGTCTATTGTTTATGTGCTATCTGTAAAAATGGCTTTATTGTATCAATCTTTTTATACTGTAAGGTTATCAATAAATCTTTCAGCTAGGATTAACCTGCGTTCTAGTTCATCGTCCCTGTTTAGGGCTATTAGATCATCAAAGTTACACTGTGTTGTTGTTGGGTATTCTAATAGGTTTCTTTCTTCAAACTCTATATTAAATTTGTGTATTGCTTCACCATATCTACTAATACTTTTAACTAAACTTTCAAGTGTTGATGTCGGTATGCCATCATAGTCTAACATTAAGCCTTCATTGAATAATGTCATAAACTCCTCATCATCGTCTAGTAGTGCTTCCATAAACCAACTAGCAGCCATTGAAGCGGCATCATTGACACTAAATATTATCCCGCCATCATCTAGGCTAAAAGTTTTCAAGTTCCCTGTCGTATACTTGTTCTTCATCTTGTTTTATATCCTCATTTTCTAATATAGGATTATCTCTTTGTTCATTTCTCAAATCAAAGAGAATTTTAAAATCATTATCCCTTAGTTCATCTTGCATCGTGAAAGTAACGCCAAATAACTTTTTATCGTAAAGCATGCCAGACGTTTTATCACCTTTTAGATATAACCCTGTCATTAATTCATAATGTTTATTAAGCATAAAATACTTAAGCTGTAAACTTGACCAACTAGGATCAGTTTTTTCAATGTGGAATAAATCTATCAAGTAATCCCGTTTACTTTCAGCATTACGGAAAAACTTAATCAACTTAGCTGATTTTAATTTGTACCTATCATCATTAACTAGGTCGACTACTTCAGAATAAATACTTCTAGAGTGATGGCCTGATTTACTTCTACCTGTGGAATACGTGATTATGCCGAACTGTTTAAGGTCTTTAATTTTACGCTTGACTGTTGATTCACTAGTGCCGCATTGCAAGGCTATATACTCAACACTCATAGTAGTTTTAATTTTCTTTCTTGTGTTGTAAGTGAACCTTGAAAACAAATAGCAATAAATCAATTTGTGTGATAGGTCTAATTTAAGCGTCAACTCTTTACTTTGTGAGATGTCTATTCTCTGTACAATTTCAGCTTGCCTTAACTGTACAGGGATTTTATCGAAGGTATTACTTAATGATACCATAATGCATACTATAACGACTTTTTGAGTATAATAAACAACTCATAAGCTATGACCATATCAAACAATAAACCAATCTTTTTAGATTGTCTTGCTCGATACTTCCTACTATTGAATTGATCAGTCGTCACCTTACCTGTCAGTAAATCGTCTACCAACTCCCTAGTTTGATGAGATAGATTAAAACTCTTTGTATAAGATTCTAGTGTATTATCATTAATCATGTGTTTGGTTACTCCTTTTGTGTACCTATGCAATAATAATACCAGTTTTAAAACACCTACTCAATAGGCGTGAATCATTGCAATTACTAAAACGACATAATAATGGCGTTTACACTAAGGTTCACTATTAAACTTAACCACTTATTATCAACTTTACTACTGGTTAAATAGTATACTTCACCGTAGGTCAAATTGAACCACGTAGGAGATCCCTTTGCTATCGCCAAATTTAAACTTTTACCACAATTTATATGCATATACTATGCCAACTTTTTATCATTTTTCAATTTCAAGAGATCTATTTGTTTTGATACCCTAGTCTATCCAACAACAAAAACCGCTGTAATCGCTTCTTATGGGCTTTAAACACTATACTCATATTTGTTGACAAACTACCAAAATTGACAATCAAAAAAGTTGGCACAATACATGCATGATGTTGTTGTGTCATAACTTCAATGACACATAATGGTCTAAGGTAGTCCGTAGACTTTCGGACAAGGTAGTAATGGTTATGTCATAACTTCAATGACATAAGAAGGACAATTGTTGTCGATGTGCATCGACTAGATTGAATGATGGTGGCAAGGTTAAATAGTAGTGCCGCAAGGGCACAATAGTGTATTAGTGTGGCGATAGTATTAAGGGGGTGACAATAATGATTAGTAACAAAAGTGGTTAATGGTCACTACGTGACAATAGTGGAGTTAGGGTGAATGAATAAGAGGGTGGACAGTGTTAAGGGACTGCCAAGTTGCTTAACAATGTTTTACCTCTTCACCTTGCTTGCACACAGCAAGCCACTATTACAATGTTGGTGCATAGTGTATGCACACACTAATACACTTCCCAAATGATAACGTCTATCATTTACACATTAAATACTAATCACAATGTTAATGATTCGCATTTACAATTATGGTGGTCAAATTCACTAATAGTTGGTCAATCTCACAGTTGACCATATAGATGATAACTATTCTCATTTAACACAGGTTAAACGAGGGTATAGATTTGGGTTAAATGATAGTGATTATCAACTAGACCTGAATAAGCTTAAACCTAGACTGAATGAGGGTTACAGGGGGGCAGATATTTTGTTTACTTAGATATGGATGAGTACTGGGCGCACCCAGTTGCT